ATGAATCTAAACTTTCTTGTAATTTAAAAAGGAGAATAAAATGAGCGCAGATAACGGAATTTATATTTTAAAGACAAAAGATCAGTACAGAGTGGCACATCTTTGTGCTATTGATAATGTAACATGGTCAGTAATTAACGGTGACTGGAATACTGATATGAATAAGAGAGGAAAACTTGTTCCTACTAGAGTTGTTGAAATGTGGGGGAATTGTAAATATACAAGAAATGAAAACAAAGCATTTAAAATTGCGCACAAATGGGCTAGTAGCCTTCCTATATGTGAATATGGAGTAAATGTTATTACATACAACAAGACATGGAAACACATTGTAGAAGATGCAAAAAAGTATGCAGAAGAAGAAATTGATTTTATTAACAAACAAGGAACAGACGGAAAAAATGAGTGGTATAAGTGCCAGTTAGAACGCTTGCAAAAAATCATTAATGGAGAATATTTATAAATATAACTAAACAATTTAGCTATGATATAATATGCTTCGCATATCTTAGAGCAATTCGTTCATCATTTCACAAACAAAAAGAGAATAAATAATCAGGAGGTGATTCTTATAGAATGGTATGTTTATTATCATGACTCTAATGCACAAAAAATTATTAAAAGGAATGTATTTAATCATGGTACTTTTGCAGAAAAAGTTAATAAGTTATTACAAGAAAATTTGTCAAGAGATGAATTTGCAGATGGTTTAAAAAAATATCTTATGTATTATATGTGGTCTAAATGTGAATATGAAATAATTCTATCATCTTGGACTGGACGAGCAGATGACATTAAGATTGATATTTATGACCAAATAATGATGAACTGGAATAATTTTGTTGATTATGTTTGGTCATTTAAAAACAAAAACAATGGAGGAAAAGAAAATGAGTAAATCTATTAGTAAAGAGATGTTGTACGAAGAGTTTTTTGATGCGGTTTATGAATCAACAGAATACTCAGAAGACAGTGAAAGTTTCAAATATTCTAGTTTTATGGACGGATTATGTAGCATGACACACCGACTACTTGATAAATTAGTCGAAAATGAAGATGAAAATTCAAAGTAAATTGGACTTTCATTAGATTTAAAAAACTAGGAGGATTAAATGGGAACAATTACAATTTTACCAGAAACAACAAAGAACCCTATTACATTAATGGGGGCAAGAGCAGGATGTTGTTGGAACGCTAATATATCAGATGATGAAAAAAATTATAAACGTGGTCTTGATTGTATCAAATCAGGTCATGGCAGAGTAATGGAATTTGTCAATGTGGAAATGATTATTGATGGATATTCAGCGAAGGTTTTGAGGGAATATTACACTCATATAGGTGGTTCACCTTCTCGTTTACAGGCGAGTACAAGGTATATCAATTATTCTAAAGGAAGTGGATTTGCTTATGTGACTCCAAAATCTATAGAAAAAAACGAAGCAAAAACTGCATGGGATGCATGGATGCATACTTTAAATGATGCAATTAAAACTCTTATAGCAGAATACGATGTTCCAGTTGAGGACGCAACAATGTTACTTCCATTAGCTTATTGCACAAAAATTGTAGATAAACGTAATCTCAGAAACTTGGTAGATATGAGTAGAGTAAGAATGTGCAGTAGAGCTTATCATGAGTATAGAGAATTATTCAAAGACATTTGCAATGCTTTAAGAGAATATTCAGATGAATGGAAATGGATTGTAGATAATCTTTTCCATGCAAAATGTGATGAAGTTGGATATTGTACAGAAAGCAAATCGTGTGGTAGAAAACCAAAGAGACAGTAAATGTTCATTTCTTAGGAGGTGATTAAAATAAGAAATCCAGAAAAATTAGACTCATTTTACTCGCAATTATGTGAGATACATAAGAGGTCATTTCCAGATATGCGACCAGGGCAATTCTTGTTAAATGCTCTTGGGTATATCAATAGTACATTACATAGAGATCCGTTCTTTCCTGAATCAGACGAATTAATAGAATTATTCAAACAACACGCTAATTCTAATTCAATGTGGTATCAAGGTTGGGATGTATTAAACAGAAAGGAAGAAAGTAGTGGAAGAAGTAATTAAAATTTTCAAACAGATACAAAATACAAATAGTACAAACGATAAGAAAGCTATTATTGCAGCCAATAAAGATAATGAGCTATTCAAAAAATGTCTAGTATTTCTGCTTGACTCAAATGTAGTGACTGGTATTAGTGATAAGAAATTAAACAAATTTGTTGGTATGTCAGGAACAGAACTGAATTCTTTTGAAGAAGTGATGAAATATTTATCAGAGTTTAACTCAGGCAGTGATATGGATATTGGAACTGTGCAAGGATTCATCGAAAATCAGCCAGAAAATCATCAAGATTTTTACAAGCAGATGACTACAAAGAAATTCCGTCTCGGTTGTGATAAAAAAGTTGTAAATAGTGTGATTCATGGTTTGATTCCATCATGGGACGTACAGCAAGCGTATCCAATTTCTGAAAAGAATGAACCTAAAAATGGCGAATGGTTTGCTTTATCCCAAAAACTTAATGGCAATAACTGCGCATATTATAAAGGACAATTAATTAGTCGGCAGGGTAAACCATTTACAGGTCTTGACCATATCATTAAAGATATTGAGCAATTACCAAACCATGAAAATTGTATGTTTAATGGTGAATTGATTCGTAAAAATTATGATAATCTTTCTGATAATGACAACTTCCAAATTGGAACTGGTATTATCAATTCTGACGATTCTGATAAATCTTGCATTAAATTTGTAATCTATGAATGTATCCCAAATGAAGAATTTGAAAATGGCGAGAGCAAATTAAAATATAAAGCTCGTAGAGACCAAATTTTAAATCCACTAACAACAGCGATTTCTCGATTAAATACAGATAATCTTGAAGTTGTTTCTATTATATATGAAGGAAATGATAAATCAGTTATTCAACCATTGCTCGACAAAGCAGATAAAGATGGTTGGGAAGGACTGATGCTTAACAAGGATACCAAGTGGAAAAATAAACGCAACAATGGAATCCTTAAAGTTAAATCATTTAAACATGCAGATATTCGTTGCACTGATATTGTCGAAGGCGATGGCAAATACAAAAGAACTCTTGGACTTATCAAATGTGATTACAAAGGATATGAACTTGGAGTAGGATCTGGATTTACTGATGAACAGAGAAATTATTATTGGAATAATCCAGATAATATTATTGGAAAAATCGTACAGATTAAATTTAAGGGTGAAACAAAGAATAAAAATGGTGGAATTTCGGTTCAGTTCCCTATTTTTGAAATCGTAAGAAATGACAAATCTGAACCTTCTTATAATTAGTTTTATCACATTTCAAATAGAGAATATATCTATGTAACAATTCAAACAAAATCCAATATAACAGTTCGATATAAGGAGGATAAATGAAGAAACATATAGCAATTTTGGCATGTCTACTTGCCGTATTTTTACCTGCCGTCCCCGTTTGGGGACAAGAGGATAGTTATAAAAAATGTAATTTAGTATCTGGCGTTACAAAAGATATGTACACAGTAATGAAAGAATTTATGACAGAAGACCAGGCAGAAATAATTTCCAAATATCAGCTCGACAAAATCGACGAAGCTCTACTAAAAATAAACGCTCTTGATAAATCAAACAAAGAAGAGTGGTTCAAAAATTATAAAGCAATTCAAGAAGAATATAGTGATTGGATTGATAAGGATGAAACAATTTATGATTATTTCAACCAAGATGAATTGGATCTACTTTTTAGAATTATAGAGACAGAAGTTCGTGGTGATGAAAATTTTGATGAGAAAGTAAATGTAGCTTCAGTAATTTTCAACCGTATTGAACATGAGGATTTTCCAATGACGCTAACAGATGTGCTTACTGAATATCCGCAATTTTCAAGTTACATAAGCGGTGCATATAGAAATGTAGAAGTCACAGACACAACAATTTTAGCTTGCGAGTATGCATTTCAGATTGGAGATACAACAAACGGAGCATTATATTTTGATTCAACAAATGGAAATTCTTGGGCTGATAGAAATAAAGAACATATTTTTACTGATGGTGTAGGTCATAGCTTTTATAGGTAAGGAGAAACTATGAGAAATAAAGAGAAATATTCCAAAAAAATTTTAGAAATTGTATGCGATGGTAGTTCTGTTGCAATTGTTAATGGAAAACCGAGAAATTGTAAAAAGACTGGATGCCATGACTGTGATTTTTATGCAGCTTCCGATATTCATGCTTGTAATGAAAGATTTGTGGAATGGGCAAACAGTAGGTATGTTGACTCATACGCAATGTTGTATTACTAAATTGATAAAGAGTGAGGAGAAATAATGAAGAAAGAATATTTACTTAACTTAGATAGTCTTACAGACTTAAACAATTTTGTTAAAGAAATTTCAACTCAGATTTTATGTGATGTTGATGCAATTTACCAAAGACAAATCGTAGATGCAAAATCTTATCTTGGTTTGGTCACGATTTCAATTCATCCTGTTCTAATTAGAATTAACACCGAAGATGAAGAACTGATTAGCAAATTTGGAGAAATCTGCAAGAAATATGAAATAAAGGAGGACACAAATGGATTACAGTAGAATTATTGAATTGGACAATGTTACATTGGTCGATTGTTTAGAAGCGCACAAGTATAGAGGATTAAATGCGGTAATCAATGATGGGAGATTAGTGAACTTTATCTCTGAAGATATGGAGGAAAGTTGAAATGCTCGTTTTGATTGGTAAATCTGCTAGTGGAAAGACAGAAATTGCGCAGATTTTGGTAAAGAAGTATGGCTTTCATTCGGTTGTGACTTACACAACTAGAAAGCCAAGAGCAGGTGAGATTCCTGATGTAACATACCATTACATCACAGTGGAAGATTTCAAACAGAAAATTAAAGAGGGCTTCTTTGCTGAATGGAAACAATACATTGTAAACAATGAGATTTGGTACTATGGCTCTGCAAAAGAAGATTTAGAAAATGCAGATGACAATACTGTAATTATTTTAACGCCAGATGGTGTAAGAGACATTAAAAAGAATGGCGTTAAAGCAACTGTTGTTTATCTGTATGCAAATTTGTCAACTATTAAGAAACGCTTAAAAGTTCGCAATGACAAAAACGATAAAGCAAATGAGCGCATTCAGAGAGATTTAAATGATTTTAAAGATGCTGAAATTCTGGCAAATAAAATAGTATATAACAATGACGAAATGAACATAGATAATGTGGCTGAGTCAGTAGTAGAACAATACAGAAAGGCGATAGGTACATGAGAGAAAATGGATTAACTATTTACCTGGCTGGTAAAATGGGAGGATTAAACAAAAATGAAATGACCAAATGGAGAAAATTCGTGAGTACAGAATTAGATAGATACTCAGATGCAGCAAATTATAAGGTAAATGTGATTTCTCCTTGTGATTATTTTAATTTTGATGAACAGCGACACCAGAACGAACAAGAAGTTATGAAGTTTGATCTGGGTTTAGTACATAGCAGTGATATTGTTGTAGTTAATACGAACGGTTTGAATAGTAGTATTGGTTCTGCGATTGAAATTTATGAAGCATGGAAATCTGATATTCCAGTCATTGCCTATGATGAAAACGGCGATTATAAAACGCTTCACTCATGGTTAAAATGTTGTATTACAAGAGTTGAACCATGTGTAATGGATATGTGCGAATATATAAAGGATTTTTATATGAGATAAGGGGAGGTGAGAAAAATATTTTTTAGTAATATGTGTACAAGTCATGGTGTAGCAATGGAATTACTATCAAAGACAGATGAATTCCTGACTGTGACTGTAGGTGACAGAGAATATAGTATTAGAACTATTAAAAATATTAAAACCCATGCAAATGTTGATGACAGAGTTATGCAAAAAACATTGGTATGTGACGAACTAAGTGGGAATATTGTGAGGTAAAAGTATGAGTAACTTTGATAAGACGGAGGAAATTTCACAAAACACGAAAGAAAATTATTGATCGAACTAATTTGTAATGAGCAGACTCATATGATTATGAAGGATCATACGAAATATGACTCTAGTAAATACAAAGATTTGGAAATCATGAAGATTAAGATTAAAGATATGTGAGGTGAGAGCATGATTTTAACATTTTTAGGTGGGATATTTGTTGGTGGAATTATTGGGATGGGTTTAGTGGCAATTTGCACTATTAGTAAAGAAAATAATTCTAGTGAAGATTAAGAAAGGTTGATTTCTTATGAAATCGAGAAAGGAGATAAAATTTGTACAATGTAATAAAAAAGGATGGCACTATTGAACCTTACAATGAACAGAAGATTATTGATGCATGTAATAAAGCTGCTAGACGTGCCATGTATGAACTATCAGACAATGATTATGCACAGATTTTGAATGATGTATTAGCAAAAATAGATGAGAGCTATGACGAAGATACGGATATTGAAATTTACGACATGCATAACATTGTAGAATCTGTTTTGGAAGAAGATTTTCCAACGGTTGCAAAAATGTATAAAGAATATAGAAACTACAAAAAAGACTTTGTACACATGATGGACAAAGTATATGAACGTAGTCAGTCTATTAGATATATTGGAGATAAAAGCAACGCTAATACAGACTCCGCATTGGTAGCAACAAAAAGAAGTCTTATTTACAACGAGTTAAGCGGAGAGTTGTATAAGAAGTTCTTTTTGACGCATGATGAAAAGCAAGCCGCAAAAGATGGATATATCTATATTCATGATAGAAGTGCAAGACTCGATACATTTAATTGTGATTTGTTTAGAGTAGGCGAAGTTATGAAGGGCGGTTTTGAAATGGGTAATATTTGGTATAATGAGCCAAATTATCTTGATACTGCTTTTGATGTAATGGGAGATATCATTCTTTCTACTGCCGCACAACAATATGGAGGATTTACAGTTCCAGAAGTAGATAAAATTCTTGAACCATATGCAGAAAAATCATATCAAAAGTACTTATCTGAATATAGAAATATTTCAGATGATATTTATGATAAAAAAGAATTTACAGGTATGTCATTAAAAAACTTAGATATAAAAGCTTGTAAATATGCAACAGAAAAAGTACAGCGTGATTTTGAGCAAGGTTGGCAAGGAATTGAAATGAAGTTAAATTCTGTCGGATCAAGCCGAGGGGACTATCCTTTTGTCACGATGACAATTGGTTTAGCCACATCTACTCTTGGTAAAATGGCTGCTACTTCTCTTCTTAAGGTTCATTCAGAAGGACAGGGTAAGAAAGGGTTTAAACGTCCTGTATTATTTCCTAAGATTGTATTTTTGTATGACAAAAATCTTCATGGAGATGGTTCAGATAGATATCCGAGTGCAGATGTATTTAATGCTGGTCTTGACTGTAGCAGTAAGACAATGTATCCAGATTGGTTATCATTAACAGGTGATGGATATGTTGCAGAAATGTATAAGAAATATGGGAAAGTGGTATCTCCAATGGGCTGCCGAGCTTTTTTATCTCCATGGTATGAAAAAGGTGGTATGCATCCAATAGACGAAAATGATAAACCAATATTTGAAGGACGTTTTAATCTTGGTGTTGTTTCTCTTCATCTTCCTATGATTCTTGCAAAGGCTCGTAGGGAGTCTAAAGATTTCTATGAAGTTCTTGATTACTATCTTGAATTAATCCGTGGATTACATAAAAGAACATATGATTATATTGGTGAATTAAGAGCAAGCGTAAACCCAATTGCTTTTTGTGAAGGTGGTTTGCTTGGTGGTAATTTAAAACCAACAGATAAGATCAAGTCAATTCTTCCACCAATGACAATGAGTTATGGAATTACTGCATTGAACGAATTGCAAAGACTTTATAATGGCAAATCTATTCGTGAAGACGGACAGTTTGCATTAGAAGTTATGCAATATATCAACGATTATACAAATCGAATTAAAGAGGAAGACCATATTTTATATGCAATTTACGGCACTCCTGCCGAATCATTGTGTGGTCTTCAGATTGAACAGTTCCGCAAGATTTATGGAATCATTGAGAATGTATCAGACAAGCCTTATGTAAGTAATTCGTTCCATTGTCATGTTTCGGAACAGATGTCACCTATTGAAAAGCAGGATAAAGAAGGACGTTTCTGGAATTTATTTAATGGTGGAAAGATTCAGTATTGCAGATACAATCTAGGATATAACAAAGAAGCTATTAAAACACTTATTCTTCGAGCAATGGATAAAGGTTTTTATGAAGGAGTAAATCTTGCTATGTGCTACTGTGAAGATTGCGGATATCAGCAAGTAGAAATGGATATATGTCCTAAGTGTGGTAGCAAGATGATTACTAAAATTGACAGAATGAACGGATACTTGGGATTTACAAGAGTACATGGTGAGACAAGATATAACGAAGCTAAGAATGCAGAAATTGCAGATAGAGTTTCAATGTAAGGAGTGTGGTTCATATCAATTATCATAATATTACACATGACGATATGAACAATGGTGATGGTCTGAGAGTTGTTTTATGGCTCTCAGGCTGTTCTCACCATTGTTATAATTGTCAAAATCCTCAAACTTGGAATCCTAATAGTGGCATTCCATTTGATGAATCAGCAAAACAAGAGATATTCAACGAACTGTCTAAAGACTATATATCGGGCATTACTTTCAGTGGTGGTGATCCACTACATCAACAGAATCTCGATGAAATCTTATCTCTAATCCAAGAAATCTGTATTTCTTTTCCTGAGAAAACCATCTGGCTTTATAGTGGATTCACATGGGAAGAATTAACTCAATATAATAATTATCACGGCATTATTCCCTTATCATCATATTTAAGGAAAGATGTATATGAATTATATCACAAGCGATTAGAAATTATAAAACAATGCGATATTCTGATTGACGGAGAATATATAGATGAGCAACGTGACATCACATTAAAATGGCGAGGCAGCTCAAATCAGAGGTGTATTGATACGAAAAAATCTCTAGCTCAAGGACAAATAATTTTGTATTGTGACTAAAGAAAGGAGATGGGAAACACATGACAGATGATGAAGCGATTGAAAGAATTAAATACAGGATACATACAGTGGAGCAGATAGTTGGTAGAAGCGGAATGGAAGATCTGGAAATGGCGATCAAGGCACTGGAAGAGGTACAGCAGTACCGCGCAATCGGCACGATAGAAGAATATCAAAAGGCAGTGAGAAAGATAAAGTCAGATAAAGTTCTTAAAAAACATAAAACTGAAGCACAGAAGAATATAACAGAAAAGAAGGAGTTCTCAATGAAAATTGAACTTGAAATACCAAAAGAATTTGAAAAAGATTATAAATTTGATAAGTTTAACGATTTCTTTAACAGAGTATTGATTGATATGCGAAATGAAGGATTATGCGAGGAACATGAGCGTAAAGTTGTAAAAATGTTTATTAAATCATTTAAAAACAGCAGTATTGTTTCTTACTGAAAGAAATACTATGAGAGGCGGTGATGAATAACGAGCTACTTAATTGATAAATTCAAAAGTATATACAGAATTAAAGTCCCATACAACCAATGGACAAATGATTTTATAAGAAAATTAAATGGCAACCTAGAAGATGTAGATTGTTACATTGACTGTCAACATGGAAACAAAATATTTCATTATGGCAGAGATGTTTTACAAGCATATATACCTTCACTCGGAAGAGGTCATAACATATTAAAAGCGATTAATGAAATAGACCCATCAATCATCTTTGATATAGAAGAAACTGATTCAGAAATTCTCTTCAAATTCAAATATGTCGATTCTGATAAAATTATCCCGTTACTAAAACCAAAGACAAACGGTTCTGGTATAAGCCCATTTTCATCAAAGAATTTGCCACGAAATAAGAACTATAAAATACCAGACGAAGAATTGCAGTCTTACAAGAATATATTAGTAAATACACCAGAAAACAAGCGATTAAGTGTAGGAATAATTACCAATGATTTTATCAAAACATTGGCAACAAAAAAGAATCCAATTGAGAATATAAAAACAGATATGAAATTAAAAGGTTTAAAGGGCAAGGAATATATCTATTCGATTGGCGAATGGGATAAGTATATAAAATTTTTAAAGGAGAATTTATAACATGGAAACAATTAAAATTAAATATTTTGATAATGAAATTGATAAACTAGAGAAAATTAGTAATGGTGATCTGATTGATCTTCGAGCGGCAGAAACAGTGAAAATGAAGGCAGGAGATTTTAAGCTGATTCGTCTTGGTGTTGGGATGAAATTGCCAAAAGGATACAAAGCAAACGTATATCCTCGTAGTAGTACCTATAAAAACTTTGGTATTATTTTAGCAAATTCTGTAGGTCAAATTGATAACTCATATAGTGGAGACAATGACGAATGGAGATTTCCAGCGATTGCACTTAGAGACACTGTAATTCATAAAAATGATAGAATTTGCCAGTTTGAAATCCAGAAGATTCAACCTGAAATTCAATTCGAAGAAGTAGATCATTTGGACGAAGTAAGTCGTGGAGGCATAGGTTCTACTGGAAAAAATTAAAAAGGAGTTTAAATTGAATAATAATTATGATACAATGACGAAGGAACAACTTATTGAAGAATGTTTCAGAAAAGATACAACTATTGATACATATAAAAAATTGTTTGAATACAATGGAGCATCTATATTGACAAAACGTGATATTATGAAATTGTTTCATTGTGAAAATGATAAAGCGCTAAAGATATTAAAAGTAATGTATCAAATGGGGTATGGTAATAAAATAGGCAAAGAATACTATGTGTCTAAAAATTCGCAAGAAGATTTTATTAAAGACATGAAAGGAAAGGAAGTTATAATATAGTGTTTTGACAGTTTTGATAATGTATTAAATATCACTTTCAAATATCACTTTTGACAATAAATAATATAAAGCCCACAAAATAAGCGGTTCTAGCAGTTAAGTATGAAAGATTGTAAACTATAAGTAATAGTTACACGGTTGTAAAAATTATTCAAATTAAACAATGAAAACACAATAAAACACCGCCAAATATGTTCAAAGTGGGAATATATTCCAGCTTGTAATATGTTTGGTGGTGTTTTATAATTATACCAATATCACTTTTAAGTATCACTTTTCAGAATAAAATAATAATTGAACTAGAAAAGTGATACTTAATATTTTGGAGGTATAAATGAGCAGAAAAGAAAATCGAGAAGGAAGCACTAGACAACTCTCAGATGGCTCTTGGGAATGTATAACTCAATCAAAATATTTAAATCCTAAAACCGGATCTCCAAAGCGTTTTAAAAGAAAAGGAAAGACGGAAAAAGAAGCAATAACATTCTCCAAAATGGCTAGAGACGCATGGGAAAAAGAATTTGAAAACGGTAGAGATACAAAAATAAGTAAAACAAAAACTTTTGGTGAATATATGGATGAATATATTGAAACGGAAGTAAAACCAGCACTAACTGGTAGCGGATATCATTCCTATATAAGTAACCTCAAATGCAATTTTTATCCATTCCCAATAGCAAAATTCCAATTGCATATGCTTAACTCCGTTGAATTTGAAAAATACTATGACACGATACTCAACTTAAAGAGCAAAAAAACATGTTCATTACCGATCCAATTATGTAAACGTTGTTGTAAATGGTTAGTAAATAAAAGTCTTTTAGAGGAAAATTATGCTGCACAAGCAAGAATTAAAAAAGAAGTGGCTGATGAATATGATCATAAGCGAGAAGAAGATTTAAAAAATAGAAAGAAAGTTTTTTCTTATGAGGATATAGAGAAGTTTTATTATGCGTACAAAAATAATATGGGACAGTATCCAGTAGTCGTTTTATTTTTACTTGAAACAGGGATGAGAGCTGGTGAATTTGCTTCACTAAGAAATAGTAACATAGATTTAGAAAAAAATAGGATAGACATTGTAGAGACAAGAGCCATACGCTATAAGAATAATAATAAAAATAGTGGCTTGGAGACATATACAAAAATTCCTAAAAATAAAGAAGCAAGGTTTGTTATGATGTCTGAATTATGCAGAGAATGTGTAATATACATGCAAGAACAAACTAAACTATATTGTAAAAATAATCCAGATGACTTACTTTATCCAACATTTAGGAATGGTAAAAGACGCTCAAGTTCATCAATGGAAGTATGCTTCAAAGATCTTTGTGATAAGCTTGGTATAGATAGAGATGTCCATTTAACAAAAACTGGGCAACAAAAAGGGCTTTGCTTACATTCACTTAGACATACAGCAGATACAATAGCAAATAGTGCAAAAGGAGCAAACGTTGTTAATACTGCAATGGCAATGGGACATAAAGCTATAAGTGTTGAAAATATATACACCCATGCTACGGAAGATGCTCTAAAAACAATAACAACACCTTCACAAGCCGTGTTAAGTGAATACTCTAAAAAAGATACATCAGAAGAAGAGTTATATAATATGTACCTTAAATTAAAAAACAAATTTGAGAATCAGGAGTCTTAGTCATGAAATGTCTACTCGACAAAGATATAAACAAATGTCCATATTTTCTATTAACAGAAGAGGAATGTATATTAAAAACTAAATGTAGCTACCAAGAAAAAATTGATCCAGAAACAGATTGTGGATATGTTCGTAAGGAACGTTGGTATGAAAAATATTATAAGAAATCGTAAAAAATAGGGAACACTAGAATCTAGTGTTCCCTATCATTAATTTGTAATCTTCTTTGAAAGAGTATTAACGGTTTCTTTTAGTTCTTCAATCTGTGTTTGCTGCATTTGAACTAGCTTAATAAGATATGGTGTAAATTTTGAATAATCAATTCCTATAGCTCTAATGGCATTCTCATCATCATCTTCGCAATTAACATCCCCTACGACACACTTTGGAAGTAATGGAGCAACATCCTCAGCAATTAGACCAACACAATTTTTGGCTGCGTTATCTCCGATATAATCAAAATTAACTGGAGTTAAATCTAATAACTTTATAGCATCTTCATCTGAAACTTCTGTGATATTCTCTTTAACCCTCCTCGATGAATCTTGCGCAAATGCACTTGCGTGAATAACTGCTCTGGCAGAATTATCTCCAGTGGAAACATAAAACGCGCCGTTTGTGGCAAGGTACATATCACCGCCATCATTTTGTACCAAAAGCCGACCGTACATGTTGCTTCCGGCTCCAACCAAGGCGATACCTGTTAATTGAGATGACATACTTTTAAATGCTACGCATCCCCCCACATTAAAGTCTCCCATATAGCAATCATCGCCAACGGGATTCCATGTGCTATTTGCAAATCCGACAGCCCCCGTAAAAGTACCGCCAACTATCGGCATTTTTGTAGCATCCGTTGCAGTTCCCGCAGAATTTGCATAATTGGCATGTGCAACAGACACTTCATGTGTTCCCCCATCAATTTGCAAAAAGAATCTATTATCGCCATTCGTGTTATATCTACACAGTAATTTAAAATTATCTCCATGACTTGTCCCATTCGCAGCATAGGTTCTCATGCAGTGCGCAACGTTAGCACTATTAGCACTCTTTGCATAAGCAACACCAGTTTCACCCAGCCCGTTAATACCTACTATAACTGCTTTATTATCTAGGTCTGCTTGCATATACATAAATCCATTATCTTGCGCCGTTCCCTTGTATGTCCGAGTCGTAAGTTGATTGCATACATTATCTGCATATCCCGTAAACTTTGCCAAATCAGAAGAAGAAGAATGTGCAACGGATTTATCTGCATCAGCCGTATTATCTACGTTTCCAAGTCCGATATTTGCTGGGGTGATATCTACATTTCCCCTTCTGTATCCATCTTCAGCAGAACCCTTAACGCCAGTCACAGGAGTACCTGCTAATACGTCCCATTTACTATCTGATGTTTTATAAATATTTGATCCAGAGGGAATTATATTACCCGCTCCTTCCTTAAAATCATCAGTAGTAGTAAATTCATCCGATACATTATACATCCAACCGGCTTCAATATCTGATAAGCTTGGAAGATCTGAAAATGCGATTGTTCCATGCGGCTGTAACCCGCCTTTTAGTCCTTCGGAGATATCTCTTGATTGCTCGTAATAATACTTTGCATTATCAGAATTTTCTCCTTCTCGGCTATTGGTGCCTCCCACGGCATAACTTTGAGACTTAGTAGCATATTCTAATGCAGAGTCTGCTTTTTCAGTAGCTGTTTCTTCAGATTTTGCAGCGGCTTGTTCGCTGGCTTTTGCATTAGATTCACTTTTTGCTGCATTAGTAGCATTTGTTTCCACTTCCTCGGCTTTCTGCTTTACGGTTTCAAGCGCGCCAGTGGCAGATAAAATAATCTCATTTGTTTTATCAATTGCAGCCTTTGTATCAGTTTCTCGTTTTTCCTCTGAAACATTGCGTTTTTCTTCGGAGTTACATCTTTCAGTTTCGTTTGAAACTCTGATTTCTTCGGCTTTTCTTACAGAATCTTCTAGCTCTGAAAGAGAATCTGAACGCCCTTGTTCCTTTGTTATTAAGTCTGTGAGAGCATTAAATTCATCGCTTGCTATAATTTTATCATTTGAATATACACTTTTTTCAATGATGATGTCTAAATTCATTGTAGATAATAATGAGTCATTTCCTTTTTCTTCAGAAGGGCATACAAAATCTAATTCAAGGAGTGCCTTACCAGGATGAGCAAGAGCCGTTTCTGTTAGTTCCACCAAAACAGTACCATCACTTTGAATTTTTGCTTCATTATATATTCCACGGTCATCGGGTGTCTCCATTTTCATATAACATTTTGTTATACTACCATCAAGAGCGATTGGGACACCTTTATTTGTACATGTGATCTCTATATATCTACTTTTTTTATCGTATTGTTTGGCTCGTATGGTCTTTATTTCGCTGTTATAAAAGTCCATAGTCACTTTTATAGGATCAATAAGATTACCCATATTTAACCTCCTTATATAAAAAAATAAGGATCATTACTGATCCTTATCATTATTACTTTGCTTTAATAAATTTTCATATGATTTTCTTTCGTTATCCAACTGTGTCAAATACATCTGATGCATGTATTCATATAACCATTTTGTGATCGGTTCCAATAAAAGCGGTGATAATCCACTTTCAGACACTACATTTATCAAATTCTCTTTACATTCTTCTACACATAAAGAGACTGGTTTATTTATTTTTTCAGCCATTTTTTTCTCCTTCTAATCTAATTAACCTCTCATTTATTGATTGTAATGTTGCAATAATGTCAGGGATAAATTCTTGGTAGTTTAATGATAAATAGTCTTCTCCGTTCATTTCGGAATGAGACACTATTGACCATTTATTATCGTATGAACCCAATAGTTTTTTAACATCTTGTGCTATAAAGCCATGGTCGTAAATATCGTCATTACGATATTTATATATATATCTTTTAGCTTGTAGAGAGAAGATAAATTCGGCGCTTTTTTGTATGTCTAAATTTCCAACATTGTGTTTCAACCTTTCATCTGAATAACTATCCCATCCATAAGACGACACGCCCTTACCATTTTCTAATATAACAGTTACTAAATCTCCACCTGAATTGTGACTGTCTAATTTAACTTGACTATATGACAAAATCAATCCACGATTCCAACTCCCAGCTTCAAATTGTTCATCAGTGTATCCATTAAACTCATAAGATGCAAAGCCATCCGTTCCCACAACAACTCGTGTACTGTTAGAACGACCAAGAGTGATATAATCATTTGCACCCAAGGATGATATGATATGCATATAACCATTTGTCATTTCAATGTCACCTTTAATATGAGCACCAGTAGCATATAACTCACCTGTATGCGTAACTCTGAACGGAGCATTGTCAGCATTAGCTATATTGGAACCAGCCCAAAAAGCTAATGAACGACCATATTTACTCATGCCAACACCGATATTATCAGCTTGGTCATTATATATTGCTGTATCATCTATAACCCATCCAGCTAATTCACCACCAGAGATTCTAATATTTTTTGCCCATACAGTACCGTCATGGCTTGCACAAAAAATATGCCTATCTGTGCCAGTAATCACATCACCAGCCCAGAAAGCCCAGTCAGAAGTTGACGAACTCATGCCGACATTATTACTGTCAGAACATAACTGTGTATCTCCAATTTTAAAACCACCAATATGCCCAGATGTCGATGTCATTGCGCCGTCTCTATCTACATAGAACTGATTAGATAGACTTAGACCATTATCTCCAAAGTACATACTATTTTGATTTGCAAATGTTGGATTATCTCTATAGATACATGCATCTGTAACTTTCCAACGTCCAAACGAACTCCCAGAACCCGCTGTGACCGTTCCCTTAATCGTAGCGGAAGTTGCAGTCATATTACCATTCGGATCAACTGTGAATGTACTATTGCCGTTGTTGATAGTTGCGCCAATAATCATTGATGCAATACAAAAGTCTGCATTTAAACCGTACCCTTCATACTTCACCCCGTTCAAGGTATAATTTTGCTTTCCAAGCGCAGCTCTAAGATGTTCCCAGTTATCATCGGTGAATGCCAATACGTTGTGTGTTAAAATAAATTGTTCTGGACTGTAATCGTCTAACACATCGTCATAGCTCCTGCATAAAAGCCCGTGTTTATCAAATATAGTTACTTCATCGTCTGCATTTTTAATTCTGTATAGACCAGAATCAAAACCTTCTTTTTGAATCTTTTCAAAAGTATCAGACGCAAGTTTTCCACTTTCTGCTTGGTTTGTTACAGCATTATAACTACTGGCTATAGACTGTGAACTTTTTAAGATGCTATTTATATCATTCATCCCATTTGCTGTCTTTGTAACATCTGAAAATGTAACATTTAGCTTGGTAATATCTGACGCAGACAATTCATAACCGATTAGCCTTAAGCGATAAATATCATTATCAACCCTCAGTCTAATCCAATTGCCTAGTTTAAATTTATCAACTATTGGTTGAAATTCTTTCATCGCCAATAGATTATATAGGGTAGAAGTAATACTATGCTGATATTCGCCAGACTTAACAATTTCTTTTTTTGCAACGCTTAAAAATTGTTCTGCTTTGTCAATCAGTTCTGTATTTGATAACCCGTCAGAAATGTAATTGTCATTAGAGTAGGTGTCTTCGCGTTTGTAAGAACAGAATTCAAGATATAAATCTGTTCCAAGATACCGTGGAAAATTTAGATTTTTTTGAATTTCTTTTACCTGAATTTCATAAGAATCTCGCTTTGTTATCCATTGGTTTATCGTTTCTTGCCTGGTATCAATTTCTGCTTGACAAGCTTGTAATTTATTATAGTATGGCACATATAAGGATGAATAAAGTTCAGATTTTTCATCGCCCTGTTGTGCTTCAACTAATACGTCCAAACAGGATTGAACTGCATCGTAAAACGAAGTGAGGCGATTCAATGCATAGTAAGTTAAGGCTTGCTTAAACTGATCAAGATCTTTTATGGTAAGAACGTTGTAAATATACTCGTCATCCTTGCTCGAATTTGCAATGCTTTTCTGAATTTTTTGATTAAGAAAGTCGTAGTAATTATCATAAACTTTAATGGTTAGATTTTGTGAATATGCAATATCATCTTCATCGGAATAATTTGTAACCTTGAACCTACCAGTCCATGTTCCATAACTGTTACCTTGTCCGTCATTTTTACCGCCATACACAAATTTCCCATTCTCGATTTCAATCTTTACATATCCATATTTTACATATACTTTTGCATAATTCTTAAGAGCTGAGTTTACGGTAGCAACAGAAGTTGTGCTTAAAACAGATGATAATCCTAATGGGCTTAAATTTGCACTAGTGAGTTTTGCGGCTTCGGTAGATGCAGTGATTGTAGCTTGCTCTATAGTTGGCATCATTGATGATGTATAATATAAGATCTTATCTATACAATCATATAAGTTCTCTATGATTGTCGAATAATCCTTTGTGCATGAAGCGTAAAACTTATCATACGAATCTAATCGATCAACCAACTCCTCAGACATATCATCTTTTTGTTCCTGTGGAATATAGTAAATATAAGAAGATCCATTCGGATTAATAGAAGCAATAGTGGCTGTCATTAAATCATCACCAGCTTTTAGCTTAAAACAGTTCTTTATACTATCTACGTCTGTTGAAAAATCAATTTCGTCACTTAAATTATCCTTGCTTACAGATACGGTTGTGTCTTCTCCATAATACGAAAGGTTTGTTGAGCCACATTTTGGGCATACATCTGTAAAGTCACCTCTGTACCCGCAATCACTACATGTTGTTTCAAGATCATACACTGATATGGAACGATCAGTAGAATCAAATTGAAATAAGCAGTGAAATTCGTCAGCACATTCGCCTGTGAGAAAATCATAGATACTTGTACCATCAATAGAGAAAGCCCTTTGAATGCTATATAATGATAAATCGACATGCTTTATTTTATAATGCGGTGCTTTTGAGAGGACACGATGTAGGAGAGAAGCAGATGGATCAGACGGATCATAGAATTTAGTAGGTTTATAATCGTCACGAGCAATGTCATCTTCTGTATTTATATATGTATCATATAATATAGTTTGTGACAGTTCTTCTTCACATAAAGAACGTCCAGACACACTTTTCGTTATTGCCATTGAATCTTTAACAGGACATTCTATTTGAAAATATTCATTGAGTTCTTTGACCCATATTAAACGTAGATCTGTTAATTTGTCCCAACAATTAGTTTTCTTACCATTTAATTCCTTGTATGCTGTAAATGAAATTTCGTCCGCAGAATTTAAATTCGTTTTAATATTTAGTGTATCCTTGTCATACAAAACTTCTCCATAGTGGATGTAGCTTCGGCTAGATAGAACTAAAGTATGAGACTTAAGAGAGCCATCTTTATTTAATAATGTACTCATACAATTATACCAACCTTTCTAATCGGAGAGTAATCAATACTAATTTTACATGGAAGAGATACAGTAAACTTATTTTGAGTGTTATCATATTCGTTATAAAATCGAATATAATTATAGTTAAAATCATTGAATAATTTTGCGTGTGACATATTAGTAGTGATAATCTCATTAACACAATCCAACGTTATAGTTTCATTAGTTTTACAGTTTTTTATTAGTACAGTATGATTTTCATCTGCATCATTTGTGATTTTTAAATCACCGCTTGCAGCACAAGTTATTTTAACGGTAGAAGGGTAATTAAATCCCATCTCGTCTGATGTATCCGAAAAATAGAAAAATCCATCAGTATTTTCGATAGTGTATTCCATTGTCCCTGTTTCTCCATATCCATAGGGAGCATTAGAAGTAAATGCCAATGTAATGCCAACGATATTAGTGCCAACACTAATTGGAGTTAGATTAAAACTGCCAAGAAAATACAGGTCATCAAATTCCCCATTCTCGTAAACTGGTTTAAATTTTTTATACTGTCGTTTGTTCAGCCATCTTGATAACTGTCTAAGTTCTATATCTGTTATGCCGAAATTTTCAAATTTACACGGGTTCTTACATACATCAAATGTTGCGGTACACACATTTTCATATTCAGAAGACACCAATCTGTTAATACCAGTACATCCGGTTTTTACAGTGTTAAATTTAAGTGTACTGCCAAAATCTATTGTTCCATCGCTGTTAATAACACAAGGCATAAAACCATAATCAGACAATTTTTCTCCATCATAACCAAAATCTTTCAAAACCATATAAATTCCTTTCCGCATATGGTCTTATACCCATACACTATTTAACCTTTCTTATATCGCGCAAAACTTTATTACACGAATTTTCAACATTCTTATCATATTCACTTTTTAATAATTTAATTTCTTTTACCAAATCGTGGTATTCATTTTTATATTTTTCCAGATCTTCAACAACACCAAGATACTCCTTATACGCTGCCTCCATTTTTGCGACACATTCTCGCTGTTTATTTAGATCTTCTGTTAATCTTTTATTTTCCTCAACTAACAGTACGTTTTCTTTATTTACTCGCTTTAGAGCCGATTCTAAAACTTTTTCTCTTGTCTTCATTTTATCTCCATACAAAAAAGAGCAAGACAGTAGTAAGCCACCTTGCTCTTTAAACTAATATTTGTTAATTCTTAAACTGTTTTTGCCAAGTAACGCATTTGATGTTAAATCTTTTAAAACAGACTGTACCTTCCCATTCCGCTGGACGCTTTCTACTAGCTGTTTCGTGAACTTCTCAGGGTCATTTACTCCGTTCATCTGAATGTTATCAATGCCAATATTTATATTGCTCTGAGTAGCATTTTGTGCCATGTTCTTACTAAAATCAGGAATTTTTATACTATCTGAAAGATCCATCAATTTAGGAAGTGAAGCTGTCCACTGTTCCCACATCTCATTCTGAACAGGAGTGAGAATACGTTCCCCTTCCTTAACAGCAACCATTGTATCTTCGCCCATAGACTGAGCTAAATCATCAAAAGGTGATTTTGTCCTTACGGAAACATTACCACCATTTGCGTAACGAGTAGCAATATTCCAACCATGATTAAGAAGAGAACCACCACTATTAGATGTCATTGTACGATGCGGCTTCTTAATTGTTCCACCCGTTTTGCCAGGTTTCAATGAATTGCTAGAACCACTGCTTCCGCTAGATCCACTAGAACCGCCACTATGATTAGAAGAATTGTTGTTTGCAGCAATAGTAGCAAGTGTAAGCTGAGACTGTAACGATGCGATTGTGCTAGAATAAACAGATGCTGCCTGTAAAGACGCAGTTACAATATTGTTCGCGGCAGTATTGATACTATTTATAATATTCACTGCATTTGAGTCTGAATAACTTATCATTGCATTGATTCTGTCGGTGACACCGTTAATAGACATATTGGTTGTCGTAAGTAAGCCAGTGAAATTTTCATTGTAAAACGCAACCATATCATACATACCATTATTGGTGTCCAAAATAGTTTGCAGATTATTGGAAATATTGTAACCTACTTGGTTAGCAACATCAATTATTGTTCCCTGGATCTCAACTGAATTTGCATTGCTTTGGTTTATAACATCCTGCACCAAAGCATCTATGTCGTCAAGACGACTATTTAACAGGGTTTCATATTCACTGTATAAATCGTCCAACATAGCAGTTTGATCCGATTTCCACTTTTCATACTCGGTCTGCTGTAAATCTTTCTGAGCTTTTTCAAGTTCGGTTTGGATTTTTTGTCTATTTGCGATACCTTCTTCTGAATTATCTCCCTGATAAGCCTGTAACTGCTTCTGATAGCTTGCGATTGTATCAGTCTTTTCGCTGATCGTATTTTCATACTCGTACAGGTCGCTAGTTGCATCTAGTAATTCCTTGCGCTTATCAATTAGTTTCTGTAAAGCTTCTAACTGGGCATCGTATGCATCAGAGATGAGGTCTTTGATGGCATTCTTTTCGGATTCGGCATTTTTGATCGCTTCACGCTGTGCATCATATAATTCCTGCCTACGATCTAGCAAATCCTTATCATTTGGGTTGGCAGCAATGGCTTTATTTAGTTCGTCAATGGCTTTTGCGTATTCGTCTGCTTGGTTCATGTATGTATTATATTCAATAGCATACAACGCCCCTAGAGACTCACCATAGTTGTTTAAATGACCGGAATCATCAAACAATTTCTTGTTATCCAATAGATCAGCTAAAAACTCTGTTTCAGATATAATATCACTAATGCAGTCACGTAAATAATCAAAATTATCCCATCTAAGTTTCAGAAGGGATTTCTCATAATCAACCAACGCGGAATTTGCATCTACGAGTGCTTCTTCAACATCATTTATCTGACCTACCATTTCATACCAATCGTCAGAATACACCTCGATACCACCTGTACTAAGGGAGTCCTGTAATTGATTGAATAACGAATTGTATTCATTCTGAAGCTTGTCCACATTTGCTTGCTCGTTCTGGATTAAGGTTGTATAGAAATGCTCAGATACAATTTCACCTTTCTTTTCTGTCTGGTCAATATATTTATCTAACATAGATGATTTGTGCTCAATGAGATCTAACTCATTTTCAAACTTCTTCGCTAGATTATCAAACTTAGTTTTTGCAAGTTCGGCAAGATTATCTCTCAAATCCTGAACGGCATCCGAAGCGGCAAGAGCCTTCTCATAATATTCTTTGTATGTCTGAATTTGCTCTTTAAGTGTGTCATCTGTGACATCTTCAATAGACATACCGCCATTTTGAACAAGATTTTTATAGTAATCTGATAAACCTACAGAGTTTGCCTTGTCCATATATGCCTGATATGCAGACTGCTGAACGGATATTTCCTGTGTAACTGCTGACATTTCAGATGAGAGAGCAGAGTTGCGTGTAGACCATGATTTATAAGTTGCAGATACAGTTTTGCTAAGATTTGTTACTGCACGTTGTATACGACTTATTGCCGTTTCGACCCAGTTGAATGTTTCTTTTGTTTCTTTAGAGTCTTTAGAAGAATTGCCAGATGATTTATTAGCTTTGTCTATTGCTGATTTAGTTGATGTACCACCAGAATAACTTACTTGTGGTTTTACATTAGCTGTAGATATGTTCTTCATTTGACCTTGCAGATTTTCAACTATTCTACCAGCCGCAGTAATCTGTGATTGCGTAGCTTTTCCTGACGCAGCGAGAGAAGCAACATTATTAACAGCATTTATCATTTTTAATAAATATGTTAATTTATCGCCTGTAACGCCCGCCATAGAAATTAGCGATTGTAAATTTGCTAATGAAGCTTGTGTCTTTATAGGATTATTGGAAACGTCTATTTGCTTTAAACATAATTGAGCAACGTCTGCCGCCGTAAGTCCTAACTGATTTGCATAAGCAACCAGAGAATTTATATCTGCGTCAGTAGCAGATGCGAAGTCTAAAGTAGCCGCTCTTGCTTCTAATAGATTGTTTGCAATTTGCGCCGTAACAACTTCTTCAGCATTGGCAATACCCATTTGCTCAAGCATGGCAATAGCAGATGCTTTCGTGTCTTCTGTAACATTTTTTAATGCATCAGAATTATAAATATACGCCGTTGCAAGATTATTAAATGCAGACTGACAAGCAGATAGATCAGATGGGTTGTTGCTAATGGTCTTAATAAAGTCATCATAAGCATTTTCATATTCTTCAGTAACATTTGTCATGTTACCAAACGCTTCTTTGAATCCGTCGTTATTGAGGATGGATGACCAATCAAAATCTTCTTTGTTGTAGACATCTGCATAAATTTTATCAAGCTGGTCTAAGCCGTCTGAAAGGGCTTGAACTTGTGCGAGGATGTCGGTGGAAGAAATCGGTGTTTCTTGGGAAATATCGGCTTCAAGATATTTCTTTTTTGCTTCAGTTGCAGTGTTGCAAGATTGTGCGATTTCACGCCATTTATCTATTTCTTCTTGTGTATTAATAGAATTCTCTTTAAAAAATGGAGTTAAATCTTCGCCATATTTTTCTTTTGCATTCTCAATGGTTTGCTTATATGAGGATTCTAAACCCGTTGCGGAGTCTTCAACATCGCTAATTCCAACTGGAATTTCAATGCCATTGGCTTCACAATATTTACGAATAACTTCTAATGCAGAATCAATTCGATTTTTGTATTCTTCAACAGTTTCATTATCCGATGGTGGTGCGTATAAATCTGTAAGAGCCTGTTTAGTAGAATCATCATGCGACAGTTCTTCTACAAACTTCTTAATTTGACTTTTTACAGAAGCCATTTTATCTTCATCATATTCTAAAATTCCCATAGAATTTTCAGAAGTAATATCAGATATATCAAAACCTTTTAAATAATCTGTGACAAATTTTTGCTGCTCCTTAGATAAATCAGAGTAACCATCTGCGTATTCAGCGATATATCCCAAATCTGTTTGAATGGACTCGTTTGCACTCTTAACAGAATCTTTCATATCGCTATATTGTTCAGCGTAACTCTCAAGCTTTTCGATATTTTTATCAAATATCGTGTCATCCAATCCAACTTCCTCAGCAGTTAAAGAGTTTGTTACAACATCTAAATTGCTGACAATCTTATCACAATAGTCATTCCAAAAATCGCTATCTTGCCAATAACCGTATTCATTGATATATTTTTCAATTTCTTTATCTATATCTTTAACACCAAGAGATTCCATAATATCTTTAGCCATACTCTGACCATCATAATTATCTCTGTTGTTTGTGTTAAAAACTTTCCATAAAGAATTTTTAAAATCAGTATCAATAGTAGTACCTATGATATTGCCTTCAGATGTTATATAGCCACCATTTAAAGCTTCTTTGTATTCTGCAATATATCCAGACATGGAAGTTTTTAAATTATCAAGGTTTGTTATCTTCCTTAATTCATTTTTATATTCTATTTCCTGTAATTCTATTGCACGTTCCAAAAGCCCATTCTTATCAGCTATATAACCGTTCTCAGTATCATATCCTTCTGCTAACGAAGGAGATATACCAACAATTTGTTGAACGATTTCTTGGTATCTTGCATATTGCTCTGTTGTAAGTGAAATGTTGTCTCCATATTGAGAAACACCATCTGACAATTCTTCAAATTCATCTTTTAAATCATTTAAAGTTTTTACATTTGATGCATTTGTCTCTTTAAAATCATTATATTTGTCTCTTAGTTCTTCGGCTTTTTCAATGGCTTTTTCATTTGCATGAACTAAATTGTCTACCAATTTTATCAATGCAGAAATTGCAATACTGACACCCATACTAACCGCTACGTTTAATGCCAATGCAGCCACTTTAGAAGCGACCATTGATGCGGTTAGTCCATTCTGTGCTAACTCAGCTTTTGCAACAGCAGCTTTATAATCATCCATTGTAGCTGGTGCGCCTTTGAGCTGTTTTAACCAACCATTCATAAAATCATTGCCAGTTCCTGTCTCAAAGAATTTCGCTGTCGCTTCCGCACCTTTGTCTAAAGCCTTATTATAATCATTTAAAACATTAACAACACTATCATCTGACAAAAATTGAACAGGGGATGTGCCTTTCCATGCAGACATCATTCCTGATATAGTTGCATCATTTGTAACAGCAACGTAGTCAGTAACTTGTTTCCATTTAGTTGTTATTGTATCTCCAATGTCTGAGAATGATTTTCCAAACATTCCCCAACGAGAACTCATATTATCAATATCACTGTCAAATGTTTTGAATATCATACTTGTTAATGTTTGAAAATATGTTTGAGGTATTTTCTTTAATGTAGTATAATATGAGATGTTAATTGGAGGTATATATAATGAAAAACAAAAAGAGAATGTTTATAACCATTGTAATAATTATTTTGTTATGTGTTTGTGTCATATTTTTTACATTTGTTTCAAAAAATAGAAGTGGGTATAATACTACGGACGATTTATTAAAAGAACTTTCAAAAGCAATTAATAATCCAAATATAGATAGAATAGAAGAATGTTATCCAAGTTTTGTACAAAAATCACTACCTACATTATCTGCCGAATCAATAAAAGAATTTCATAATAAAATAGGAGATATTTCTTTTGATATTACACATGAGAATAAAGTTGATTCAGATGAATTGTTAAACAAACAAAAACAAATAAATTCGGAATATAATTGTAATATTAAATTAGAAGAATATGATTTAATCACATGTAAATACCATGATAGTTTTGGAGAATCAACCTTTGAACTGATTAAAATAGACGGAAGATGGTATTTGTATTATGCTGGTAATTTTCCTGAACCATTACAATATTTTGTTGAATAGGAGAGAACTAATATCCAGACTCTAGTTCATCATACACACCTTTACCAAGAAGCCGTTCCTCAACGATTTTAAGAATGTTCCGATATTCTTGTTGAGTATATTTTTCACATAATAGACGCTTTACAACATGGTCGGCAATATAAGACTCTTTTTTCATGTTGAATTATTTGCTGTTCGACAGAATTTAACATATTTTCACCTGCTTTCTATAAGGAGACTTCTTATGAATCTAACACCAGTAGAATTAAATAATCAGCTCAAAAGTATTGATCCGCAAAAGCTATTAGATTCTGTACCACCTGTTCACTATGAGTTTCAACAAACTCCAATACCTAAAACAGAGAATCCTATGGTAAAAGAACAACAGAAACTTACAAAAGAAGTAATAGAATTACAGAATAAGCTTGATAACGCTACCTTGCAGTTAGTTGAATCAAATAATAAGATTGAAGAACAGAACAATCAAATATCAGAACTCAAAAATCAATTAAATGAAACTGGTATTGATAAAGCTAAACATAAGATAAGCGATACAATAGTTGGTGCTTTAGGTGGTGTATTGACTGCCGTTATATTATATTTTATTGCAAAGTTTTCAGGCATATCTCTCTAGGTGTTTTTAATATAGTGTTTCATAAGTACGCTTCCAACTAAGAACAGCATGATTCCGACAACTGTCATTTTACATGATGTTTGAACCATTAAGTACCATAAAATTGCTGACGAAGTAAGCATACATGTTACTGATAAAATACCAATAATAAATATAAATATGTTTTTCATATTATCACGACCTTTCTGCATAAATTCAAGAATAGGAGAGTACCAACATGTCAAAATTAACAGACAAAATATTTTTAATGAGAAACATGAACGATGAAGAACTAAAAGATTACATCAAAACACTTACTGATAATGAAAAAGACTTGATTATATATTCTGCGATAAAAATGATAATAAGCGATGAGTTTGATAGAACGTAAACGGTAGAACGTTTTAGAATTTGAATAAGAAAGAAGAGTAGTGAGAATATTAAAAGAATAGAGAACTTAAAAATTAAAGTGAGAGAGGCTTAAATGCAACCTCTCTCATAATATCTTCGTCATATATTTTTAATTTAAAATCTAATGTTTTTGACAATTTTAGTTGGCTTTTGAAAAACGGATATTTTTTAATAAATATTCTATCCTGTATATCTTCTAAAACCATCAAATAATAATCGTCACTAAAATAATCATTTGTAAAATATATTCCCATTCTTTTCTATTTTTCGAATAACCTCAAAATTTATATTTGTATCTATTGTATTATCATATTTTGAAGTTATATCTACAACCTTTCTTATAATATTTTTCTATTGTAATACTGATAGTTGTTCTTTATATTTAAAGTATAGACTTTGTGCCAACTCCGAAAGTATATCATTAGATCCTTTTGAACCCACAATGGCTGTGGCTCAGATTTTTAAATAAGATAGAAGAGTAGTGAGAAATTGCTGCTCTTTTATTTGTACTGAAAAAGAGCAGGAGATTAGTCCTGCTCTTTTTACTAATGATCAGTTTCTATATCTTTATATACAAAACATTCAAAAAATACGCCTGGAACCCGTCTGCCAGTTTCATTAACATGTTTATAGGTATGCTTAATAATTCTATCAATTCTATAGTCATTCCCAATTGCTTCTGAAATCTGTTGAGCAATATCACGCTTTGTTCCTAACCCGAAAATATAAATTGTCTCAATTCCATCTGACAAATCCCTAAAAACAGCATTAACAAATGGCGTTATACCAGCATGATTAAGAGTTTTATTGCTTGCGGACAAAATTATAGCTACCTTAAAATAATCTCTATTAAACTTTAAATCTTCAGCATTCGTTGAAACACCACTTGCAATATTATACAGAAAGCGCATAAATTCTTTTGATTCTGCAAATAATTCTGGATCTTCTAATCTTTTATAAAGACTCATCCCGGCTTTGTTAAATTCATTTAGCATTATATCAACAAACATACCATTGTTATCTATTCGAATCAAATCTTCGTATAATTCTTTCAATTCAGAATTATCGTCTAATTTTGGCATGATGTAATGTTCTTCTAAATAAGTCAATGAATTAGTGTCCGCTTGCTCTATTATTTTTCTTGTCATTAAGACTTTGGACGCATCCAAAACTTCTTGATTTAAATATCTACGAACATTATATAGAAGACCACTATTGATATATTCTGATACTGCAACAATTAGATTTTCATGAGGGTTTGTTGATTGTTTTATCCTAACGATAACTTGTTGATTATCAATAAAAGATTCACAGGCTTCTTCATTAACCCAAACCACTTTCAAATCATCCGGTATAATATTAGTATTATGCAACCCTTGTTTTTTAACTGACTTTAAAATAGTTCCTCTAACTTTTAAAGATATTTGATTTTTATTCGCTTTTGTTGAAGCTGATGCAAACAAACCGTATATTTTAGATAAAAGCAAAAGTATATTATCTATTTGACTAATCCCTATAATAATTATCAAAATCCAAAATATATTAGTTACTGCAACACCATTTTTTGATAAAAACTTAATTAATTCTTGAATAACTACTTCCATGTTTTACTTCCATCCTATTAAATGTAAATGACAATCTGGATTATCACATGTAAATTGCACCGAACCTTCATATGGTACGATTGCATCAATGTTTTGTAATGTAATTTTGTTATGACAAAATAAGCACTCATATTTGCCATTAGATACATCTTCATAAACATTTAAAGACTTTAGCAAGCGTTCCAAATCATCATCATGTACCACTTTCATTTGATTGTTCTTCATGATATTTGCTCCTAAATGTTTCATTTTTTATAAGTACCTCCCTTATATTACCAAATTTTTCAAATTACGACAATAAGAACTTATGTTTGTAAAAAATAATTTCAATAATACTGTGCCGATCCAAAATTATTTAATACAAACAAACTTACTGTTATATACTTATTCTCTTTATTTTAATAGTAGTTTATGGTAAATTATGTAAAAGAGTGTACAAAGCATTTCAACATTTATAGAAGAGGTTTACAAAAAGATGAGAATAGTTAATACAAAAGAATTAAAAAAGGATGCAGAAAAATTATTATCAAATGTGATCAACAATGATGAATTCTTCGAGATAGAAACTAAAGATGGTATAGCGGTAGTAATCAACGAACGGGAATGGAAAATTTTAATTGATTCATTAGGGAAGAAATAAATAAAGAGTAGCCAACCGACTACTCTTCAAATATTTACTGTAATTCTCTTATGATGTTTCTCCAATAATCCAATCTAAATCTGACAGACTCGGCAGAATTAGTACCGTTCATAAGATTATTCTTGTATTCAGTATTATCATCGTATGTTGATAAAAACTCGCTCACTTTCAAAGCAAATTTTTCAAAACTCTTCTTATCCTTACAAATTCTATATGCTGCGAAGCACAATACAGAAATACTTGTCTTAGGAATTTTTACATCTTCTTCAAGAGACTCATCCAATTTGTTGATTGCAGTTTTGATATTTTCAATCTTCTCTGGCTCAACTTTGTCATTATAGAATTCAATGAAATTTTCTTTATCTTTTCCTCTAAATGAAGCAAAATCGTTATCTTTATTGGTGGAACAGAGCATTAATGTTTCAAGTGCGATACTCTGATCGACTGAACTCTTCAACTGAGCAGATGTCAATCTCTTTTCAAAAAATGGAAGAGAAATAATATCAAAGATAGCATTGCTGAGTTCATCCGACATATCAGGTGTAAGCTTCTGTGATGTATTCAACGGTTTCCCTGAATTGAGCCTTCGGAACATTTCTCTGACATCTTTATCTGTATATTCAGTGATTTCATATACTGTGATAGCAGAACTATCTAACTCGTCCTTTACGACTTGGTCAAGTTTGCTAAATTTCAATCCTGCAATATTATATTCAGTCCCTTCAATAATGACAGGTTCTGCTTTTTTGGATATAGCAAATTCATCATTATAAAATGCTTTTAATGTGCTTAATCGCTGTACACCATCAATTACGTATTGTACATCATCTTCAGAAATAGTATAAACTGGTGGTACAATATATCCTCTTAAAAGAGAGTCAACAAGCAATGATTTGTTTGAGTTAGACCAAACAGATTCTCTTCTCTGTAACTTATGCTTCAATACGATTTTCTCTCGTTTCATTTTGCCTATTAAAGGTTTTACTGGGCTATTTTCTCTCGATACTTTCATTATGTTACCTCCTTCAAAAAAATCAAAATTTTTGATATTTTGAAAGTAACACAAATGGTAAACTTTGTAAATAGTTTATACGGAAATCGAATATTTTTCGTATTTCATAATTCGACAGAAACTGATGTTTTTGTAGTTGCGTCAATAGAAAAATGTGATATAATATTAGATGGACGTACTTCACTAAGCGCCTCTAGCTTTTTTAACAAAGCTATAAAAAGTGCAAAGGAGGTAAAGTCTATGTTACAAGTTGATATTAACAGCTTGACAGAACTAATAAAAATAGTTATAGTTCTTGTTCTTGTTGTTAAATTGTAACTAAATGGAGAGTGGAGAAATCTGCTCTCTATTTTATTGTTCTCTGTTGGAAAATAATATTTTAAAATAAAGAAATGTATGATATTATATAAATGTATCTAGTAAGATACATCACACCTCTATGACATCACTTGTTTAAAGTGGTGTCATATTTTTATTCTCTGTTTTGCTCGACAAGAAATCGAGATTTCTTGGTTTTGTTCCATCTTATCAATACACATTGGAACGATGTGTTCAAACAACAGAAGATAAGTTTCTGCATTTTGCAATCCATCACAGATTGCCCTGTTATGTCAGGTAGTACCGAGCGCATATTCACCAAGCATCGTTGCATATAACTTGATGTGGAAGTTGTCGCTACTGTGAGGGCTTATCTCAAAGAGATCTATCCCATCGGATTCTTTGAGCGTCACGCTTTTACGAACCTAATTATGTCGCCATAATAGGAGAGTGGTGATACGTCTGCATTACCAGACCGTTGTACGCAGTTCCCGATTATTGTTCCAATTATTTATTTATCACCGTGTATCTCACGGATAACATACTTTAAACCTCTGTATTCAGAGTAAATTATGTATGTTGTCGGCATATTCAAAAACTGAGGGAATACATTTTATCCCTACCGACATTTTTAAATGATAGTGCTGCACCAACTCCTGAGAGAATAGTTGGTAACAATCCAATTGTATCTACAAAATCAGTAGCACCTTTAAGAAGTGTGGATAATAAATCAATACCATTCTTAATAGTTTCGGAGTCAATCACCTTGAACCAGAACTCCTGGGCACGATTCTCCAACTGTGCCATTTTACCATCAATACTATCAAGATAAGAGTTTAATTCTTTTTCTGCTGATCCCAATGCTTCTTCTGAAGATTTCTTAACAGCTTCAAGCTGTGTCGGATCTTGCAATATCGCTGAAGCAATATTCGAGCGGTTTTTGCCCGCCAATTCTTCAATTAAAGCTGTGGCATGATTTGTTCCCAGTTTTTTATCTTGTTCCTGAATCTCTTTATAGACCTTGGCTATACCGAGGAGGATTTGATATGTATTTTTATAATTTCCATTACTATCAAGAATATCAAAACCTTGATAATTGTTAGAAGCTACGGCAGTATAATCTTTGATTATCTGTTGTTTTTTTGAATTTGTTGCCTTTACGAAAGCGTCTACTTCCTCATTCATTGCAGAAAGCTCTTCTTCGGCTTCTTCTGTACCAACCAATCTAAGAGAAATCGTGCGTAAACCCGCTGAAACACTATCTGCGTCCTGAATCGTTGCATTCGCTGTGGTGACTAAACTTGCAGCCTCATCAATCGTATTCCCCATAAGTGAGAGAGTAGCCGCTGATTTTTGAAGTGCAGTGGCTAATTCATCTGTTGATATTGCATAATTATTCTTAAAAACTGTTACTTTCACCATTACTGGTTACTGACCATATTATATATGGCGATACGTCATTTCTGGCGTATTCTCACATTTCTTTAAATTGGATTATTGTGTGAGAACAGACTATATATTACATCCTACATTAAATATAGGAAGGATAACTTCGAGGTATATGTTACCATACACCTCACTGTAGTCGTTACGGATAAATGATATTTACTATCTTTTCTTTTATTTCTTCGTTACTCAAATCATATTTCAGTCTTAACAATTTTATTTTATTTTCAAAACAATATTGATTTTTTATAGAGTCTCTAATTTTTGTTTCTTCAAAATGTTTTTCTCCACCATAAAATTCTATAGGCTCAAAATGTTGTTTTCCGTCATATTCAATTAAATAAAAAACTTCGCCTTTATCATCCAATAAAGCGAAGTCAAATTTTAATTTATATTTATATTTACAGTCATCAAAACTATATTGTGGTATATATTTAATATTATTATTTTCAAGTATATATTGAATATATCTTTCACCCTTAGATTGAATTTTACATCCACATGATGTAGTAGAACCATCCATAATATTCGCAGGTAATATTTCAAATATTTTATTACAAAGAGGACATTTGCAGTTCCATAACCATTGACCTAATTTGTTCTTCCTTGGTTGTGATATGAATTCTACTCCATAATCAGAAACGATACCCGTCCAATCCTTTGTATTTGTCAAAGATGCCGCTTCTTTTTGTAAACACCCACAGGACTGAGTATGCCCACTTTGTACATAATTTTTGTTCAGTATAACGATATTTCCACAATCACATCGGCATTTCACTTTTGGAAATTCTTCATTCCAAATTGTTTCAAGCACAGTTAATCGTCCAAATTTTTGACCGTTTATATCTCTACCACATGACTTAATAATATAATTACGTTTTTGGCAACCGCAAGAAGTATTAGAAGTTGCACGACTTAAACTGTCTGGTGATGTTAGATGATTTTTTGTTCCGCAATCACAATCACAAAGACACTTAGTTCTTTTCGTTCCATTATAATTATAAATCATTTTTGTAACTGTAAGATGACCATATTTTTTACCTGTTAAATCTACGCGTTTTGCCTTTCCTGTAGCATTGTGAGCACATTTCCAACATTGATTAATTTTTCCTGATTTTAAAGAAGAAGTATCTACGATAGAACTTTCTCCGCAATCACATATACACAACCAATATGTACGTTTTTTCTTTGAATTAGGATTTTCTGTTTTTTTAATGACGGTTAATTTACCGAATTTTTGGTTGGTTAAGTCTATAATTTTAGAAATATCTATCACCTCCGTTGGTGATAGTAAATATCAAGTCTTTCCTCGGTCTTGAATATCCCTATCCTTTAACCGATATAGTTATCTACCATGCTATATTTTTATAGCACCATACATTACTGTATGTTTGGGCAACAATTTTACCCACTTCATTAAGTTTATCAACGATAGTCATTTTATCTAAGTCTTTATACGCTTGTCCCATAGCAACAAGTGACTTAGTTGCATCTTCAATGTTATCAAATTCAGATACATTCAAGAGTACATTTGCTGTTTTTGCACTTTCGGCAGCTTCATCAAGCGACTCACCCAATCGCATATAGTCGGCAGTGCTTGTCTGTATTTGTTTGGCTGTTGTGCCTACTGCATCTGCTACATCAAATGTTGTATTCTGATAATTTTTTAAACTTTGCAAAGATTCATCAGATACTTTTCGCATTTCTGTGAGAGCGGTATTAAGTTCTCTTACAACACTTAAACCTTCTTTACCAAGATTAATAAAATCATAAAATCCAAACATACCTGCCATCTGAGCGGCTAATTGATGGAATCCGCTATTCTTTAAAGTGTCCCACAATGTTCTGCCAGCTCGACCAGCTTCGACTTCGGCATTATAAATCTTTAAGATTTCACCATGAATCTTGTCAAGACTCATACTAGGATTACCACTTTCAATTTCTGCATAGTAAGCTTTAATCTTAGCCTTAGCCTCAGAAGACATCTTGCTGTTTTCATTAAGAAGCTTATGAATTTTATCTAATTCTTTCTGACCAGAAACAAAGTTATATCCCTTTTCAGAAGCCGACATATTAGTAACAGTAGCGATAGTATCTTTGATTTTCTTTTCATACTCGTCCAATTTAGAAATATCATCACTTGTCACCAAACTAGCATCTTTGCCTTTTAATTCATTAAGCAAAGTTTCGTACTCATGAACAGCATTCTTGACAGCCTGTACATTTTCTAAATATGTATTACTTGTCCAACCACCATCATTAAATCTATCAATAGTTGTCTTGTATTTATCAATCTTACCATTATAAGAATCCAAACGTTTATCATACTTATTAAGGTTTGCATTGGCATTCTGTTCTTTAGCCTGTGTATTTTCCTTAACTTTCTGAGTGTTCTGTTCTAATACATTATTCTCTTCTTTGATGGAATTAGTAGCAGACTCTACAGATGCAGAAATATCTTTATCAGGAAATGCGTATTTCTTTTTAGATGAAATATTCGTTTTCTGTCCAATCTTACTCTGTGCGTCGGACAACTTCTCAGCTTCTTTAGCAGCATCTTGATATGCATTACTAATATTCTCCACTTGTTTGACAGCACCACTCGTATTGCCACCCATGTTGCTCATGTTTTTATTAACATTGAGAATATTCTGATTTAGTTCAGAAAGTGACTTATCAATGTTCTGGATAGAAGAAAGTAGTATTTTAGCACCAGAATCATCTACTTTGCCAAAAGCTTTGCTTAAACTCTTTACTTCCGATACAATACTTAATAATTCTTTTGATAAATTCTCAAACTGTTTAAAATCGCCTGTTCCTTTACCAAGAGAATCAAGCATTTTATCAAGTTTTTGAATAGCACTTTCTAATGTCTTTGTGTCTATATCTAATTTTACTTTTCGATCTTCATTGGTGAAATTATTAATTTCTCCTTCGGCAACCTTAATTCGTTTTTTTAAATCTTCAATGTCAATACGAATTTGAGCTTGCCAATTTGCTATTCCTGACATAAATTACCTCCTATCCAAATAATATTTTCTTTGCTCTATTATCTATAATTTTTTGTACACGACCTCCAAATCCACTTTGAAAATCTCTATCGACTCTATTAAACGGAGATATACTTTGATGCATCATCCAACGACCGTGACCATGTTCACCGTTCATAAACATATAATCGAATGCCGTATTTGCTTGTAATGGTTGTTTTTCATACGTTGGATATGGCGGTCTACTAAACCCTGGGTAATCATTCATTCTCGAAGAATCAACCTGTAATGTTAAAATATTGCCATTTGTTGATGTATAAGCGGAATTATATACATTCATAAAATTTTGAGTTCTTACATATTCCATTGGTGAATAATCGTTATACCAATCTATTAGAGAATCGTATACAGATTCTTTGAATAATTTATTGATTTCAGGCGCAACTTCTTTTGCCAATTGTTTCTCTGCATGTTTTATATCTTTTAAAATCATTGATGCTAAATCACCTTTAGCCATGTATCATCACCTCCAAAATTTCACTATAATTTCACTATTTTTACATTAAAATAGGAGAGCAGTAGTAACCACTCTCCATAAGAAAAGCCCTATACGCTTTGACACGTATAGAGCCTAATATTTAATCATTATGTATAATTCCGTATATTAACCCTACAACTCCAAACACAAAATAATAATGAGCCGTAGTTAATACAAAAGGAACAATCGGTTGTAGAACTTCTATACAGATATCATCTACATTGAATAATGTAAGAATCCATCCACATAGAAGTCCGTATAATATTCCACTTATCATATAAATCCTCCAAGGAAATTTGAATTTACTTAGACTTCTTTAAAATTGCCATTCTTAGCAAACTCAACAACCTTATCTAAATCTTCCTTTGGAATCTCATCGAGCTTCTTACTTACAACGTCCATAAGTGGTGTGAGAGTAGCTTCACCAAGAGCCTTGAATCTATCTACCTGTTCTGTAATAAAGTTGTGAATCTCATAGCGATTAGTAAACACATCATTTCTCTTAATAGATAGTAAATGATTGAACTCTGCAATTTCTTCAATCGGAATCAATGGTGCAGTATTATCATCGCCCATAAGTAAAATTGTAAACAATCCAGATTTCTTCAATTCATCATATTCTTCATAAAATCCATCTGTTTCAACCGTAAGGTTTGTATAGTTTTCAATTAAAATTCTTGTCTTTAAAAGATATTCAGCAGAAGAGTTTACCTTTACGTTTCCTGTCTCTTTATCAATCATAGTCGCCTTCAGTAGATTACTGATAAGAGCATCTTTTTTGACAAATGATACATAAGGCACAATTTCAAGATTATCTTTGATATACTGTTTCTTCAATGTATCATTAGCACGATTATTGTATTCCTTACAAAATGTTTTAATTGTAATTTTCTTCATATTCCTTTTATCTCCTTTAATCATTTGTTGGTGAAAATTTTTCACATTCTCCATTATGTATTTCCTTCTGAATTCGACCTTCTATAGCTTTCTTTAGAAGACTACAATTTCGTTTGTATCTTTTACATCCGATGCAGTGAGATTTAAATTCATCAAACTGTGAAGCATTGTCAAAAACTCCAATGTAGTCAACAGGTCGTATTGTAATTTCTATTCGTGGATTTTCTGAATCATAATAAATCCCTTGTACACGTTCACATAACTGAGTGTCATCAATCCACACGGATTCACTGTCTGTAATCGCATCGGCAAGACACTTAAAACTGTTATTGGCATCTTTATCTACTCTGTCAAAATAGAAGATGCAATCCATATAATAGTGCTGTGATTTGTCATCCGATTTAATCCAGTTTTGTTTTTTTGCTTCTGTCTTTACATATTTTGCAAATTCTTTCTGATATTTAATTGCTTCTGGTTTTTTATATCCTACCGCCATTGGTTTTCCATTTTTTAAAATAGCTCTCCAACCTAAATAGTGGTTGACTGAAGGTGCGATAGGAGATGTTAATTTTAATTCTTGTATATCATTTTCTCCTTTACATAACAAAAGAGCAGTTTCCGAAGAAACCGCTCTTTCATATTTCTTATATTTAATTGTTGTATGTATTGGTCTAATTGTTGATTATCATGGAATATAGTTCCCATTTGGCATTAGGGTGTTTCTCCATATTTTCGCAAACAATTCTATGAACTTCTTCCATATTACCTACATTTTTATCAATGTGAATAACCTTCCCACCAGTTACTTCAATTTCTTCACAGATAACATTAAAGTACATTCCCATAAGCAGTTCCTCCTATCGTCTTATACAAAATAGTTCATATAAATCTACTTGTAATACACGAGATAAAGCAACAGCATGGGATAAAAGAATATCAGAAGTATAACCATTTTCAAGGTTAGAAATAGCAGTAGTAGATATACCACTTCGTTCTGATAACTCTGATATTGACATATTATGTTTATACCTATATTCTCCAACTTTATTCTTCATGCACTTAGTATGTATAGAACTAATTTGTTTATACATATAATATGATAGAAATTAACAAGTTGGATTGTGGGAATTTATGGTATTATAGAAAATAGTGTGAGTTAATTATAATCCACCATTCCTCAATAATTCTTGATATTTTTCAGAAATGAATTTCATACTTTCCTCTGCCTGACCATTTTCCATATTATGCTCACTTAAAAGCTTCTCATAATTCTTGTATGTTTTGAATACATTATTAAAAGCCTCTTTGTTTTGTTTTTGTCCATTAGATAAAGAAGAACAGAAATCTAAAATATATTTGCGTTTTCTTTCTAAATTATTATCCAACAATTCAGATTCAATATTTTCAATACCTTTTGACATTTTTGTAATTTCTTTATATTGCCAATTATCATGCTTTTCTAACGTAGTTATTCTATCTTCAATAGTCTCTTTATCTTCTTCATATCCAAATTTAATTCGAAGTGCTTTTTTGGCTTTCACAAGGAGAAATACAATTTTATCAACACCAAGGATGATTATAAAAACACCCATAATAATAGTTGGATAGTCTAAACTAAACAAATTTTCTATAGCATCCATTCATAAGTCCACCTTCTTATTTTTTGATAAGCTGTTTGAATGCTTCATACAAACCTGTGCTTGCTAAACCACTAAACATTCCACCTAATAAGATTTCAGGAGTAAATGACATATTAATCCAAATATTAAGTACAACACCTAAAACTGCCATAATTAATGGAATATATTTATTGATTGTATCTGTAGTAATAACGTTCTTAATTACGTAGCCAACACATAAACAAACTCCAACAATAATTGGAACTGCAAAATTTGCTAAAAATGTTAAATCCATAGTTTCCTCACTTTCCGCTTAGGCTAACCCAAGCAATTTTTTCCATGTTTTACCTTTTGCCGTGATTACACCGTCAGTAATACATCCGTTTGCTCTCTGATATGCCTTTATAGCAGCATCAAATTTTGCACCTGCACAACCATCTACTGTTCCACAATTAAATCCTTTTGAATTTAAATATTTCTGGATTGGTTTAACTACAGCATGTTTTCTGTTTGTAGTTGCAGATACGGTTACAGTTTTTGATAATGTTTCTCTACCGGCTTTACCGTCAACCCCTGCACCAATAACTCTCTGAACGTCTTTGATGAACTGTGTTCTTGTATAAAGTGTTTCCTGTGCTACAGTAGAAGAAACATTTATGTTTCCTAAACGCTGTTTGAATTTGTTCCATTCTTCTAGTTTATTCCACCACTGAATAGGGCAATGTTTTCCATTAACATCAAAATGCATATAAACATTTGTAATCGGGATGTTATATAAATTCATAATATATTTACCATAGGCAACTGCGTTTTCTAATGTAGCCTCTGTAAAATTAAAAATTCCATTTTTATTGCAATCACACATTTCAATATTATACGAATTTGTATTAGTGATTTTACCATACATGGAAGCTCCACCTGTACGGTTGTAATCAGAATAACGTTTTCCACCAACTGAATAAGCTACATAGTTTGCAGGAACAGATACAGTAACTGAATTGTCATCAACGAATGCATGAGCGGAAGCTTTCACAACATGAGTTTTAAAGTATCTCGCATTTGATTCGTCTGTATCACCATCATTTGATGTTGCATGGAAGACAAGATATTTAATTTTATTAGTGTTTCTCTGTCCACCATAATTAGACCTATTTGCTAAATCTGTTTTTAATGTATATGACATATTTTCTCCTTTCCTTTTGCTAAATAGGAGAGTAGCAGTGACCTGACTATTGATTCCGCAATCGTTCACTCACAGGTATGACATCTACTTTTATGCTCATTGTCTTGAGTAACCTATTTTTGTGTATAAAAATAACGCCCTAATTTGGACGTTTAAGCTGATCTGTTTCATAATCTTGCCATTTTTTATAAACTTCTTTTGTATCCTCTCTTATGAAAGTCATTATTATAATTTTTCTTTCACATTTAGGACTATAACTTGTATATACATCTACTGGATAAACATTAGAATCTATATAAAATGTTTGCTGATCTCGATTATATATACGAACAGCTTCTTTTTTAGTATAGTCTCTTGGTTTTAAATTACTTTTTATTATCATTCCTTTTTATTCCTCAGTTGAATGGCGTAAAAAATAGGGATTATAACATTGAATAGTGTGTTATGTTATAATCCCTTATTTAAAATCACTATTCAACATTACTTTCAGCCTCATTTTCGCCTTTTGTAATAATATTCTTTTTGACAGATTTAACTTCTGTCTTTTTATTTTCTTTCTTAATAACTTGTGCTTTTGCCTTCATAATAGAAGCAATAGAATTCTTATAGCTTTCGCCAAAATATTCTTTTCTGCTTAAATCCAATTTCTCTAATTTTTCTTTTGCTTCAATATCTGTCATGCGTCCATCTTCAAATGCAGAAGTAATCTCATAAATATTTTTACAATTTTCACCACAATAAGCAAAATGCCATAACGGTTTATTCATATCTTCTGAATTACACACAGGACAAAAACTGAATTTCTGACGACAAACACAACAAGTTCTTAAATCTTTCTTTGCCATTTATCCTCCTTAAAAGAATAGGGCGGTAATTAAACCGCCGTGATCTTAATTAGATATCTTCCTCTTCCTCATCAATGTAATAGATAGAGAATAATTCGGAATCAGCAGAGCAAGAGTTAAGCATCATAGCACCCTTATAGTCCATTGTCTGAGAATCGCCGCCTTGAAGCGCAAGCGTAAATTCTGGACTTGGCATAAAAGATGGAATATGAATAATAGCGGCTTTTAAAGTTTCAGTATCACATTTATCAACTACTAAAGCCTTAAAGAACAATTCGTGTGCTTTTGGGAATTTCTTACCAGAGTTGGTAATCTTAGCGCCATTATAGATTGTTTTCTTGAACTTAACAATATACTGAGTTTCGCCATCTACTGTTGGCGGTTCTAATACATCACTTGCTGCAACATAGTTTGGGTCACCACTTGTACCAGACTCGTCTGTATGCTTAATTGCATATTCTGTGGCAGTAGCGGAAGATCCCTTTGTAAACTCTTCTTTACCCATAGAACCTTTTGGCGAAAGGGCGTTTACATGGATTGTCCCATCAACGTAGCCAGTGATGTCAAGTGTCTCTCCTGCTTTTACAATCTGAATCATTGGCATTACAATGCCCTTCTTATCTGTAGCAATCTCTGCATCTGTAGCAGAAATAGCCTCTACAATCGCAAGGTTAAGAAATGCATTTGTAGCAGTAACCTCACCCTTCTTGCCTGTATATTTACGATATACAAGATTTCCGTCTTTATCATTGATGTCAGTAGAATCCGCTGTGATGTCAATATTCGCCTGTGTAAGCTGTGTTAAAGCATATAATGGTGTACCATTAGACTTTGCACCATAACCAAACTGAAGTCTATCAACGATCACATCACCTAATTTAAATGCCATGTTATTTTCCTCCTTTAAGTTTTTCTATTTTTTTGTAATAAAAAATGAGCGATCATAAATCGCTCATAAAATTTATTAAATCTTGTGGAATGTCCTTAGCGTTTACAAATCCACCATAGATTCCATGCATAGCTGCAACGCCTTGTTCATATTTCTGTATTCTTTGTACAGAATCCATAAACTGGCATATGTTTACTTGTTTTAATTCCTCCAACTTATATTTGAATCCGGGATGATTTACACAGGCAGATACAAGTGGTAGAAGAGTAGATTTGTTCTCTTCATTTTGATTTTGTTCCGCTTTCATTCTGTCTTCTTGTAACATCCAATGCTTCGTAGTCTTTCCTTTAGCCTTTTCAGTTTTAGGATGAACATTTAGCATATCACGAATAAATTCTGCAATTTCTAAATATTGATCTTCGTAAATTAGAATATTTTGAGACGGGCTAACTAATGCTAACCATTTATAATCTTTTTCAAATTCATTTTTTTTTGCATTTATTAGTTTGAAGTCTTCAAAAGATATATTTTTAAATAGTAATTTTAATGGCTCTTTATCCTTTACCATTTGTGACATGATATAGAACACTTCGATATCTTTTGTTTTATTCCAATCCATTTTAAACACATCGTAAAGTAAGACTCGAATGGACGTTGGGTTATTTAAAAACGGAGATACTGCTTGATAGAATCTTGCTTCACCTATTTCTAAAATATCTCCTATAGTTGGAATAGAAATAGTAATACCATTTATTGTATAATCCTCACCAAAATACATTCTTAATTTATCAAAATGGTATTCTGGATGAGAGGTTTTTATTTGTTTCTTTTTTTTATCTTCTTCGACAGCGGATTGAAGACTATCTAAAGTTTCTAATACATCCAAATAATCACCGCCTTATACCATAATTTATAACTGATGTTTTCCCGTTAGAAGTCTTATAAATACCATTTGTATCAACTACTTGAAATATAAGAGTACGGACGAGATAATTATTATCTGTAGTAGATTCTTTAGAAGAAACAAGATGTGTCTGCATACCAAAAATGTTAGACCAATTAAACCGATCTCGTATAATCGAAGCAATAAGATCATGTCTAGGTATACCTGTAAGTTTATCAACTCGATCATTTCCATGTACAAATATTGTAAATGTAATAGTTGTGTATTTTAATGTATCTTGATACCGAGGACTTTCATCAAAAGCAACTTGATAGCATATATAATGTTTCACAATTGTTTGCGTATCTGGGATAAACAAAAAAGGTCGAATATTGCCATTACTTCCAAAATATCCTTCCCAGTCGCCACTTGGTTCATATTCTCCAGTTTCTTCATTAATTTCCCAATTCAATCTACAAGTATCTGTTGGAATTTTCTTTTTTTTATCCTTATCCCATTTCCAGTTAGTTTCATCAGATAAATCATACAACGAATCTTCTTCATGGAGTGCGTATAGTAATTCTGGGCAGGATAAAAGTGCTTGCTCAATCTTTTCCTTGTATTGGATATTTTCATCATCAGGAGCATATTTATATGTACGGAGTTTATTCAATAAATCGCCTTTTGTTAATATTGCATTCATATAACGCCTCCTTAAATTATAAGTTCCAATTGCAATGTTTCTGATTCAATTATTTCTGTGTCTTTTATCACTGTACACTTAACAGATAATATTTTACCGATAGCGGAAGTGTCATTAGGAAACTTTACTTTCTTTTGGTTGTATTCTGTACCAGCTCGCCATGTAACTTTATCAGTCCAATCTTCAGTATCAATAGCGCAAGTCCATGTAAAGGTTGCGTCAGCATATTCAGTTGTAATATCTTCATTGGAATCGTTAAATAGATTTACTGTAAGATTTTTATAGCTGCCACCAACTTTAATAGTTGAAGTGGATGCTGAAATTCTTGCTGTAATAGAAGATTGTGGAGTGGTTGGGGTAGATGGATCTGTTGGGGCGATTTCTGAATCGAAATAGTTCGCATACATTTCGCCTGTTTCAAGATTGACATAATCGGTATGCTCGTTAAAGAAATTGGTGTACAATGTAAGTTTTTGTAGCCCAAGTGGAGAAGCCGATTCACATTTTGTAATTTTCCACACCGTAGGATTCTCCATCAAAGCACTAACAATTACTCGCATATTCTTTAAATCATCGTCCGTATACCAGAATTTTTCTGTGATAGAATTCATTGGCAGTATCAACTTATTTTGGTTATCTGTATGTCCAAATACACGGTCTACATAAACCCCCGATGTATAAGACATTTGTTGTCTTAAAACGCACCACATTCTACGCTTGATACGTTTTTCATTATTTTTTTCCACCCACATAAGTTCGTAGTTGGCTGGCAAAATCAGATACTTTGGGAATTGATTTGCAGGTTCATTTCTACAAATTAACCATTTATGATATACCCCTCTATCGTCAGGTAAATCCACCCAGAGTCCTATCGGAAATGTCGCTCCATAGCGTTTCCTAAAATCAGTCTCATAATAATAAAGATCATCACCTTCATTGAATCTTACAGGCTGACTTGGACGAAACATAAGATAGTATTCTACTTGATCTTTGTCCATTGACTGATAAGATTTGACAATAAACTTTGCGTCAATCTTTGTCTTATTGGTATTTTCATAAGTCATACCTTCAGCAAGAGAACGTGTAATTCCATGTTTATCTGTAAAGAAGTCGTCATGAAAATGATCGTAGATATAACAAGTCTTGGAAGCAATACTGTTATCCCAAGTTTCTTCCATCAAAAAGTCAGATTCTTCTTTATAAATTTGACCTAAAGTTTTCGCATTATTTGTTTTGGCGTTAGCGATTCGCCGTGCTGTCTGTAAGCTTGGCATCACCAACACCTCCTTCAAACATCTGCTTAATGTAATTGTGACTATCTAAAATAGCCCTACGAAATGTCATGTAATCAAACTCATCGGATGTAACTTCGTCATAAGCAGCTTGCAAAGTAGCCATTAATGTGACCATAATTCCATTGTTATTAAATAGAGTCTTTGTTCCACTAAATTTAAACATGACATTCTGGAAAAATATAAGAAAAGCTTCATCATTCTCAAATATTTTTTCTTCTATTCGATTATCCTTGTAAAGTAATAACTTATGGACATCGTTGTGCATTGCATGTGCAGCTTCTTTAATTTGCTTTTTAGTGAACGAACCATATATATATTCCATAGTTATTCACCTCGCACATATGAATTATTAATATATCCATGACTTGCAAGTTTTCTACTAAATTCATGCTGTAATGTATCCAATCTACTTTGCATATCTTTATATGGATTCTGCATGTTTTTTTCTTCTTTTGTTCCTAAAGCTCTAGCAGTAAATTTTGCAGAGTCAACCCGTGGTTTTAACCATTCAATTGTCATTCCAAGAGTGAACAATCCTATAACATATTCCTTATCTGCAAAATCACTAACAGGATATTGCATCTCAAACTCAATCTGTTGGATTTCGTCATCCATATTAAATGAAGCGAATTTTCTAATAACTCGTTCATCACCTGCAACCATGCGTAAGCGTTCCGTCCATGTTTCATTAAGATCGTTTTCGTCAAGAGAAAGTTCTTTCATATCTGAAATTCGTCCTCTTGTTCGTGAAAAAATTGTTTCATATGGAAGCGTCATTGTGAGCCTCCTTTACTACATATTCAATTTTAAAAGTAACTCTGTTCCAAAAATAGAATCAAGTGTTTGAATTCTCTTAACAGAATCAAGTTCTCCTTCATCAACCATAGTTGCAGCGATAGTTTTCAATGCGTCCTGCGCTCCAACTGGGAGAGTAGGGATAACTTTTTCCATCTGGGATGGAGTCATTTTTAAAATTGCTTTTAAATCAGCCGTTGTGTGCAGAGCTGAATAAATTTCGTCAAGAGCAGGATGTAATTTTATAAAGTCCTTGTCCTGTACAATAAATCTCGGTTTAAACATCATAGAATCTTTTGATCTGGCAGCATAATCGAGATCTCTAAACTCAATATCAACTACATCATCAATATCTGCAAAAGTATATAAATCTTTCGACTTATTTCCAACAAAGAACATTTCTCCTGGTGTAATTGATAAACACGGAATAAGTTCGTCCTGTGAGAATTTCCTTTTTTCTGATTTATTTGTTGCGCTATTTTCTACATTCTTTGTTTCATCAGTTTTCGTAGTTGTTTTCTTCTGATATGGCATAATTCTTTTTCCTTTCTTTCCAATATAAAAAGAGTGACTAGATTAACTAGCCACTCTAATTTACTAAGATCATTTTAAGAGAATGACCAAACACCCATATACTGTGGAAGTTCAACAGCAACTCCAAACTCACGCTGTACTTCATATGTCTGGAAGTCGTCTGCTAAATCTCCCTTCTGCTGACCAGCCTCAGTAATTTCTGTCTCACCCTTATCAGTAAACCATACAAACTTCTCCTGATTCTTTGCAAAGATAAGCAACTTATCATTAGGAATAAGTTTCTTTGTAACATCATTTAATGCAAATCTCTGTGGAATCTCAATAAGTTCAGTTCCCTCATAATTTCCAAGACGACCTGTAGTTGCAACAGATTCTTTCTGAGAATCACTTCTCCAATCAACATCTGCAAGAGCATTAAGTTTCTTAAGAGCTGTTTTTGTACCCATAATTACAACATCTGCACCATTTGCTGCACCAACATCTTCGATAAGAGTATCAAATGATTCCTTAGTAGAAGTAGATAATGCACCAGTTTTAACAAACTGAGACTTGTTTGGTAACTTATCTGTTGCGCCATAAACACCAGCGAAGCAAAGTTCCATTACTTTATACGCAAATGCTTCAGCGATTTTATCTGTAAGCTCTGTAAAGTCAACACGTCCAAGCAGAATGAGATCAATGTCTTTACCAATCTTCATACCATATTTTCTAGTATGAAGTTTGTGAGATGTACCCTCATTTAAGTTCTGCATGGTAAGGTCATGATGTCCACCAGAAATCTCTGCAACAACAAGCATAATCTTATCTTTTGTCCAGTATTCCTCATCATCGCCTAATGCAATATTTCTCATATCAACATAATTCTGAAACCATTCATTCTCCTGAAATCCTGTCTCTACCTTAAAATCAATATCAGACTCAATGAGTTCAAATACTTCATTCTGATGCTGTGCTTCTGCACGTTTACGAAGCTTGTTAGACTTCAAATCTTCTTCTGTGAGGTCACAAACCTCCATAAGAATTTTTCTAACTGCATTGTTAGCTTCTTTCTTAGAAATCTTTCTCTGATTTCCATCCTCGTCATATTCATAAATATCATTTCCATGATTTAAGTCATATGTAAGTTTTTTAAAGTTCTTGTATTTATCTTCATCAGCAAATACTTTTCTTAAATTGTCTGTACTAAATCTTAACATTGTATTTTTCCTCCTTTCTAATTACTCACCGATTTTTAATTTTCCGTCAGAAATCTGTGTGATTTTTGCACCCTTTACAGGAGTTCCATCGAATCCCTCGTCTGAAAGACTAAAACGATCTAACGCATGAAGAATATATCCACGAACTGCACCATCTTCAGGATCGTTATAGAAATTAGAAAGAGAAGTGAGAGCACGAGGCGATTCCTCATTGATGATTGGCTTCTGATAAATAAGAGCAGTAAGATCATCAGGTACACTTGTTACAACTACAAGCCATGTACCATCTGCATTTTTGTCAAAGATGTAAGCACCAATAGTTGTTGCTGCCTCTACCTTGTATTTGTCTAATGTCTCCATATCGCCTACTTTGACGATTCTTCCGTTATCTGTAGCACTTGTAATATTGAGAGAAACCATGTGCTCGCCATAATTCTCTGCAATAAGATTTCCAGGATTGCATACAGTATGTTTTTCAACTGTGTACTTAATTGCCATTATGTTTTCCTCCTTAAATTTTGTTTTTTTGCAATAAAAAAGAACGCATAAAGCGTTCTATATGAAATGAAGTTATATTCGGTTTTTTAATCAAATAAGCTGCCATAGTTTTTCTTAGGCTTTGATTTCTTATTCATATTTGTAAGTATTTTAACTGAATTTGTGTTTTTCTTTGTGTCAACAGAAGAGAAGTTCGCATGTGCAGACATATAATCTGAATGCATAACCTTTACTTTTGTTTCAAAGTCTTCTACAGAATAATTATCCATAGTCTTTACTAATTCAGCGAAATCAGTATTTACATAATTTCCTTCTGAATCTTTCTCTGTAAGAACAGAATAGTTATCAGCATTGATAATAGCTTCTTTCTGTGCATGAAGTTCATTCTTTTCTGCTGTCTCTTTAAACTCCTTAAGGGCAGCGTAATTAGAACGCATGGATTCAAGTTCAGCTTTCTCACTTGCTGTCAAAAGCTCACGGAATAATTCTATACGCTCACCATCAAATGAAACATTATCTCCATCTTTTGTATAGTTCTGTCGGTAAATTTTGTCAGTACACCAACCCTCGTATACAAAATAAGAATCAAATACATTTGAGATATAGTAATAGTCATTATCTGACTCTTCATATGGTGCTAACAGATTATAGAGTGCATATCTTGTATCTTCATGAGAAATCTCATATGTACGAACAATCTTTTCAAAAGTCTGACTTTCACCTTCATTCCCATTTGGATCAGAAGCTCCTTCGCCATCACCTTCTCCGTCATTGGAAGGCTCACCAGATTCTCCGTTACCTGAATTGTCTCCTTCTGAATTGCCATCATCGAACATCTCAGCGAATTTTGCTTCAAGTTCCTCATCTGACATTTCTGTATAGTCGAATGTTACATCTTCAGCAGTCTTACCATATTTGGCAAGTAACTCTTCAAATTTTGTCATTTTGTTATTTGTTCCTCCTTCCTTTGATTGTGTTTGAACAGGAGTCTGTTCTTTATTGAAATTAGAAAGTGTCTTATTAAGATTTTCTAAGAGTTCAATCAATTTTTCATTTTTGTCAAATTTAACTGAATTGTTATTTACACTGAAATCAGCAATATCAGCACGAGAACCTTCCATACCTTCTTGAATTTCTGTACCATCATCGTGACTTCCCAACAAAGTCGAAGCGTTTACATAGAAATCATTTAATTCAAAATATTTCTCCTTGGCGTTGTAAGAGAGTTCATCAATGAAAAGCTCGCAACTATTTTTTGAACCTTGTTTTGCACGAATAATTTCACAAGCCTTTGTGTATTCTTCACTTATATAAGCATAAGCACATACATAATCTTTATCTAAGTTATCATCATGTTCCCAAAATGCAGGTTCAGATGAGAAAGAACCAACTTGAGATTCAATATATTTCAGTTCTTCTTTACCTTTTTCGTCTTTAACAATTTCCATCTCATGACCTTCAAAATCCCAACTGCCATCGTCAAGCTGATGGATTGCAGCTAACACAGGTCTGTCAGCAATTGTATTCATTGCTTTCTCAGCAGCATCCTTTGATACATAACTCTTATTTCTGTTAAGTCCTGTATGAAAAATTCTGAATTTAAGACGCATCATTCCACGATGATTTTCGTCTACGGTATCGTCTAGCTCAAAAGTAGTAGGCACTTTTAAAGCTAATTGATAGCCAGTATCTTTAGAATTGAATTTTGCAAATTTCTGCTCTTGACAGAATTTTAGTAAATCATCTTCAGTTAAAATTTTCTTTTTAATAACCTTTGGCATTATTTAACCTATTCCTCCTTTCTTTGTTGATATACCACTCAAAGTAGGAGAGTGGTTAGAATGTAAGCATATTGCTATGCTGAATTTTATTATTTGTATTTTCAAAAGTGAGAGGGCGGTTATTCAAAAATGTTGCCACGTTCCCATCTTGAGATACCAGTTTAAAACCTTCTTTAAGAAGTTTTTCCTTTGTCTCCTTGTCGGATGTTTTAATAAAATTGTATTTCATATTAAGACACCTCCTTTATTTATTATTGAGATCCTCGTCTCTCGTGCGAAGTCCAGCATCTGTAAGTTCTGTTTCGTCCTTTTCAGGTTTACCACCCTTATCATTACCTGTCTGAGTATAAGTGCTAGATAGTGGCTTGAATTTTGAACTAAGCTGCAAACAGTCTTCTTCCAAAAAGTTCATAGATAACGTATCTTTTTCAGACACACCATTCAATGTGTTATAAAGAATTTTGTTTGGCAATCCATTAGTGCATGATTCCAAGATTGATTTTCTAAAATCATCTTTCTGATAAATAGAGACATCAAAGAATTTGACTTTACAAGGTTCAGATATCCAACTAGATAAAAGTCGATTTACAATCGCTTGAATCTGTGGAATAAGAGTTGAAATAGAAAATGTAGAATCTGCAAGAACACCATACTTAAAAGCAGTAGAGTTCGAAGCGGAGTTTAGATTTAATATCTGAGCACCACCAGCCGTATTGAGAATTTCCTTTGTTGCTTTTTCAACTTTTGTAACATCGCCAGTTGCATCATCTGGAAAACTTATCTCGTGTAATTCACCAGGAACAATAGCAGCAGAGATATAGGGTGGTAATGCTTCTTCAAGCATACGATTGAAATACTGAATCATTATATCTGGATTCACAGCCCAATCATCTACATCTTTACCCATTGTCTTCATTTCAAGCCATACTAATTTATATATATTAGCTGCCTGTTGAACTGCTTGATAATCAGAAGCGTCCATAAGATCAATCAATGATAAGAATATAGGTGTAAGCACGGGAACGATAGTTTCCCAGTCTTCAGACCTAAATTTAATACATACATTATATTCTTCAGGAATTAACTGATATTTTTCATTTGTACTTTGATATGTGTTCCACATACTATTGAATGGTTCACCCCAATATTCAAGAAGTTCCTGATGACTACGGAAATAACTCATATCCATAGCTCCTGCAAATGAACCATCAGGAAACATACCTGCTATTTTCATATAATCTGGATCTAATGGAAGAACAAACATTCCTTGCCCCTCTGTATAGTAAGCACATCCATAAAATACATCTTCTCTTAAAGTGATAGACGCAGCTTTACGAAATTCATAATTCAATCCTAGAGTGTCAACTATATCAACTGTTTCTTGATACTTTTGTAATGTGGATTGCACATCATTTTCGCCTGAGATTATAAATGGGGGAACTATATTACGAATTGTAAGATCAATCTGATTTGCATAGTATTTACAAAGACGATAATAGATTTCTGAACGATAATAAAGATAACGAGATAAGCTTCGTAGATTCTTTTCATTAGAAGAGATATTCTTTATGTATGTTTTTACATCTTCCTTTGAGTAGTTACTGATTGACGTATATCTGGATGATTTCTGAATATCTCGAAGACTTGTAATTGCACTTGTTGCGTCTTCATAGCGTTCAAGTTTACTTTTGTTTTTTTCATACCATTCACGCATTTCATTTGCGGTTGGCTGTTTTGGAGTAGAAGAAGTGGTTTTCTTCTGTGAATTATTTATTTTAGCAGGTGCATTAGAATTTGCATCTACTTTCTTAGGTCTAGGCATATTTGATAATGCACCTCCTTAATTGTATTTTGCTTTACGGATTGTAAGCTTATTGATGAAACTTGTGGCATCCTCTTGTGGTCTTCTTTGTCTTACTTGATCTTGACTTCTTAATGTAAATAAAGCGTGTCCCATTAAAGCGAGACAGTACGATCTATCATCATGAAGAATGTTCTCAAAACCAGGAGCAAGGTCATACCTAATATTTCCATTAGAAGATTTATACTTGTACATGTGAGTTAATTCTTCCTTCATAGCATCAAGCTGTTTAAGACCAATTTCTTCTTCAAGAGATAATTTATAATTCTTTTCAACGACCTCACCATTTTCTTCTTCAAGCATAGTAAGATTTCCATGATAATCATACTCAGCAGTAAAACTAATCAAGTCCTGATCAATCATTTCACATAACTGCGAATACATAATTGCTTTATATTTAGCTGGTTCACGCATACGAATAATATCAATAGCGTCTGGATATCTTTTTACATATGGAACAGCATAATCATAATTCGCATCAATCAATCCATGATGTTCATAATCTTTTTCACCTTTATGCTTTGCTTCATAGAAATTATCAAAAAGTAGATCACATATCTGGGTCGCTCCACCACCAGAACCTGCATCAATGTATACTCCATGAATATTTTTATAATCAGGAACACCGTATCCGTTATACCTGACTATGATATCTTGAAGCATCGCTACCTGTTCAGGTGTAGTAAGTGGTTTTTGTGTTTCTTTATCAATCAAATTGATACCATTTACAACATCTAATAACCAACCACGCTTATCATCTCTATGTAATTTACCAATTAATACAAAACTATTATCTCTTTTTTTGGCAGGATCAAAGCAGATGATCATAAGAGAATTATCATCATTGATAAGCATTGGTGGTCTGACGACACTATTTCTAAGCACTTGTGATTTCTTAACTGCGATATCATCACCAAGGTCTGAATCAAATTTATTCATATACTCACGGGTAGCCTTAGTTGGATTCATCTTCATTTCTGAATCAATCTTTGCTTGAGTAAGTAATGGAACAGGATATACCTTTCCATTATAAGTAGCATGAAGAATTACTTCGCAATCTATATCTGCACAGAAATAATTCTTATCACCTGCCATAGAGTGCATTGCAGCTTCTTTATATCTTTTATAGAAAACATCATCCATAGAACCTGCTGAACTTGCACATACAACTTGATTTGGAAAATTTGGTGGAAGTAATGTTACGTCAACATCACCACCAAGAGCGAAGTCACTGTTCTGAGTGACGAATGGAAGAGTAGCAGCGAACATATCTTCAGATACATACGATGCTTCATCATAGAAATTAAGTCGGCTTCTTCGACCACGAGATCCATCAAAATTTGAGTTGACCGTAGCAAGAGAACTACCTGAATAAAGCTTAAAGGAATAAGAAGCTGGATCATGCCGAAATCCCTCACTGTTGGCACTTTTCACTAACTCATTCAAGAAAACGTCAGTTAATCCAGTAAAAGAAGCTATCTCTTTTTTAGCAATAGATTCTATTTTTTTCATCATACCTATACTTTGTGATCCTGTCGAACTCAAAATGTACCCTTCAAATTTGGGCAGGAGCATTGTTTTAGCCATCAAAAATGGGCTACCTAGAGTTGTCTTACCAGCATTACGACTCATACACCAAACAACATTTGGTGTAATCCATGACATCATAAATACATATTTCTGATAGTCAAGAAATTCGATACCGAAAAATCTTTCGCAGAATTTTACTGGGTTTCTGCGCCCCCACTGAATTATTTCAGAGAATTTTTTCAAACTCTCTAACTTTAATTCAGACATATCATAATAAGTAGGTTTTTTGAAAAAAGTAAAATTCTTTGGAGTAAATTCATTTATAGAATCACCCATCAGGACAATTTTATCATCAGCCATCTTCGATTACTTGCCCTTTCTCATCTATAAGACCTTTTTCATGTAAGAAATCTTTAAGGTCTTTATTTTCCTTTTTCAATAACCTACTAAATTCAACTGCATTATCTCTTTCTTTTTGAAGATTAAATAACAATCCTTTTTGATGAATAACTTCTTTTTCCCAATCGTTTTCATCAGGATTTAATTGTTTTAATTGGTTCTGATGATTTCTTGTCATAATATCTTCGATTGCCATATTAGTTTCATAATCGAATGTATTTACCTCAGAACCATCTAAATCCATTTCTTGTAATTCTTTTATGATACCAGTAAGAGTACCAGCACCTTTACTTTTTCTATTGTTATTATTTTCAGATATTCCGTTATCCTTTGCTAGTGCAAGAGCAGAGGAGAGCATATCTTTTTTTGTCTGTGTGAGAGATTTTACAGTAGCAATCATTTCTGGATGAGTTTGCAGTTGTTTTGTATACTGAGCCAATGTGTCATTTATATGTTTTACATCTTTAAATGACTGTACGATTTCGATTACAGCTTCCAATTTAAAACCATCATCTTTTAATGAATCGTCAAAATAATTTACCAACTTACTATATAAAAGAGGTTTGTCTTCTTCCTCTTCATATATAAAAGGATCATAACCAAGCATTCTAAGAACACTTCGTTTATTTTTAACATACATATCTTCAACATCTTCGGACACTTGCTGTGGTTTCTTTTCAAAATTTTCCGCAATATCAGTTGTCACATCATTCACATTTTGCTCACCAAAATCAGATTGGTCAAACGTCATTCCAAAATATTGAGGTAAACTTTGCAAACATGTAATCATTTGACTATATCCAGTACCACGCTTCTTGCCACTCACCTCATTCGTAATAGCACTACAAGAGTTGTCATATAAATCTTCTAAAAATGGTAAATCAGCTTTTTTCATTGCCTCAATAACTGTCTCTCTTGTTTCGTGTGTTTCTTTGGTTTTTTCATCATATCCTGTTCCTATTTTATAAAGACATTCTTTACAAACAGGAATAAGACCCGATGCATTTTTTGGACTCTTATAAAATTTATCACGCCCTTTGAATTTTCCACATTCATGACAATAAGCACCATCTTTTATTTTTTGATACTCATTGACCAATTTTTTATAAGCAGAGCGACATTGTGTAACAGTCATCTTGCTTACATCTTCGATTTCATATTCTTTGACTCTTGGCACAAAGTCACTTCCTTTCTTTCAAATAAAATAGAAGAGTAAGTTTAAGCAACCGACTCTTCCTCATAATATTTCCATATAAAATTATGACTTGTGGTAGTTCTTCCTTTACAATTATTAATAATTGTACCTCTATCATAACCTAATTCATTATGTATATCAGTTATTGAATTCCATATTTTTATAACATTCATATCTAAATCATATTGAATAATTTTTTTCTTAATATGAGACATTTGTTTTTCTCTTTTTAATAAACCTTCTTTTTCTCCATTTTCATATAAATATGCTTTATTTTTATATTTAAATATAAAATTATGTATAGATTTTCTTTCGCCAATACAACATAGATATATATCATATGTTCTAAGATTTGATATTAATGATTCATCATAAATACTTTTAGAAGAACGAATATAATTACCATTTGAATCAAATACATCAACGGGTTCACAATATATATTTGCTTTACTTTTATATTTAGGCAATATTTCATTTAACTTATCAACATCTTTATCATATAACCAAATGCTATTTTCATAATAATCTTTTTGGAAATCACAACACTTGAAAATGGCGTTGTTTCTATAATTTGATGCATTTAATTCATCAAATGTCCATATTTTCAGCAAATCTCCTTTAAAATTATATTGATGATATTTTGCATATTTGTGATAAACGTCAGAATTTAATGGATAAGAAGACGTTTCTAAATCCTTATAGTCTTCTTCATAAAACCATAAACTATCATAAGCAAAATGACTTTCTGAATTTAGAGCAGTGTATATTCCAGCAATAGAAAGATTTAATGTTTTACCTGCCTTATTCTTGAAATCCCAATTTACAATTGAATTGTCTAACAAATTAATTTGAACAAGCGGTCTTTTTAAAGCATTGTGTGCTTGAGATAATTTTTCTCTTGCTTTAGGATTCTTCATTCTCTCTTTTTGGAGTTTACTCATTTTTTCAATATTTTCTTCTGTATGAGTATATCCCAAACCACCAGTTCCACCTTCGTTCATATTGTATCCGTTTTTAAATGAATCATAATATCTTACCCAATAACGCTCTCTTTGGTATGCTATATCATCATTTTTGCATTTTTCTACAATTTCAAATATAAAATTTTCTTCACCATATTTATTCCATGCTCTTTGAAGATGTTTATTGTGGTGAACACCTTTATTTAAATCTTTTCTATGTTCATCCCATCTAACATAAATATTATCAGATTTTCCAATATATTTTTTATTATTCAATTTGTTGGTTATTGAATAAACTCCACATATTATCTCATAATCTTTAGGTGTAAATCTTTTACTCATAATTTTCATTTCTCGCTTTCCACTCGCAAAACCAATTAAAATAGAGTGAGAGAGTAGTGCGAGTATCTACTATACCTAAGATGATCAGTCAAAGGCTTCTCACTCTATAATTCCAACTATCTGCAATCGAAACAGTAACAATCCTCTCATAGTTGGTTATATATTTATTCTCTTTTTAAATTCCATCACAATATAAAAAGAAGCCACTTTATACGAAATGATTTCTCATAATTTCCAATATTAAATTTCCAATGAAAGTGCAATTTATTTCACTTAGCACACCTTCTACGATTTGAACATAGACCTGACGATTTTGGAGATCGTTGCTCTACCAATTAAGCTAAAGGTGTATATAACAAAAGAGCCACTTCCAAAGAAATGACTCTTTCTTCCAAGCAAGCAGAAGAGTAGCAATAACCACTCAACTGCTTAATATTTAAATACTAACTCCTAAAGCAATAACTCCACCAGCACAAGGAAATGTTGTACTATCTTTGCTCATTGTTAAAATATTACCTTCAACAGAAAATTTGATACTTGTTCCACCATCGGTTTCTTTTATAGGAATAATCATCCAGCCATTATAAACATATAAAATCACACCGACCGAATATTTTTCTTGTCCCGCAGAAGAAGACCAATAAAGATATGCCCCATCAGAACTGTTCAAATGAGCTGTATCAGTATACGCATTTGCCCCTCTACTTACAGATAAAATAATTCTATTGTTAAAATTCTGCGCTGTTTTTTCATTGATTTTCTTTGCACTCCACGTTTCTGTAGTAGAAGTAGTAGATGCATCATTAATGGTAGTTTTTGTTTCAATGGATTTCTTTAAACTTACATTACTTTCGGTTGTCGGCTCATACATATGTGCTATATTCCCGATTTCAAGCATCGGTTTCATTACTACATTATCAACAGTAACGCCACTTCTAACAACAATTCGGATACCATACTGTAACAAATTAGACCTGTTAAGAGATGTCAACACAATTTTTGATTTTTTTGCATAAGAAATAGGCCTGATTATTCAGGCTTTTTTCTTATGCAACTATACTATATTCTTATATATTTCCATTACTCTTGCATAATAGATTTGCAAAAACTTATTTAAACCGGCTATTTTGGCTTGTTTCTTACTTTTTCCTTCATTCTCTTTTTTAATTATAAAATCATAGACACGAGTATCTGTTTTGGGCGGATGGGATTTCAGACTTTTCATAACCTCATAACCGGTTTTCCTTAATACACTGTTTCCGCGTTTGCTTATTCTACGTTTGGTGCCGGTATATTGTCCTGATTGATAAGGCGGAGCATCAATTCCCGCATAAGCAACTAATGCTTTGCCATTATGGAAACGTCGAACGTCTCCAATGTCAGCTATAAACCTTACACATAACTTTTCACCCATGCCTCCCATTTGGCGTATCGTTTGATATTCTGGTAAAGTCTTTGCAAGATTTTGCATTTGTGATAATATTTGTTCTAGAGCATAACCTAATTGGCTTACTTGCTCTGTTGCTACTTCCATACAGAGTCTGGTTGAAGGGAACTCTGTTGGTAGTGTAGGGATACCGTCTTCCGCCAAGTGAAAAAGCTCGTCTGCCTTTTCTGATTGGAAACGGTATCCTTTTTCTTTACACCATTGCTTATAATTCTCTCGAAAAATTTCTTTTCCCATGCTTTTTATCATATCAACATGATAGAATTCTTTGGCAAAATCCACATATTTCACTTTTGAGAATTGAACACTGCTTGCTGTATCCAGCGCTTCTTTGAAACCAGGAAGCATCTCATCCATCAAATGTATTACATTCTGTTTAGCAGCAATCAAAAGCTTTATGTATGTCTGATACTGCTTGGATAATAGACTTAATTCTGTGTAGCAGCTTGGATGAAATTTATATGGTTTCAGTTCACTCCAGTATGCCAAACCGTACTTTGCTAATTTTTTTGCATCAAGCGGATCTGTTTTTGCGCCATGCAGCATAATGCGTGAAAATTGTCGTATAATATATGCATTTTCAACACATACAAAAAAGCCTTTTTGATACAGAAATTGTGCAACCGGAAGATGATAATGCCCTGTTGATTCCATTACAATACGAATTTCTCCATCAAGTGATCCGATGTAATCAGCTAACATTGACATTTCTTCTACGGTATGCAAAACTTCAAACGATTCCTTAATAATCGTATTAGGATGTATCATGGCACAGACAGTGCTTTTCCCTTTTGATACATCGATTCCTACACTTACTATTTGTTTCATGCAAATCCTCCTTTTCTCCGCCAGACTTATTACCATTCAGACTTGTTCGTTACACGGATGTATTTAATCCAACCTGTTTAAACGAATGCTTATAATAAGAGGCGGAATAAACTCTAAAAAACGGGAGCTATGTCCCACCGCACTAGCCTTATCCGCCTTTTATTATAATAAAAATAAGCATGCGGATACATACATAATGTATCTACATGCTTATAGTACAAGCATCACTAGCAGTCCAAGTCATATTTCCATAATTTGTACTGATACCATAATTAAAATCGTTCTTTGTTGCATCAATTCTTACAAACTGGAAATAAATAGGTGCTTGGTAGCCGATACTATTAGACTGATTCACGCCATCTGACAATGTATAAGTCTGTCCAAGTTCCAGTGTTTTCCTATCAGAAGTATCATATGGACTTACCAATCTGAAATCAGATTCTTTTGTAGCTGTACCATTGACAGTGATAGTGCCATCGACTTCATTCACTGTATATGTAACTCCATTTGATTCATAACTTGTTCCATTATAATATGGATAGGATATTAGATTTCTTCCCTGTGAAGTTGAAACTTTGTCAATTGCATCTTTTAAATTTACATTACTCTCTGAAATAGGTTCATAGGCATGAGCGATTGTTCCCATTTCAAGTATTGGCTTTATTGCTAAATCAGAAACAGAAGTACCTTTACCAACATTAATTGATAAAGAATATGTATGTGTTGAATCACCAACAAAAGTCTTTGTCACTGGCGTGTCAGATACGTTTGCAACCGCCTTACTAATAGTTTCATCATACACATATACATACACGCTTTTTGGAAGTCCTTCACAACTAAGAGTATAAGAAGTATCACCAAGTTTTAATGTCTTATACGCAAAATTATAATAGGCATTATTCTCCGCAGATGCAGTTCCATTTGCTAAAACTGAACCATCTGACTGAACCGTATATGTTATTCCGTTTGTAGTCCTATTTGTTAAAGGATACGGAATTAGATTTCTTCCCTGTGAAGTTCCCACACCACTAAGTTTAGCCTTTTCTTCACTTGTATAATCATTAGAAGATAATTCTTTGCCTTCTTCCTTTACAACAAAATTAGAAATATCTTGATGTTCAGTAAGATATCCTGCATCATTTGTAAACTCAGACACATTTGTTGGAACTGTTGGAATTTCTGTCTTGTCTGCTTTATTATTTAATTTTTTATCAACATCAGTAGTCTTTGCATAATCAGTCAAATCAACAGAAGTATCACCAACACATTGTACAGTTCCATCAATAAGAAGATATTCTCTATACTTATCATTTCCAGTAACAGATTCAATCTTTAACATATAAATAGTATTCTTATCTGCTGTTTCTGGTTTTGGAATTTCTGTTACAATTTCACGTTTTAAATGGTCGGCATTACTAATCTGTTCTCCAACATATGTTTTTGTCGCATAAGGTGTGAGAGTAGTAGTAACATCTGTATCAGTCTGATAGTTACTGTCATTCTGTAAACCACTTACTTTAGTTGGAATATCAGTCGAATTAGCTTTCTTTGCCAATTCAGTCTTAATCTCTGTGTCATCATAATTCTTAACACTTTTTAATCTTTCAATCTCAGTGTCAGCAATCAGTGATTTACCTTTTACTTTGTCAACCTTACCGCTAATGTCCTGATGAGTGGTCAGATATCCCTTTGCATTTAATTCTTCATCAGTCACATATTTATCAAGAGATGGAATATCGGAAGTATTTGCTTTCTTAGCAAGTTCTGTATCAACATAATTCTTGTCAACATCTACGGTTGGTACAGTAATATCAACCGATTTGTCCTCCGCAACAGTCTGTGCGACACCATTGACCTTGATAGATTCGATGACATTTTCCTCGCCTGTAGAAGAACCTGAACCATTCTTTCCGTCTTTACCACGAAGGTTAGGTGTTGTAAATGTACCATCTACTGTGGTCACATCTAACTTATAAATCGTATCTGTGTTGTTTTCATTTTCTGTGATGGTTGGTGAAACGGCATCTTTACCTGCATCACCTTTGTCACCTTTTACTTTCAAGACTTCAAGCTGTTCCTCTGTAAAGTCATCATAAGTAAATGCTTTACCATCTTTCCCATCTGCTCCGTTTACACCATTCATAACATCAAGAGTGGAAGTCTTTGCAGTTTCATTATCCAATGTATAAGAGAATGTAATTCTATTTCCACCATTAATAGGAGTGATAGAAGAAATAGTGACGTTTTTACCAACGACTGCACCGCCACCAAGTACAGTTTCAGATGTAAATTTCTTGGCAGCGACAAGAGTTTCAATACTAATTCCCATACTTATACCTCCTGCCATCCATTTGAAAATAACATCATTACCTTTGTCGCGCCATTATTGCCAATAGTTACTGTCGAACCAATATTTGCATAATGGTTGAAATCTGAAAACGAACCACTTCCTAGCTTTTTAGTTGTCGGTAAATCTTTGACCTCATCAACAGAGTCACACACGAAACTGCAGATAATTGTATTTGGCTGACCGCCATATTCTGAACATAAAATCATTTTTCATTCCTCACTTTCTTTTTATTTAGTCGATTTTTTATATAACAAAACCGACTGTTGAAAGTCGGTTGAAAAGTTCTATACATATGATATGTTTTTACAAAGTTCGTTTAAAATATTTACATTACAAGAATAAAGTGCTACACTTATAATTACAAAAGCATATGAGGTTCGTTTATTATGGAAAATGAAAATAAACCAATTCAAATTACAGAAACTTCAATACATAAAGAAATAGATTTATTGCAGTCGTGTATAGAACGCATGTCAAAAAATTCTTTTTCATGTAAAGGGTGGGATTTGACATTAATTACTGGTGTTTTTGTTTTAATTCAAAATGGGATAAATTACGAGTATATTTTAATCACAATTCTTCTTGTTAATTTATGCTTTTGGGTGTTAGATTCAAATTACCTTTTATTAGAACAAAAATATAGAGATAAATATGACTGGGTTATTCAAATGAGAAAAAATGGGAATACAGACTTTCAATATGATTTAAACCCAAATAATCAAAACACAATATTGTATGCAAATAAAAAACGTAGTTTAATCAAAACGATGTTTTCAAATACAATATTACCTATGTATGGTGGAATTACAATTCTAATAATTGTATTCACAATAAAAACAATTCTGGGAGGTTAAAAGATGGGAAACAAAATTTTTGTATCTTACAAATATTGGGATAGTGATGTAAAAGCAGTCCCAAAGTTCACAAAGGATACGCCGAAGGTTCGAGATTATGTGTCGTGGCTTGAAGACAAATTTACCAACAGGACTGAACATTATTACAAAGGGGAGTCCGATAATGATGATTTGTCAAAGTATTCAGAAGCATATATTTATGGAAAATTAAAAGATAAAATCTTTGATAGTTCATTAACAATTGTTTTGATTTCACCAAACATGAAGGACTATCACAAGTATCAAAAATCTCAATGGATACCGTGGGAAATTTCATATTCAATAAGAAAAACACCTAGAAGCTCATACACGAGTCAAAGAAATGCCATTTTAGCTGTTATTTTACCCAATAAACATAATTCCTATGACTATTATTCAGAGAGTAGTTTGTTTCCGATATTAAAAGATAACATAGATAACGGTTATATCCCCGTAGTTAAGTGGGACGAATTTAAATACAATTGTGATAAATACATAAAAGACGCGTATCAATGTCAAAAAGCTACACCAGAGTATAAATTACATATAAACTTATAATCACAACCCCCATAATCCGTTTTATGGGGGTATTTTTATTATAGAGTCTGTTCAACAGTCTGTTCAAAAGTAGTAACATGACTTCTTGCAACATCAAGTAATTTCTTAATCTGTGCAATAACTTTTGTTTCATAAAGAATGACCTTTGCCATTGCTAAATCATGTTTATCTGTAAATACAGTACTATCTAACTCCGCATCAACAATTTTGTTTGCATCAACAGATAAAGATACTTCAAAGTTTTCGTCAATAGTAAACTCTTTATTGTTTAAATTAAGAGATACTTCAACAGCACCTGGATCAGATGAGATAGTAGGAATTTTATCAGTAATTACAAATTTATCCTTAAAATCAATATCTGCATATCTCAAAATCTGGGGTGTATCTTTTAGCATTTCAATTTCTGCATCGGCAGTAACAGTAGCTGTGCCAAATTCTGTCGGTTTAATTACTGTAGTATAGATATCATTTTCAATACTTCTTTCAGGTAAAATTTTCATTATTCTGTTGCCTCCTCGCTTAATAAATTGTAAAATTCTTTTAATCCGCAAATCATATTTTTAATAGTAGACTTTGACAAATTACACTGTAATTGTGGTAAATTCATATCTGTATCATTTACTTTAAAAACAAGACAATTGTTATCAAAATCAATACTCATACTTGCTTTTGTCTGATTACCAATAAGCATCTGTAAAGCTTTTAATGTTTTTCCATTGTCACTTGTAATGCTTAACACGTCGCCAATCTGTAAGTCATTTTCTGTAACCTGTAAATAAGCCATTGTATATGCACTCCTTTCTGTTATTTTTTCGTTTTCCTTTTAATCGTTGAGTTGCGGAAACAGGACTCGAACCTGCATACTCTTGGTTATGAGCCAAGTGAGCTTCCATTGCTCGTCATTCCGCTATGATAATAGGAGAGGAGCGCAACCTCTCCTTATTGTATAGATTGGTAAGATCTACTGTCGATTAATTACCAGTCAACCGACAAAGAGAATGTTGAAAATTCTCTGATATGTAAAATCAGTATAAAGCACTAACTAGCTGATATTGCACTGTACACATGCAGTTATTTAGAATATGGTCGCTTATCAGCAACCTAATTCATGCTTCCTAATTATTCTCCACATATTTTCAGTCTTCGGAGCAAAGACCTCTCGATAAAGTTTAATGACTCTTATCCGTCAATTAAGGTTCTCATTAACGCAGAGAAGCACGAAAAACCCATTTCTCCTAAAACATCCAACTGATTTATATCTGTTGGCAGTTCAAAACTCTTGATTGGGATTTTGTCACGAAAATTATATAAAATTCGTTGCAGAGTTTAATAGATATACTGCATTAAGGTTTCGTGCGCACTAGAGCTGCTATAAAGTCAGCTCTACCAAAATGCAGTAATAGGTCTTATAATGCTACATGAATAGCAAATGCCAAGATGCGATACTTATATATTCTCTGTTTGGTAGGTTTTTGCTGGTAGAGAAACACCAATGGATTTATAAAACACCACATAACTGTTGCTTGTGCACTAAGCTATAACAGGATACCTCACCTGCAATGTTCTACATTGACTCAATACATATTCTAACCGTGTATTTCGGTAATGGGTCGCCCATTTAAGGGTTCTTTTATTTATTCGCTATTTTGGGAATATTTTGACATGAATTGTCGTAATATGATATAATACTTCATAAGGTGCTACTAAAAACGGTAGGACGGTTCTCTCCAATCTGGGAGTACAAGCCCAGTCTACATAGATGGTAATTGTGCCGTAGTTCAGAAAGGGGATTTTGCCAATGATAACTTTGTCATATGAGGCATTGATTGCACTTGTCGCATTATGCGGTGGTGCAGGATATATGCTCGGTAGAGATATACAGAAAGCAAAAAAGTAATCGTCCACTGCCAATGGAATAACGATTACTTTTGCTTAGTCAAAATAATTTATTAATTTCAGAGCAACCGTCTTGCTTTACGGTGGCATCTTTTTTGAATTATCTTTGATTCCTTTGTATTGTAACACATATTAAAATGTGGTGCAAGAGGGAATTAGACGAAGTGTTAGACGAAAGCTTCATCAGCATCCTCAGTATCTTCACGAATGACATACATCTGAGTTGTTTCGGAAGATTCGTGTCCCAAAAGTTTCTGTGCAGTTTCCAATGCACGATGGTCATAACATACCAGATTGGTCGCACGACTTCTTCGGAAATTATGTGGAGTCGTTCTCCTACCAACAATTTCAGAAAATTCATTTATACACCAATCATTGAATGCACTATATCCAATCTGTCGCACCTTTGAACCATCTTTAGTTTTTACGACAAACATATAAGGGCAATCATCATCGCCACGCACTTCAAGCCATTTCTTTAATGCGTCCATTACATCTTGTCCAAACTGCAATTTTCTAACCTTACCAACGGCACTACGTCCCTTGCAACGAATTTCATGCGTTTTATAAGATACAGATTCTACTTCTTGCTCTTTACCATCCTCATCGACAATTGTTACAATTTTTCTTTTAGGTTCATAATTAACAACCTCTTTGAGCAATTGCAAACTTTCCGCATGTCTACATCCTGTTGAATATGTGAACTTTACATATGCTAATTTCTGCCATTCTTCACGTTCAGCTAATACAGAACACAAGTGATCCATTTCATCAGGAGTCAATGGTTCTTTTGCAAAAACTTTACCTGTTTTTGGTACTTGCATCTCCGCAGTTACATAATTACGGAACATAGGATAGTCCTCGTCATAAAAATTCTCAATGAATTTATTCAATGCACTGACAGAAGACTTTTTAAATTTAATCGCAGCTTCAGATAGTCCACGATTAGCAAGAAAATTCATATAGCGAAGAAATTCTTTCTTTCTAATTTCTATACAGTTTTTGTTATTCAGATTATTTTTAACCCATACGAAGAATATCTTTAATGCAGACCTATAAGCATGTAAACTATGTGGTGAAAGATGAGTCTGATTACTGAGGTAATCTTCAACCATATTTCTATTAAACTCATTAACCTCTTCCCATTCCTCATCTGTAACTGGATCTAATTTATCTGCTATTTTACCATTCAATAATCTCACTTCCTTTCACATATGAAAAAAGAAGTAGGATAGTGGTAACTAAGCTACTTCTTGTAAAATCTCATTTATTTTATTCTGCAATATTTCTTTATAACTTCCGTTTTTCATTTCAGATGAAAACAGAAATAGATAATTACATTTGTTCTCTATAAGTATTTTTTCTTTGTATAACATTTTCTGTTGATACTCTTGATGATGTTTGTACTTGTATTCATAATGTCTCCAATCTGCTGTATCATTAGGTATAACACCTGCAATTTCAACATATAACTTTTTACCATTAGGCAAAAGCATACAGTAATCACAATTTGTTTTTCGTTTCTTATCACTATTGGTAAAAGTCTTATACATTACATCTCTAAAATATGATTTGTTATATTCATATCCAAGAGAACGTATATATGTAGAAAAATCAAATTCCATAGTTGATACAGCACGTTCACCATCATCAAACGTGTATTTAAAACTAAAATTATTTGGATTCATTTCAAATCCAAGACTTTTAATATAAGCAAATGTATCTAAACCTTCACGCTTAAATGCTTTTGTCATTGATTTATGTTCAATATTATTTTTATGATATAAACCACTTTCTAAATCTTGCCATGTAAGAAATTTTCTACCAGTTTTCTCATATAGATTATTTAACGCTTCTGTAATAGTATTCCTATAATATTCAAATGGATAAAGAGGTTTATCTGTTGGTGTAGGCATAAGACCAATTTCTTCTTTAGCTTTATTAAGACCACCAAACATTCTTACCAATACAATCATTGAAAAACCAGTTTTCTCAAGTGAAATATCTTCTCGCAAAATTGGTCTACCTAATTCTTTCTCAAGATTTATAAGTGCATTCGCAATATCTTCTTTTTCTTTTTTGAGCCTATTGCTTTCATAGCCACACCAACGCACGAAATCATCATATTTTTTTACATTTTTATCTGGACAATATTTTACGAACCAAATTGGATTTGGTAAACCATATTTATTATTCATTAACTCATTTCCGCATAAAGCATGACCAATATTATCACTTACTTCTTTAAATCTTTTGACATATAAATCATAATCTTTACTTTCTGTCCTTACGTGAGATACCTTACCAAACTGTAACAAGAAATCATTATAGGTGATACTATTTTCTTTTAATACACGAGTTATAATTCTGCCTTGTGGCATATTATGTTTTGAGTCACATTTTGAATATACTGGCACTTCACCGTAAGTATCAATAAATTGCTTATACAAAATAACCAAATCTTCATAAGTTACTTTAGTAGATTGGACTTCTTTATTTCCAACATTTAACATTTTTGTTCCCATAATTTTTTCCTACTTTCTCACCTACTCCAACACATAAAAATAGAATGGGAGAGAGGTAGGTGACTCTACTCTGTCAGCTCATGACTTCTGACAGTCCCATTCCATAAATCCCACAATCAGCTATGACACCAATCATGAGTACATATATTTATTCTCTGTTTCCATCACAGAAACATCAAAAGTGGACGACTGAGGTTACGATCCTCACATAGACCAATCTCGCCCATACAAAAAGAGTGTGCAGCATACACCACACACTCCCAAAAAATCTAAAATCCAAAAGCCTTTAACATCTTCTGTATATCTTCATGACTTAACTCATCGCTAGAGTAGTAAGAATAACTCATATAAGAGTCGCCATCTGACCTACTAGCAGTAAATCCGTGAGCATTCCCATTTTCGTCTTCAGAAGTATGTAAATAAGTTTCATCATGCGCAGGACAGTTCTTACACTCACCATCACATTCATCTTCCTGACCAAACAGAATAACTTCCTTATCCTCGTTTACACAATAATCAATAATATTCTGCTCAATATCACCATCCATATCAATGTAGAAAATATCTGTTTTATCAAGAATACCAAAGCCCTCAATAGGAACAACGGTGATTACACCATTGTCATCAACTGATACTAAATATTCGTCTATATTCATATAATCAACAAGATCAATCTCTTTAATACTTGTCTCATCAAGTGCAAGAAGTTCCTCCATAATATATTCAGCAATTTCTTTATTTACAATTACACCAACTGTTTTATCAGTATGATATAATCTATTGATATAAATAGAGATAATGTCATCAACTTTATCCTCAAGATCAATCATCTGAATATCTTCATATTTATTCTTCTTCAAACAATTCACGACCTTTCAGATTAGAGCTGCTTTGCAGTCTTTGACATCTTAAATGTGATTTCGTCATGTGCAGGAGTTACATATGTTTCGCCAGCTCTTTCACCCAACATAATCTTTCCAGTTCTTTCAGGAACTTCCTTGACCTTAAACTTACCAAGCTTACCTACAGGAACTGACTCTGTAGTATCACCCTTTAATGTATCTATAATAACATCTGCAAAGGTATCAAGTACAACAGCAATGTCACCTTTCTTAGCTCCTTCGATTCTTTCTGCGATTGCGCTTACTAATTCGTTCTTTACCATTTTTAATTTCTCCTTTATTTTCCTTAATTTATTTTGTAATATAAAAGAGGGTAGCGTACATATAAGGTACACTCCCTCAAATGTGACTTCGTCAGCCCAAAATAATATATTGATTGTAGCTGTGAATATCTGCTTTCACAATTACTCCAAGCCGAGCCGAACAGTGGGCTACAATTATTATTTAATTTAGTCAAGTTGTATATCGTATAAACAAATCAGTCCACCATCTCCAATAACGGATACGGTTTGTTCTGGTCTGTTTGCCTTGCGAATTGACATAGCATATGCATCCGCACCTGATACGCACCCTGACTGTATTACTTTTGTATCATATACTGTTTCCATAGCATTAGTATGTCTATGTCCAAGCAATACAATGTCTGGCTTAATATTGAACATCATTGTAAAATTCTGTACAACACTACTTGGTGAATCTTTATGTCCATGAGTAGCAAATACATTATTGCCACGAATATTAAACATTGCAATTTCTGGCTCAATTGTATTATTACAAATAGTGATATTTTTTACATTCTGCATTCTTGCCTTTAGATAAAAAGGTAGCAGTATGTCCATATTTTCGCCATCTAAAGCTTCTTCTTTCTTAGGGGAAATCCTGGAATGATTACCAGGCGTTGTATATACATAGATATGATTAAAGTGATTTGCCATGCGAGAGAGCATAGCAGAAATCAGTTCTGAAACGTATTTAAACTGTTCCATTAAGTCCATATTGTTCTGTAATCGAAGATTATTATGAATAATTCCACTAAGAATCTCGCCAATTACAAGATAACAGTTTTCAGATTGATGCATTCCACGGATATCTAAAATATCAGAGATGAATTTTTCAATTCGTTTCTTTAAAATATCTTCATCAAAATCATTCTTCCAATTATGTATCTCAATTCCAGTATGAATATCTGTTAAATGCACAAGTAAATCTGTTGAACTGTTAAATGACGTATAATGTACTGAAATATTCATTGGTTCAACATTTTCACATATAATTCTTTTAACCATATCAGCATATGATTCTTTACGAGCCTCCTGCCTAATGAGTTTATTATATTCAACTCTAGCATCAGATAGTTTTATTTTCTCTCGTCTTAGTTCTTGAATTTTTACATCCAATTCACTATTCTCAGACATATTCTGATTTAATCCAGCCTTATACTTTTCATACTCACTTCTCATCTTACCTCCAAATGGAGTAGAAGAGGACTTACGAATAGTGTCTGAGTTACAATTAATTCCATATTTATCCTTGATTTCTGACCAATCGTAGTCATTTTCACCATCAATTTTTGAATCAATATCTGTGATAATCTTGTCATATGTTTCAAGAATTAGTCCATATTTTAAAAGTTCTTCTTTGAATTTTTCAATATTAAACAATCATTCACCAACTCTCTATTACTCTTCATCAGACGGAACATCCAGCTCCTCATCTGTCTTTAATGCAACAGTAAAATCAATTACCTGATTCTTAAATGAAGTAAGCAGATCGGCTACTTTTACTTCCTGCTCCATATCATTCTCATCTGTATATGTAATAGTAGTACAATCCTCTGAGAGTGTACCTGCCTTTACTGTTAACTTATCTGTAGTTGTTCTTGTGAACTTCAATTTACTAGCTGCCATTTTTCAATCTCCTTTTTCTCCAATAAAAATAGGAGAGCAGTACGCCCTCCTTAAATAATTTCATCAATTGTGCAATCTTTACCAACAATACAATCACAAACACCAACTGATTTAGCTTCTTCTGGATAAAAATACCATTCAACACGATATTTCTCATCATAAAGCTTCTCATCAATTTTTGTCTGTCCAATAATATAATTTTTTGTATGCACTTCAACTTGTCCTGCCTCAAAATCAACACGATCTTTCATTTTAGCAGTAGAATTCCATGCAAAACTTGAGCCATCATGCATGAGGAAAGTTGAATTTGGCATGGCAAAACGCTTCTTACCAGAAATAAAAATTAAGAATCCCATTGAATAACAATATCCCTGATTTATTGTATAGACAGGTGTTTTACTTGTCATTATTGCATCAATTAATGCATACCCATCGGGAACTGAACCTCCATTTGTATTCACATACAATAAAATCGGCTTTCTGCTTTCAACTGGAATATCTTTATCTTCACGATTATAACGAAGAATATGATACACAATAGTATCAATAACATCTGAATCAATAACATCGTTGATAAAGAGTCTTCTGTTTTCAAGGTCGTCTGTTTCATACTGCTCACCCTGATAAAGCATCATACTTGTTTTAATATCTTTCATAGGCAATTAAGCCTCCAATTTCTTAATATTTCTCTATAATGAGATTTTTGCACCGCTATTAACAGCAACAACTTTTGTAGATTTAAGACAATTAGATATTGCATCTTCTAAATCGTGCTTAAACTCAATTTTATTTGAATCACCATGGACTAAATAAATCTTTTCGCAATTTATAGATTTATAATAATTAATCATGTCTTGTCGTTGCATATGACTAGAAAATGACTTTAAATCGTAAATCTGTGCTTTATTCTTAAAAGGCTTACCATTAATATTGATTGTCTTGTTATCTTTACCATGTTTTATTTTCCATGCTAATGTATCTTCACCAGAATATCCCATAAATAAAATACAATCTGATTCTCTTGGTAAAATACTCTGACTCCACTTAATTGACCTCCCTGCTGTCAACATTCCTGAACTACTAAGAATGATTTTTGCACCTTTGTCTGCAATAGCTGCCTTACTGTTTTCTGGTTGAATAATTCTTTGAACATTCTTCCACGACATCATATCATCGAATAATTCTTTTTTATCACCTTCAAGAATAGAAGAGTAACAGTCTAACAATCTATTTGCTAATGGACTATCAATTAAAATTGGTACTTTGAAATTTGCATCTTTCCCAAATAAGGAATATAAAATCCATAAGATATATGGAGTTCTGTCAAGTGAAAATGACGGAATAAGAACTCTTGCATTGTTATCAACACAATATTGTTCTATAACAGACTTGATTTTTTCAATGTCTTTTTTATATGTTTCTTTAGTGCATTGTCTATCTTTACTGCAATAAGTGCATTCCATTATTGCAATATTGGCTGAAGATACAGGTTTAAAATCTTCGACAAAAACTCTTGTATCTTGTGTGGCAATATTGCCGAGGTCACTCGAAAACAGAATTTTTCTAGTATGTGAACCTCCATTTATATATACCTCACATTGTTTTGATAAAAGAATATGTCCAGCATCAGTATATCTAATAGCAAGTTCATCAGATAAATTTACTATTTTATCAGAATCAATTTCTTGAACAAATTCAAGTGTTTTATATACAATATCTTCGGTATAAAATGGTTCATAATTTCTTTCATTTTTAAGATTTATAACTTCAATATCTCTGCAATTAATATATGAGGAATCAAGCCACATTTCTTTTAGAATCGAAGTTGAACCTTTAGGTACAATTATTTTTGCATTACATTTCCCACGAGCATATAATGTTGGAATCATGGCTATATGATCTGCATGAAGATGTCCAACAATAATAAATTCGACTTCTTGTGGTTTTACTTTTTGAATATATTTCATATTGGCTCTGTAATTTTCCAATACTGTATGATTTCCCTGAATCATTCCGCACTCAAAAAGATAACAATGTTCAGAAGTTTTTATTCGAGTACAACTACCAGTAACACCTTCTGCGTTACCTCCAATTATTTCCACGGTTATTTCATGTTTTTTCTTTGCGATGGTATTCACACCGCCTTTCATAATTATTTCTCTAACTTAGCAAGTAGAGATAGATTTTTCTTGTTCTCACACAAATAATACTTATGTCTCCCATTAAGTTTACCTGTTGAGCTAATGCCCTCATATCCGAATGGGATACCCATTTTATTAAGTTTGAGAGCTGTCTGTTTACTAATTAATAAAATAATTTTTCACTTCTTTCTTGATTTATTTCCTGCTGAATAGCAGAAGAGAGTGAGCGTGGAGGGATTTGAACCCATCGACAACTCGATTAAAAGTCGAGTGCTCTGCCAAACTGAGCTACACACTCTAAATAAAAAATCCCATACCGAAGTATGAGATCCTTACTTAATATGAGCTGAGATATTTGACTCAATACACTAACATCTACTGTGGTTGGACACAGTTTATCACACAAGCGATTAGCTTGTAGTTAGCAACAACACCGATTTTGACATAATCGGCAAACTCTTACCACAAAGTATTATAGATTTTCTTTCTGCACATTCTTCCTTGCGAGATTCATAGGTTGCAGCCTATTAGAGTTGCACGTACTTGTACTTTCTCATATAACACCTTGCGAGTGTTACATGTCACCATATTGCAAGTGAATAAGTTGTTTTTCTCTTTGTGGTCGCACACACTTTTGCTGTTTTGTAATCTTCTTTTAAATATTATTTACCTAAAATAATTGTTCTCTTTTCAAAAGTATGTACTTATTATGGACGATGAGGTGTACATTTGACCATCCGTACCTTTTGAGTACAGCCCAATCATCACCATCCTGCTCGGATTGCGATCTCCTTACTTTTTGATTCCATCCCTGTTTTTCAACTTAAGAGATATTACCAAAATCCTACCAGCGGTTATACTTGCGGTATTCCCACCAATAGTACACAAATCATACCCACATTTCTGCGTTACTACAGTGCCTATTTCAAGACACCCACCAATCAACCATATTCGCCAACAGTTGTCCTTGAATAGAAGGTTGGGCGTAGATTTTATGTGTTTTCCGTCAAGCTGTATTGTACAGTCGCAGCCTTATAATACGATAAGAACCACTTTATACATGTCACCATGCTTATCTTAGAATTTTCATCCTCTGATCCGAAACCGACCAGTTCCCACATAAAATGGGAGAGTTGCTGAAGCACAGGAGTCGAACCTGTTATTTCATGAGAATGAGTCATGCGTGATAATCCGTTTCACTCGTCAGCAATAATATATTTGAGAATAGTCGGCAACCGTACTACAAGAATTGTGGCACAGTTACCGACACATATAAGAAGAGGAGTACAATATGAATATGTACCAATCTTAGAAATGATTTTTAGAATTGTTCAGAACCGCCAATGATTAGTAAGCGATGGGAAGTTTCACATTGAGTTCTCCGTCTCAAACATTAACGTTCGCATTTATGGCTGCGTACACCACATGCATTTATTGTAGCCTCAGCATGATACGAGATCCAAATCACTGTTCTGAATTTAATTTGTATTATATGGTGTCCGTTTAGGACATTGTTAAATCGTTGTCTCTCGACAATTATATATTCTCTGTTTTATCAGCCAAGAAAGCTGATTTCATTGTTTTCCATTACTGATATATACGAAGCTGAAAATGCTTATAAGTCCTTATTATTCAATTAAAACTCCAATTTCTCTAAATCGAACATTGTTTTTCTCTTAATTTTTTCATACGAACTAAAGCTTTTTCTCTATCAATGATTTTTCCGCATTCTTTACAATACTTAACACGATTGTTTGTTTTTTCAATAATTGCACCACAGCATTTACAACGAGAATATTTTTTATGATCCCTAATTCCATAATACTGTTTTTGATATTTTCTTATTTCTCCATCAAGAGACTGGTTAATATATCTGACATAAAAATTATCCTCAGTAATAAAATCATAATTGTTCACAATCTGAGTTTTATCTTCGTATTCCTCAATCAGTTTACAATTATCAAAGCACCTTCTTAAAAATCCTTCAATAACCTTTTTATACTCATTCCAAGATAATGTCATTTTCTCCATTTGAAAACGTTGTTTGAGTTTTTCAGCTTCATCAATCACATCATCAATTATATTTGTAACTGCATCAGCATCCATTTCAGTTCCAGATAACCAATCGAAGTACATCAGTTTTGGTTTCTTTAATAAATCCATGTACTCCTTATTAAGAATTACTTCTTTATCAAAATATCTTGTATAGATATTATTGATTTTCTGCCTGATAATAGCACACCAGTTTTCATCTTTAGTCATTGACTTGTAAAATCTATATTCAATTCCAGACCATGTATCAAATACTTGTCCAAGTTCTGTATTAAGCAAATCCTTTCTGACCTTAAAATGAATTGTTTTCATATATGTACGTCTTTTATTATCAGAAGCCCATATTGAGGAACAGAACGAGTTGAATATCTCGTCCTTTACCTCATTATTCTCTGCTTCTTTGTAATCTTCTATAATTTCATATAAAAATGTTTCATTACAGTTGTAAATATGTATCACCTACCTCAAATTCATAGTATTTTCCAAGATATTCATACGAGTTGTCTGTCTTATAAGGAACTTCTCTTATTGATATATTTCTCTTTGGATTTGTGTTATTCTTGAGATTTTCAATGATATAATTACCATAAGCCGACCATGCAAGAGATTTACTAATAGAAACAGAAGAGTAAGAAGCTTTAATAACATAGTTTGCTATAATATTTTCAGGCAATCCAATCTCATTTAGGAGTTCTGCCTTATAATCATTTACGACTTCATCCATATTAAATTTATGGTCTTCATCATCCGACTTATCTCTATGTAGATTCAGATGCTGTTTAATATCAACCGCATACATATTTATAAACTTCCTACATTTCTTTAAGACTTTTCTATCAGACAAATCCAAATCATTATCAATGATTAAACATCTAGTATCAACCAAATCTATCTTATTGTCCCATAAGATATTTTTCTTTTCCCAAGTTTCAATATAGTCACACAACTCATTCATAGGAGAAGGAGAGTGGTATGCATTAAGATATTCTTTGTCTTCATCCGATGCGTCCTTGTTTTTTTTGATTATATTCATATAGGATTTCATTTTTTTAGGATAGTTATGAAGTAAGAAATATGGAAGTTGTTTAAGATGCTTTCTAAGACCTGAATTCATATGCCATCTGAATCCCGTTTTGAGGAAGTCAATTTCTTTACCCTGAAAAATTCTTAGAAGAGAAGAGTAATCAGAATATAATTTTTGAATATCTGGATTAGTCGTATATTTATTCTCTATACTTGTGGCAACATTAGTAATTTCACCAATACGATTATCTCTTGTCATTACTTCATACTCAATAAGATTCTCTTTTGTATATGGTTTTGATTGAGCAGTTACTTTGTCTTCAATATCAAGTATGATATGCTTATCTATCTTTGAATCAATAATGATAGGATCGTTGCTTAAATAGAAAATATCCCCATCAAAGTCTGCGCCTCCTTGCTGTGGAGCTGATACATCATACATATTAAACATTACTACATCTTGGTCTTTAAAATAATCAAACCATTTTGTAAGAATGTCATTTCGTACAATCTTAATCTTATTTACTTCTGACGGATCAACAAGCGGAGAACGGAACGAACAACAATAGCCTGGTTCAAAATTTGCTGTATATAATTCTCTTTCTCCAAGACAGCCAACTGGTTCTTCACCAACGGCATACTGAAGATAACCAATCATATCACCAACACCTGTATGATAAAAACCTGAACAATAAATTTTACCAACCTTTGCTTCATCAATAGACTTTTTAAGTTTTCTATAAATAAATTGTTTAACGGCAGGATCTTTCAGCATAACATCATTTACCAATGCAGCTTCAAGATATTTACTTTCTGGTTCATAATCTTCTGTATCAGTAATTCCCATGAATTTATATGTATAGAATTTATCACCTTTAATGATTTTTTCATACATATTAGTGGTATATTTTGCAAGCTTAATGATTTTTCCATCATTCTTAGAATCTAATATGTCATAGTCCTTTTTTGTTTTATCTGTATAACATTTGACATATTTATCATTCCAAAGATCCAGACATTGTAAATACTGAAAATTCATTCGTGTATATTTATTTAAATGCTTAATATGATGACTGTATTTACTGATTCCAAGTTTGAATTCATACTTTCTGACAGTATTCATATATTCAACCCATGCATTTTCGCCATAAGTTGACTTAAAAATCTTGTGCCCTTTAAACATTGAAATATTCCAAATGCAATCTATGTCATCAATGTTATGAATATGCCCATAAATGTCAGTAATGGTGGTGTAACCCCATTCTTTAAGAATTTGTTTAAATGGTACATATACAGAATATCCTTTAATAAATGGTAAACGCACCTGTGTTCCAATAACTTTATAGTCTAATCCAAGTTGCTTACTCACAGTATTCATAAAGTTTTCTTCATGACAGCCACATCCGTCAAAAGGTGATAATCCAATATCTTTTAATCCTTCTTCAATTTCTCTGGTTTTATATTTCTTTTTCTTACCAGTATTTTCATCAACAAATTCTTTTTCTCTTTCAACTACATATTTGATAAGCTGATTTTTCAACGTTTTTTCATATTCGCCTATAATTACAATATTAGGCATATAATCTTTAATAAGAATACATGAACTGAATGGTAAACATCTCTGAGCTTCGTACTTAGAAATAACACACTCATCAATTTTAATATCCATCTGAGTAATCAAATATAACTCATCAAAAATTTCATCACATACAAATGCAGTAATTCCATCTTTACCTTGGGAAGCTGATTTACCAAAACGAGAGTAGTGGATTCCATTATATGTAAATCCATCATTTAGAATTCTTCTAAGAGATTCTTCCTGTTTTGGATTCTTTTTTGCAACAACCAACATAAGTTCACTTATATGAGATGATGACTCGCCACGAAGTCTCCGAATCTGATCAAATAAAGGAGAGTCACCTTGCTTGATAAGATATTCTTTTTTGATTTCTGTATCTCTATTAATTTGAATATTAAAATCTCCATCAATAAGTTCTCTTATTGGGATTTTAACTAATGTATACTGTACCTTTTTTATAATAATTCACCGCCTTAACCTAAATTCTCCCAAAATTCATCTTCAGAATCATAGCCACCATAATCTAAACTCTCTGCAAACTCGTGAGATGATTTTGTAGAAGCTTTGTCATAACATTGCTCCAATTCAGAACATTCTTCACATCTAAAATTGTTGTCAAATTCACATTCCGAAAGTTCATCTACAATCAATTCTTTCATTTATTCAACATTGTCAAAATTATTACTCATATAAAACTTACCTCCACTTATATATTCTCCAAATGAAATTTCTATTTATTCAACAAAATATACATCCACATACTTTATACCTTTGATTTCTGCAATTCTGTAAGAAGTAAATCCATCTCTTAATACAAAATCCTTATCAATAATAATAGTGGAAGCGAAACGACCCGTTTTCTCGAAATAGTTCATCTTCTCGTTCATTTTCCAAGTCTTAATATAGTTCCAACCAGGTTGAATAATAATGTCACTAAGTTTCACGGTATATGTATATCCTGTTTTATAATGTTTTCTAAACATCTTAAATAATCTCTTCATAAGTTATATTCTCCATTTCTTCGTAAGCAACTCCATCGTTTGTGGTATAATATATATGTTTTATACCTAAATCCTTTATTGCCGCCATGCAGCTTGGGCAAGGTCGAGATAAACCATATTCTTGATCTTTTCGTGATCTGTAAATATATAATTTCACTTTAGAAAAATTTATATCCATAAATCTAATTGTATTTAAACAACTAATTTCTGCATGTAACTTTGGAGCAAGATATCCACAATAAATTCTATTGTTTCTATATTTGTTATAGTATTTTTGTACTGGATGAGTTTTATTACTATTGTATCCGACTCCAATGATATTACCTTGATAAACCGCAATACAGCCAATATGTATTTTGTTAAAATCTGAATTTTTAGAAATTTCTTTTGCTTTCTTAAAATATTGATAGTCCTGTCTGCTAAACATAACTTAATAAGACCTCGATCTATTGAGTATATTTCTGTGACACTGTTCATCAAATTTCCAATCAGACAAAATTCTGCCTGTAAAATTTTGCGTATGTTCATAGTTAGTAGAAAAATCTGATGTGTAAATGTTCCCGCCATAGGTATTCTGATACTTATGGTTCTTTGATTCGATAGTTACTGTTTTGTTCATTTAATAGTTCTCCTTTTCGTTTAAATAATATTTTCTTCATTGCAATCAACTCCCTTTGAGTACTGCGTTATTTGGTTACATATGTTTATTCTCTTATTCGATACTTAATCTTGATAAAACTTTTTGCTTATATGCTTCATATTGCGAAGATACATAATTCCATTCTCCAATTCTTTCTTTGGGTCATATTCTTCTTTTGAACAAATATAAAAATGCTTATTCTGATAAATTATTTTGTATGGAATAACATAAATAATGTCATCTGTATGCCAATTTCCATCTGCATCTTGATATCTTGGCATTCGATGAGTGATTATTAATCCCATTTGTTCAAGTAATTCAGATGCTTTTGAGATCATTTTTGGTTTTACTCCTATAAATTGGGACATCGTCTCGAATTGAGAATGAAAAATTTCTGGTTTAGATTTTTTATTTTTTTCAGAATGACCTGTAATAGATGAAAATCTGTTCCACGTAAATGCTTTAATATATGAAAACACTAATAGAAGAATACTTTTATTTAGTGGTTTGTAAGATGATTCATACTTCATAATAGTTTCATATTCAAAATCATATACGATTCCATAATTCTGTTCAGGTATAAGTTTCTCTATATTTAGCATTGAAGATTGAAACGTATTTTGTATATATTTCATTTCATCAAAATCAATAATATATCCATTTGAAAATAAACATTGCATTGACTTTAAAAACTTGTCATATATTGATTCTCTATTTTTATGCCTGTTCCAATTAGGCTGATATCCACTCCATTGAATCATGTAAATAGGAGAGTAATTCACCATACCATCCCATGTTTGATTATAGTTAAGATAGAAGAAAGCTGAAATTCTATGTTCAGGGTATGTATTTTGCAGAATTATTTCTTTTGGAACTCTTACGTTATGAATTGGTACTCTAACTTCGGCTGTTGGAACTGATGGCGATTTATTGTTTTCCGTGTTATCACTTCCTTTCATTTTAATATTCTCTACTTTGATACAGTAAAGTATGTCACATCAGAGTGTGACATATCTTGCTAAAAAATCGAAATATATGTCACACTACAGTGTGCCAAATCAGCGTTCTTTTTATAAAGTATAACTGTATATATTAAAGTATAACTACTATCGTGCTTATTTTTCGCTCACGCTTCAAAATAAGCACTCTTTAATTTTTAGTTGTTTTGTTCTGTTTATTTCTTTTTAAAAACCTCTCAATGGTATATTCTCTTTTTATTTATGAAATATATGGTATAATATTTACATCAGTATAAGAGAGGAGATGAGATTATGGCTAAATCTGATAAAGAGATTACATCAGAAATTGTTTGTGAGTACATTCGTGCTTGGGGTACACAAAATAATTGTGTACCTGTCAAACGTACTGAATTGGCTGGGCTTATAAAAGATGTTTATGATACAGTTCATTCTTTAAAAAAGTCTGAATCAGATTCTGATGAAGAATAATTTTTATGTGGTCTGATCATTGCTCTTGCTTTTATCAATGAAGCAAGAGCTTCGATTTCATCACATTGTTTTGTTGATGTTGATCCTTTACCATACATGTTACCGATATTCTTAGAAATTGTTTCAATAAGATCTGTTACACAGTCATCAATTCTTTGTTCATTTGTCATTTCAAATTCCTCCATTATAAATAATTGTGTCTATTTGTTACATTACAATATTCTCCGTCTTAAATTTTCAAAGTTGTGAATTTGTATAGGTCAATATCTATATAGACTCATATTATCAAGAGAAGAATATTGCACTTGTATTCGTTTCACTTCGTACAAGATCTTTAATTTTTGGTTGATGTAATTATTCCTTATATAAATCTGCTGGCGTCAAACATATTGTAATAATATTAACGTAAATACAATTGCTCCAATAGACCATACATTAAGATTTGACCCTAGTCCAAATAAAAATGTTACTAAAGTAGCAAATATAATATTCTTAATCGTATTTTTCTTCATTTTCGAATCTCCTTTAGCACTTATTATTCACTCTTATAGATATACACAGTCACTTTTATATAATCTATTCTCTATCTGAATAATCATTTTGTTCTAAATCAATATACTTGGCAAATATATCTTCTAAAAAGAATACTGACATCTTATCATGATACATTTCATAAATTTCTTCACCTGATATACTTTCCAAAAAGTTATTTCCTGTTTGTCTTTGTTTCTGTAATGCTTTGATTTCTTTCTGATATTTACTATTTTTAATTATTCCTCCAATTTTTCCACAGATAATACAATAACTGCTCAATGAAGTATGTATACGTTCTTTTTCTTCTTGAGTAAATGCATTACTTTTAAAATTCCATTTGTTTTGAATCAGACATTCTTCATAGTGATGTTTATGTTTAGACTTGCGGTTACTCTTGGAAATGCTACTCTCTGTTGACTTGAGATATTTTGGTATTTCATTTTCTGTTTTGCTGTTAATTGGTTTCATACTAAATTCCTTTCTTTGAGTAAGTGATGGGGTAGCAGTAGGATACTGCTCAATAATATATTCTCTGTTTATTTCCTGTTTTGGCATAAAAATAAGACAGACGAAATCAATCATCTGTCTTTGATATCACGCTACGTTTAAATAATCAAATAGATAACCAAGTAGACTCTGGCTTTGCTATTAGTCTTGCATTGTTATATGCCATATCTAATGTTAAACATGTATGTCCCTGGTATGAGTTATCTTTTTTAGTGACTGCAATTGCTACATCAGGTTTATTATCTGACATTAAACATAAGGGAAGTAGTAATTGTATTTTACCATCAAAATATTGTGGAATTGCTAGTTTATAATTTGCGGAAACTTTCTTTTTCATTGTGTCTAGTGCGCCGTTTAAAATATTAATCTTATTGGCACTTTCAAGAAAAGCCTTTGGCAAACGTTGTTTGTTCTTTTCATCATCAAGTATGTGAGTATAATGTACATCTATTGGATAATGCCAATCAAAAAGAAGTAATTCTGGCTTTTCAAAATAATTTGCTCTTTCTGGTCTTTCTTTTATACCAATACGTCCGAGTTCATATCCAGTAAGAAATAGTATTTCTGTTCCTGATTGATATGTATATAATTGATCGTAATATTTATTAAATAATCCTGTATTGAATAAAGCATAATCCTTTCCTATTGTTATTTTCTTTTCGGAAGTCAATTTATCATATGTTTTCACTAGGTAATTAGCCAGAATTCCATTATTAGGGTACGTTGGATTAGACCAATTTTCAAAAATTGCCATTTTAGCTAGTTGATCAGTATAATTATTCCAGTTTACTTGAAAATATGACATATATTCTGCTCCTTTAGTATTTTTAAACGCTTCTTTAAGTATATCATATTTCTTTGATTTGTGAAATGGGAAAGTAAATGTGTTATCTGGTTTGTATAATTCAAAGGGATATAATTCATATTTTTGTAATGCTTGTGGTATGTATTCACCTTGTAATTCTTTATATGCTTTTTTATATGCTTCTTGTGTGGTATTGGCATATACCAAATAGATATGATCATAAGGTTCATAACAATATGCTGCTGTTGTTGGTATTAAATATGTATTCATTTGCTAAATCTCCTTTGAAATGATTTTTTTTGTCTTTCTATATACATTATTCTCTGTTTAGTAGCGCAATTTTCATATAGTTTTTGAGTACCAACCCCATATATTAGTGGTTATATTTGTTCTGAGAGAAATAAGAGAGTTTTATGTTTAGGAAAGGATTTTATCATTGAAGGTATTTTGAAATGAATTTGGGTCGATTTCGTGAGATTTAAGCTAGAGATTGAGGTATGAGATTGAGAGGATATATTGGTAGTAAGGTTAAGATTGATAATATAATTTGTAATTTTTACTGGGAAAATGCTTATCGATGAAAGTGCTTATAAATAAGGAAGTTTTTGGAATTGTGTGTGGATTTTTGGTGAAATGGAAGTTTGATTTTTGGGTTGTGAAGTGTCTGAAATGCTTGATTTTAGTGGGTTTTGACGATATAGGGTACGATAAATGGTAAATTTTGTCTGAATGACAGATTTACCTTATTTTTATGGGTTTTTTGATGATTAAGAGGAGGTAAATTTTTAGAGTTGGTGTATAGATGAACCTGCTATGTATAATCTGATAAAATACAACTATCTTTCCAGTTTTTGCCACCCCCGGACACCATAAAGCCACGGTATTCCTATATTTTTCCGTAGGATTTTAGATAGAACAAATGTTCGATAAAATCAAACATGGACTATCTGAGCAGAACATACTCGAACATATGTTTGCATTATAATTTTATCGTATTTTTTTAGATTTATTATTGACAACTACAATAAATCATAGTATACTACAAGTAAATCGAACAACAACTTACTTTCCAAAGTCTTGAAAAGCTTTTTTCAAAAATAATTCAAAAAGTTGTTGACAACTACGAGAAGTTGTAGTAAGATGTAATCAAGTTAAGAGATACGAACCACACAACAAACGGTTAAGGCGCTGCAAACTCCGATAGTTGCCAATTCAATCTCAAAACTTACTTGACAAGGAAAAGTCGTTAAAACCTCATTACATATAGGAAGGCGGTGTATCCTATGTCTATTCTAGGAATCTTCCTACGGATATTCGTTGTGATAGTTGTGGTAGCAACTGTTATAAATGATATATCCAATAAACAGTAGGAACACCGCACGGCGCAAGCCGACACGAAAAGTGATAGCTTACACTCTCAACAAGTCTATTCTATCACAATTCGTGAAAAATTCCTAGAAAAAGTTTGCACATCTTTAAAAGTGCCTTTGCAGGTAGGTGGCAAGTGTTACGGCACAACCCACACCATGAAACAAGTTACGGCTTGCGGATAACTATTTGCATTGCAATCCGGGGTGAAAATAGAGTGCCTACGTTCCCCAACTCGTAGGAATTGAATATTGAGGTCTGTATCTATATCCTAAAGGGGTTAGAGGTCATGAGTGCTCAAGACTAAGCATGAATACTCTTTAGGGGTGTACGAAAGTACAACGGTGTGAGGCGCACCAGGTAAGGTGAGGAGGACGTTATAAAGCTACCAGTCTGCAAAGATTGACAGTTCCAAGTCTGTTAAAAGCTGAGGATAACAACGCACACAATAAAAAACACATAGCACCGATTGCGTCAAGTCGGAGAAAGAGGATATCATGAGTAAAACAACAAACACAACAGTAACAACAAACAACGCTAAAGTTGACTTTTTCCAGTCAGCACGCACACTGTCAACACGGACTTCAGAATTTTTCCGTTGCATTATCAAAAAAGCCGAACTGAATACAATCTATGGCTCTAAGATTGATACTAACGAAAAGAGCATCGCAGCTATTGAAGACATGCTCGAAAAAGGTACTAACCTTGACGTAACCGTTGAGGATCTGAACCGGATGCGTGCTAATTATGTAACTATCAATGAAGGCTTAAAGGTTGAGTGGGATAAGTTGCTCAAAGAACAGGCTTCTTTTGAGTACAACGAACACGACAAAAAATTCCGCAAAGCTATGAAAGATGCTAAGTCTTTAGAAGATGTAAAGACAGCAGTAGAAAACTTCTACAAAGCATATAAACTTGAGGTATCAGGTACAACTTTTGAGACAGCAGTTCTTGAGTCAATCGGTAAGAAAATTGATACAAAAACCGTTGTAAAGTCTAACGGTACAAAGGCTCTTAAATATGATGTAACTAATGCTTTAAAGAATCTCTATGGTGTAGGCTTTGAATGGATGGTTGAAGCAGGAACTATCAAACCTGCCGATATTCCAAGTGTATTGACTGACAAGTACACAAAGAAATCTAAGAAAAACAACAAATAATATGTAATCATAAATGTATAGTTAGAGAGGGCAAGGCAAATACTTTGCCCTTTTTATAGTATACATTTTAAATTCAAGGAGGATAAAATCATGGGTAAAGATAGAAGCATGGCAATTAAACATGCAAAAGCGAAAAAGGAAGCAATGAAAGAAGTCATGAATAATCAAAATGACTTTGCGCAGACTTCATGGGGACTTACTGACAATATGCGTAAATGGTTCAGGACAAAACCGTATGCATTAACATACGGAAAATAAAATGTTATTGCTAATCATAGCAAACTATGATATATTGGAGGTGATGAATTTTGAAGAGGAGGTAGCGTTATATGATAACTTATTATAAATTAGATTCTATTTTAGAAAACAAAGGGATGAAAAAAATTGACTTGCAACGTAAACTAGGAATTAGCCCATCTACTATGGCAAATTTTAGTAAAAATAAATATGTTGCAATGTCTATCATAGATAAAATATGTAAAGAATTATCTTGTCAGCCAGGAGATATTATGGCTTATGTTGACGAAAATGAAGCTGAAAAAGCCAAACTTGAAGCTCAAATCCAGGAACTCCAAGCCAAACTAAAACAAATGTAACTGCGTCAAATATAACCAACACACCCACAAAGCACCCAATTTTCGGGTGCTATTTTTATACTCAAAAAACAAACAATAAGGAGGAATTATTATGTATCAGTACACAAACAAAAACGGAGAAACTTTTGGGATCACACATACGGAGAGTAGCACAATGGCTTACATCAATGGTTCATATGTCGCACAGGCAGAAACAGACAGAGAACTTGAGGAAGTTCTTGACCATTTCTCACACACAGATATTAAGAAAACGCTTGATTATACAGGAATTACGAGAGAATAAAAGACTGCCGATTAAGGCAGCCTATCTTTTAAAAGTTTTCTTTAATTCTGAACGGAAAGCGGTGTTGTCAAAAACATCAACATCATTTTCGATAATGCCTAATTCTTGTAATACTTTACAAGTAGTACGAATAGAAGTAAAACGATCAAAGTCACTGATAGTACGCAAAAGCTTTACAGTTTCTGCAACTGTAATTGTGTCATTCATATCTTTTTTAATTGTATCATGAAATGCAAATTCAAAATTGATATCTTCACATTTGCACGATTCTTCAGAAGCTAAAGCTAATTTTGAAATTAGTTCACTGGTTTTAATTTTATCCATAAAAAGTACCTCCTTTTGTTTCTTTTAATTATACAAGGGAGATACTAATAAATCAAGGTACTGTAAGCAGCATAGCTATTTTTATACCCAAAATTAAGGAGGAAACCATCATGTCAGAAAAACAGAAAGCAACCCATAATGCCTATTGCGACTATGAAATTGCAAAAGCAAAACAGCCATCACGGATCTATTCAGTCCGACCGCAGAAACCAAGAGGAATCAAAACGCATAATAAAAGCAAAGCGATGTTAGCACTTGAGTTAGCATCGCTTTTTTGATGCTCAGAAAGGAGAATATATACATATGATAATTATTGCATCAAACGGACTTGAAGTAATCGACAATAGACCAGAAGCAGAAATTGCGAACTCAAATAGGCAGCATTTTGAAGAACGCTATGCCAACGAACAGAAACACAAGCTTGCAGAGCAGTTAAAGCGAAACAAACATCCATTCGCTGCAAGGCTTATGTCTGCATGTGGAATGTTATAGAAAGGAGATTCTAATATGTATCAGTTTGGATCTAATGAGTATGGAAACAAAGGTGGATTTAAAATTACTTGTCAGTGTGGGCGAGAGGCACGTATTGTGCCAATTCACTGCCGAGATAATGAAAAACTTAAAATCACGCTTGAGATTCGGTGCGTTTGTGGGAATAAGTACGGCGCAACAATTCATGAATAAGGGAGAACAAAATAATGAACGAATTATTACGGAATCAGATATTAAAGGCAAACTACTATGCCTTGCTTTTAGCAGTATCTAAAAATGTGTCAGCAAAGGAAGCATTGATCGAGATGGGAATCTCACCAGATGTAACAACTAAGGAGGTCGTAAATGCCTAAAAGATACACAGTCCCAAACGGATATATGGGATTTACAACAAAAGGTTACATGCTTTTTGAAACTGAAACCGCATATTATGAATATCTGCTTGCGGAGGTAGAAGTATGAGTGAAGATCAGGTAAAAGAAATCAAATACAATCTTTGCGTGAATTGCGGTGATAGATGTTGGTGTCACGGAATGCAGAGTTGTGCGGATGCAAACAAATATGTAAAAGAAGAGAGGAGAAGATGATATGCAGAAAGTAGATTTTGTTGAGGGAGAATACATAAACAAAGAAGATCTCTTAAGATACCTCAGAATCCTTGATTATCATATGTTGAGAGAAGAACTGATCGAGAAGGTGGGAGAAATGCCGGCAATAACATTAACAGAGGGAAACGCCAATGATATCTGGGATAGCCGGATTGCAAAAATCATAGAATAAATGTGTGAGGACGGAATTTCCTGATTTTAGTTGTTGGAAATCAGACATGCTCAAGAGTATGGCATTCGAAATAGCGAACTAAACGGCAAGCGAAAGCAAGCCGTTATTTTTATGCAAAAAATATTATAAGGAGGACACAATTATGTGTAAAAGAGTTTATTTAAAGGCAAAGGAAGCAGAAATGGAAATGCAGGAAGCACGGAATGCTGAAGGATTCACGGGTAAGAACGAGAAACTTTTAATCGCAAATATGGTAAAAGCCGCACGGAACAACTCACGGATCGGAGATAAACTTCTCATGGTGATTGATCCAAAAGAAATCCATATTCCAGATTGGCAGAGACGGATCAAATTGGAAAGAGCTTATGCAATCGGGAACAATTATAACTCCTATAAATGGGATGAACCGAAAGTATTACTTCATAACGGCATTCTTCTTTGTATTGATGGTCAGCATAGAATTTATGGCGCATTCAAGGCAGGTAAAGAAGATGTGGTTGTGGAAGTCATGGAATGCAGTCTTGAAGAAGCGATTGACTTATTTCTTAGTCAGTCAAGTGATCGTGCAAAAATGCAGCCAATGGACATTTACCATGCGGCTCTTGCAGCAAAGAAACCAGAATATGTGGCATTGCATGACATTTGCGCAAAACATAATGTGGCAGTAAAGGGAGATGATGAGAAAGAAAATGTTGTTGGTACATTTACATCTATCTCTGACGGAATCAAGTGGTGTAACGGAAATGCCGATTTACTTGATTCTATGCTTGGATTACTCGGTAAGCTTGAATGGAACGGATATGCAGACACTTACAACGGAAAAGCATATACAGCAAAAGTTGTTAGGGCATTAAAAACATTATACGCATATTGTGAAGGCAGAACGGATGAAATGGAGTCGGCACTGATTAAAAACTGCAAAGGAACTGAATTCTTTGTAGAGAATATTATGGATAAGACACAGGCACAGATTTTTGATTATCTGTCTAAGATTGTCCGTTACGAAATGGAAAGTCCATTCAGAAATAATAAGACAACAAAGAAAACTGTGAAAGCGAAAGTGATGTAGTAGAGAATAACATATTGTAAACCAAATACATACAACATACATATACGAAGCTGAGATAACGGCTATACGGTCACATTATAATAAGGAAAGGATTGGTGAATATGTCATATAGAAAAACAAAGCAGCTCCGTGAATTTGAATCCATTTTATATAAGAATGGTTATAGATTTGCACGATGTAAGGGAAGCCATTTCATTTATATGAACAGAACTTCCCATAAAATTATAGCGGTTAATAAGGACTTGAATAGAATGGTGAAGGAGCGCTTAATCAAAGAGAATAACTTAGTAGTCGAGTAGGAGGAACGATGGACAGTATTATTTTTTACGATGTAGAGAAAAACGGTAGGAAAATGGAGCTCATTCTTATGAGTGATGAGGATTCCTATGAATTCAACCTTGGAGCATGGTTCGCCTCTTATGCGAAAGAGAAATTCACATTGCGTGAAGCTCTGGACGACGTAGTGAAGCTTTTTGAGATAAAGATCTTACAGGAGTGTAAGTAGGAAGCGTGATTAAATGAAGAAACGGTGGTATTTAAGGGTAAGGTTCAAAGATCTTTATGAAGATCACAAAGTTTGGCATTGGAATGATACATATTACAGTGATTGCGTTGAACATCCTTTTGAGGACAAAGAAAAATGCAAAAATTGGATAGAACAATTAAAACAACAAGCAAAATGGAGAGGAAAAGATATTAAGTCTATTACGCTTCATTGGACAAGATAAGGAGGAAATTTATATGGTAGAGAATAAGAACATAAGAATTGTAAAAGAAGATGCGGTGTTGGGAGGAGACTATGGCGTTAGCCATACACTCGAATTCGGCTATGAATATGATAAATTTGTATATCCTTATACAGTGTCATTTTGTGGCGAAGGGAAATATGAAGTAATTATTAAAGACAAAAGAGCGGTCGCAAGAAAAGTCGAGGAAGTAAACATGTTTATGGGTGACCTTGGACATACGGTGGAAGAAATGGGGAAAGCAAATATAAGAGCATATGCGGAAACACTCAAAGAAGAAATTCTTAGCCATGCTCCTGATATAGTAACAGAAATAAAATGTCCAGATGGTCAGTATAGAAATAGACCGTTATTAGACGCAGCAACAGTTATTGAAATTATTGACGATTTAAAAAAGAAAATGGCACAGTAAATGGATATTTCATAATAGGAGGTAAAGAGAAATGAGTAAAAAATTATTAAATAAATTTTATGATTATACAATTCAGGATAATAGCGGTTTTAAAATTGCTATTGGTGATTTAGTAGTAAGTGTTGCTTGCCATAATTACCTTGATGCATATAATAAAATGAATGAAAACGGAATAGCCGGTTCTGATATTAGTATTGAAAAAATGCCAAGTGATTTGATGGCATTTACTTTTGATGGAAACAATACTGAAGTTGCTGTATTTAATCAGAAAACAGGAGAATATGTTACTGATGAATTTACTGACTTAGCAGATGATTATGATAATATTGCTTATGGCGTAAGTTCGTTAGAATTGATTGAAATATTGGTTAATGTGAAAAATTATGAAAAATAGCTATTAAATGCGTGTTTCTTTGGCTTTAGAAAGGAGTGTGTTACGTTATGAAAACAAAACCAACATTATATATTATAGACAAGTATAAAGATGGAACAAATGATTTGGAAGAGACAATTTCTTTCCCAATTCATGAAACAAATGAACAGTCTTTGTTGCCATATATGAATAAAAATTGTGATATATGGTTAGGGAGGCATAACAAAAGACGTGGGAAGTTAGTTAAATTAGAACCATTACGGTTCGGAGATAATGCGTAGTAAACAATGAATTTTGTGAGCTAAACTGAACTATTTCCAAAATGAAAGTGGAGGAAGATAAATGAGTAAAAGCAATTATGAAAAATATGCTGAAGTAAAACAGCAGGAATTATTGCATAAAGAAAGAAATCTACAACAGGCAATCAGTTGTCTAATGGATAGACGAAAGTTCGCATCATTGCAATGCATTGATAGTGTAATAGATTTTGTCGCTGACTTATACGATTTATCCATTGATGAAGTGAAGCGAGCAATGGATGGAGAAGAATATTGGTGTATATGAAATTCGCATTTCATGTGGAAGAAAAGAAGTGAAATCTTAGACATCATGGAATTGAATTGAAAGAAGCGAAAGATGCTATTGATATGATTGAGGCAAAAATGAAAGCTAGAAGAGAGATTTAGCAACTAAACAAAATAACACTTGGAAACGGAGATATAATGGCTACATATCCAGAAGAAATATGTTTAGATAAAAGAAAATTAGATAATGCTTTCTTGATATGATTGGATGTGATTTTAAATGGTTGTAGAAGAATTGTATAATTTAATGGAAAAGAAAAGTGATGAATATACACATTGGAATTTTACAGTTTATGTGGATGGAATCAATAATAATATTTTAGCTTATGCAAATGCTCATTATGATGTAGAGGGTAGTAATAAAATTAATACACCATATGGTGTTAAAGATTTATTCAAACATGAAGTCATTTCATTTTATCCGTCTTGTGATGGAGTTAGCGTAAAAATTCACAAATTTAATGGAATGAAATATATTAAACTTCAATCCTATAAGGATGAAAAAGGAGTGGAACGTTTTAAAGATGTGATAGAAATATGGAAATAATAAAATAACGCAAACGCAAAGGCAGTTAGGAGAATAAATACCTAGCTGCCTATTTTTTATTACAAGGAGGAACATAAAATGTTAAAGGTAAATGACAAAGTGAAAGTGCATATGTACGACACATGCAACAGAGAGATCAAAACACGGAACTATGGAACTGTATTTACAGTAAAAGAAGTAAATGGAAAGCTTGGTATTGATTGGAATACAGAGAAGTCGCCAACAACTTGTGATGGTGAGATATTCACACCATTTGAAACATTTTCATATTCAGTAATTTTTGAGAATGTAGAGAACGGAAAGAAATATCATTGGAGCAACGCAGAAAACGGAATTGTAGAGGAGGTTTAATATGAGCAGATGGTTATATGATCCTGAAACGGATTCACGGAACGGAAAAGAGTTTACTTATAACTCACCAATACATGAAAATGACACATTATTTAATGGCTTCTCATATAGAGAAGTTATGGATGTTGTAATTGCAAATTACGGACATGACATAACAGAAAAGCAATTCGACAAGGCACTCAAAGAGTTTATGGATATACGAATTGAGGATATGAAAGAGAACTTAATGATGTGCAAAGCGAATATGTTAAAAGAAATTAGAAAGGTGTGATTGTATGACAAGAACAGAATTTGAAGAGAAATCATTTGAAGATGTAATGAGTCAGCTTAATGAAGAGTTAGACGAGATTACAACACTTGATAGATTAAAAGAATTTGCAAAATTAAAGATAGATGAAGGAAATTATCTTCTTGCTAATCACATTATTGAAGCATTACAAGCAGGATATGATGAAGATTGGTGGGATTATGATTACTGTATGGGAACGCTTGATACACCTATTCCATTAACAGAAAAGGCAGATGTTGAGCATTTAATTGATGATTAGAAAGGTAGGTTGATTAGTATGAGCAAACAGAAAACTACAAAGAAATTTCTCAAAGAGAATTACCATATTATAAATGTTGGAAACGGAAATCTTCAGAATTTATTACAGTTTGAAAATGCAGATTATTATTGTACAAGAACTGAAGGTTGGGCGTGTGATGCCTATATATTTGGGGACTATGCAATTTTAGATGGTTATGATTGTATAGGTAAAACGGTATCATATGACATTATGAAAAAATATAACGACAAGGCAAAAGAAATTTTCAATAAGTACAATTATTCTGATTCTAAATATTGGACTTATAATCGCATGATTTCTACATACAGAAAAATGATTCAGAAATTTATCAAGGAGGTTAGTTGATTATGCAGAATAATTTGTATACAGCAGAATTAGCCGGGCAGTCTTGGGATAAAGATAAAAGATATGAAATGGTGATCATCACAAAATGGAAAGACAGAACAGATAAATCGTCAGAAGTGGGGCATAAGGCATATTATTTTAATCCTGATTTTGATCTACTTGCAAAGCAGATTAAAGATGAGGAATGGTGTAAAGAGATTTATGAAAATTATTCAGAGTATACAAGATTTAAAATTAAAAGCGAGGTGAAGTGTTATGCAGAAAATAATTGACAAAGCTGTTTTATCAGACGGAACGAAAATACAGCTTGAAGATTGGCATAGCGAAAATTCAGAAAAATATCCAGACTTATATGGGTATATGATAGGTGCTTATCCGAAAGCAAAAAATACAGGGAAATGGGGTTGGGTTAAAACAGGTGAAACTTTTAGATTGAGCATTGGTAGGAACGAGTATACAAAATATACAGATGATATGGTACTTGCTGATTATGAATCATTAAAAAATGGAACGAAAACACTTGCTAATTTACGAGAACATTTTAATGATGGAGCAAAGCATGAATTTTACTTGGGCTTAATTGATAAAGAGCCAGAGTTGTAAAGGAGCGTGTTTATATGGCATATTATAGTAGTCCAAAAAAGTATGAAAACGCAACTGGTAAAAGATTTACAGATAAATGTTCATGCATACATAGAACAGGGAGTGTTAAAGGTATGGTTAAATTAGGCTTTTGGGACAAAGATAGTGATAAAGTAAAGCATGGAAACTGGATTTATCAGCAACCATAAAGCAAAGGAAATTGTAATTTACTTAGAAAGATGGTTGACATGTATGAACGAATTAGATAGGATCATTAAAGATTTATCTGAATCTATTGAAGATGACCAGAAATATATGAAAGAAGAGTTTGAAACAGTAAGAAATTATTGTATAGAACGGAAATTTAAGTTATCAGAGGATGAAATGAAAACAATTAAATCAATTGGTTTAGAATCGTGGATTGAAGGATGGAGGAACGACTATGAAGAAGTATAATGTAACATTTACAACATATGAAGAATATGAAGTAGAGGCAGAAAATGAAACTGAAGCATTTAGAATCGCAGAAGATGAATTAAGATCTGATAGGTGTCGTCCAATCGCAGATACTCACTATGATGAAAGTGATATTGAAGAAATAGAAAATGAAGAGTAACAGTAAAGCAGATAGTTAAAAAGCTATCTGCTTTTTTGATGCAACAAACAGAGAATAATAAGGCAGATGGATAAATAAAATTCATCTGCTTTTTTTAGTGTAACTAACAAAGAATTTCAAGAAAGGTTAAGGTAAATATTATGAAAGTAAACGAAATTAGAAAAACAGAAACAATTGAGAAACTTGTAAGAACAGATTACATTGCAGAGGATGGAACTGTATTTAGTAACGAAGAAGAATGTAAAAAATATGAAGAATCAGCACTGTTTGCAATTAGTAAAGAGTTAAAGAGACTTGATAATAAGAAAAATGGAGCTTCTGAATATGATATTTATGATGAATGTTCTGATGAATATCTGGTAGAGATTTTCAATGCAGAAACAGAAAGAGATATTGAGAATATCAGAAGATATGTATATCTCAAAGCTCTTTCAAAGAGTTCATATGCAAGCAAGTCAGATGTTGACTTACCTAATATCACGGCAGGACATGAAGTAATTATTCATTGGAATTATGATGAAGATTGTTGTTGGACAATTGGAAATGGAAGTATTGATGCTTTTTGTGGCTACATTAAAGAAAATCTTATGAGTTTAATTACTCCAAAGGAAGAGAAAACAGAGTAATACAGAGAATAATAAGGCAGACGCAAACAAATGTGTCTGTCTTATTTATTGGAAAGGAGAATGCGAAATGCAGTTGATGAAATTTGTAACAAGAGACACCAAAGACAAAAACAAAATTCTTGTATGGTGTACAACAAACAGACTAATTACATTCAGAGATTTCATGCAGTATGTATTGGATAATTTGAAAAATCCTAAAGATTTTATGATTATTGATACAGAAAAGGATCTTGTTTATGACATGTACAAGGTTGCAACAGAAATGTATGGAATGAAAGAGAGAACCTTTGAAGAAAGAATGAATGATGTTCATACAGGAAAATGGGCGAAATATTCTAATGATGAATTGAAAAGTTTAGAGAAAGGAGAATGTAAAGATGATTACACGGAATTGTTTTGGGAAAATTACCCCACGAATAGGTAAATATGTCGTAGAAAAGCGACATGATGGAAAATGGGAAATCAATAAAGAAGAGTATTGTTTAAAGACAACAGCAGTTGTAGGAGATGGTGTTCTGATGTGGATTGGAATTGAACCATTTGATTCAATGGTAAAGGCATATGCATGGTTAAAGAAACATATAAACGAATTATTGTAGGAGGTAAGCAAAATGAAACAGAATCAGGTTTGCTATTACATTGAAGATAGTCAGTTTGGAATGTATGTATCATATGGAATATATGAGTATAAAACAACGTGTACTCACAAAGTATCACGGTTGAAAGCACCAGAAATCAGATTAATAAACGGAGTTCCATTTGATGATTTCCAGTCAGAAACGGAATTTAAGAAAGTTCCTAAAGGATGGACTTATAGCACAGATTTATATACAGTCACAGAGGATCTGGAAAAGAAAGAGAAAATCAACGCTGCAATGAAAGGCAGATACATCAAAAATCCTTCAGATATTCAGTGGTTATTTGATAATGGTTATCTTGTAAAAATGGAAAATGTAGAACCGATTATTGAAACAGAGTTTGATCACAATACATATAGACTTGTGAAAAAATATCCTGCGTGGACACAGTGTTATGGAAGTCATAATGATGCATATCCAAATGAAGTGTTCGAGACTTATGAGACTGCTGAAAAGCGAATGAATGAGATTAAGGAAATCAGACACAGAAAAGCGGTTGAATGTGCATTATTAGATTTTTATGAGGATTTAGAATGGGCATTGGAAAAATATGAAGCTGAACATGGTGGAAGAGAAATTGAAAACATTAGGCAGAAGATTCTAGCAAGACCACATTTAGAAGACACTATGTTTAGATACTACAAGGGAGAAATCCTTGTTGTATCAAGGAATGTACATAGAAAAGATTCACACATTGAATGGGAAAAGATAGCTTAGAAAGAGAGGTTGATTGATATGAGTAGCGAATATAAATATTACAAAGAAAATGGAAAATTGATGAGATTACATATTGAACAGGATAATGATCCACTCAATCCACGAGTAGATTTTGATTGTAATATAGGCAAAATCGTATGTTGGGGAAATAATTGGGGTTATCTTGGAGACAAACAGAACAAATGGGATGATGCAGAGGATTTCTTTAAAGAACTTTGCATGGAACATCTAACAGAAGAACAGATTGAATCACTTGTTAATAAGCGTATGGGAATTGTTTCGGTTGAATCACCTGCTGTAGAGAAACCAAATAAGGCAGAATATGAAAAAGATATTAGAAGTACAGTCTTAAAATATAATGCTATGGCTGAGAAAGCAAAGGATCTTGAATTATCGGATGAAGCAGTTAGATACATAAATATGGCTAAAACTTACAAGAGAAATCGAGAAGATGAATTTGAAAAGAATTTACGACTTTCAAAAGAATACAAAGTAACAAATGACATTGGATGGTTTCAGTATAAAGGAACTAAAGAACAGTGCGAGGATTATATTAATGGAGAGTTAAGAGAAGGATTGCTTGACGGAGATATTTTCTATGCAAGTGCAGGGATGTACAAAGAAGCAATGAAAATGTTAAAAGAATCAGATGTGGTGATTCTTCCAGTATTTGTATTCGAACATAGTGGAACTTCAATAAGCGTATCTGAATTTGGTGATAGATGGGATTCTGGTCAAGCAGGTTGGATTTATACAACAAAAGAAAATGTAAAAGAAACACTTATCAATTGGGGTGCAAGGTACAAAGACAAAAATGGAAATCTTGTTGATGTAACAGAAGAAAATTGGAGAGAAGCTGCAATAGAAAATCTTAAAGGAGAGATTGAATTGTACAATATGTATCTTCAAGACGAAGTGTATGGAATTATCACAGAAGAATATGATACAGACAATGATGACTGGGAAGAGAAAGATTCATGTTGGGGATATTTTAGTGACAAATGGGGTGATGAACTTGTTAAGAATATTGCACTTGATTTTGGAGTAAGCGAAACATTATATGACAGCGTTGAGGCAGTAGCATAAAACCAAAGGAAAGAACTGTTTATTTAGAAGATTGGAATGATTAACATGGTAGATCAGTGGACAGGCAAATGGACGGAAGAAAAAGATTATAGTACATATCCAAAAGAGAAATGGTGTGATTATGATTACATGGCTGCATGGATCAGAGAACAGAAATATGAACCAAAAACATCAATGGAGAATTTAATCACAAATATTTTTGCTCATTATGAATGTGAAATTGGAGATCATGTGAGTGAATATGATACAGAGAATGGAAACTTTGATGGAACATATGTTGAAGCTGTACAGGCATATGTAACTGATACAGGATTAAGCGAATTTGATTATGAAGCATAGATTGGAGTGATAAGAATGTTAAATGCAACGAATTGGAAAGAATTAAAGAAGCAGTTACGGCAAATACAAGGTAAGGCAGTTTTTAAATTAGAACGTGTTAATAGCATGAACGATGGAACATTTTATAGAGTGTTACACCAGGTAAAACCACATGAGTTAGTTTTCTTTGATGGAAAGCAGCCAGTGTATTTACAAGTAGACACAAGAACGGAAAGTGAAATTGAATACTTTGAGAATGGGTTCAGAATTGCAAATTGTACCTATACATTGGATAGAATTATGGAGGTGTAACCATGAACGCTGTACAGGAAGAATGGGAGAAAATGAGAATTGCATATCAGATTAGATATGCAAGAATGTATAAAAAGGTAAAAGATAATGAATTTAATACTGATAACCACGGAGCATTACTTGAAATGAGCTATGTGTTGATTGAAGTGTTTGGATTAACTGATAAACAGGTGCAAGAAATTGAAAGAAATGATGGATTAACGAATGCAGACTTAGAAGCATAGTAAATAGCAATTTCAAACGGAAAGGATGGTTGATTATATGGCAAGATATAAAATGATAATTAATACAGATACATATAAATGCGGAAGATGTAGTAAAAAGAATTGGGAACCTGGCACACGAAATGATTATATGATTGCAATAAACGGAATAACGAGAACTCTTTATAATATGAGAGAAGTAATGTGGCAGCTTGAATTATTCCACGGAAATTCATTTGTTATGTCGGAATACAGCGATGATAACCCAGAAGAAAATTATGGATTATCTGATAGATATATTAAATTTCTAAAGAAAAATACAATCAAATATCATGACAGACTGTGTAATTTGGATAGACAACAGTATTTATCAGGCTATGGTTGGATGCAGGGCTATTTTTCTATTGGGGAAGTAATGGAAAAATTGAAAAAAGAAGGAACTGTTAAAGTTCCGTTTAGTTGGCTCTATGATATTAGACAGTATGATAAAGCTATGAATGGTTGCTATATGGAAATAACGAAGATTGGATAAGGAGTGATAAGATATGACAGTAAGAGAATTAAATAGAGATCAGTTGCACGAACTGAAACAGGCATATTATTCAGAGCTTGTAAATGAAGGCACTTTTGCAGAAGTGATGGGAGTTAATATCAATGAGCCATCATATGAAATGATTGCAAGTATTGATGAATATGTAAGTGATGAATTTATTTATGAACACTATGATGGATATAGTTTTACAGAAGATGATTTCTTCTGTAGTGCGGAAAGGAGTGCTTAATATGTTGGATTATACAAAAATAACATTTAATGAGTTAGACAACACAGACAAGCCATTACAGGCATTTTATAATTATGATTTAAAAGAAAACGAAATTAATAGATTTCTGGAAGAGTACGCAATTGTTGAAGAAGTTCCAGAAGGTGTATCTGTTCAGAAAGTAGAACTATGCTTAACGATTTATGCACAGCATGATTTTAAATTAGAAGCTTGTTGTACAGATACAAATAACGAACAGTATTGGGTTGAAATCAATAAACAGTTTACAAATGCAGACGAGTTTATTCAGATGATTCCTGATTATGGAAAGATAAAATTATAAAGAGGTGATGATTATGCTAGATATTACAAATTTATATGCATACAGAATTGAAGAATTGGCTGTTGGAATTGTAAAGGCAGAATCATATGAAGGTGAAAGCAGCTTATTTGAAACACAACGATTGCTTTGATTCTGAAAGAGATTTTATTGAGTTAAAGGAAATTGCAGAGAATGATTCATGGTTTAGTGATAATCCTGATGTAGTTGAAGTCGATGAATTAATATAGAAATGGAGTGACAAATATGAATTATACCTATTTTGGAAACAGAATTGAAAGAAGCCCATTAGGAAATATGGGGTTACAGTTATTAGAAGCTCAAGAGAAATTAGTTTCTCAGGAATATGAAGTTGAGAATCTTAGAATTAAAGCAGCCATGTATAAAGCATATTTCTTTCGTAATTCTACTTTAGCAGAAAAATTACAAAAACAAAGTGAAGAAAACAGAAATGCACTTATTGGAGAGTTCGATGGTTTTTCATATGCAAGTTGGAGAGCCAATGCTGTATATAGAACAGTTGAAGATATGTTTGATGAAGGCTTATTAACTGAAAACGAATATAGAGAATGTAAGATATGAAATGGAGTGATTTATTATGGTAAAAACATTAAGAGATTTTTGGAATAAGGCAGATGGTGTTTATGATTTTGTAGATAAGAATGGAGTTTCTATTGATGATATGAATTATCCCTTAGAAACAGAAGTGTTAAATGAACGGTTAATTGAAGGTGAACAGTATGAGATTACATTAAATGTAGATATTGAAGATCCATATTCGATAGCAATTAATAGATATAAAAAGGAATATCCAGATAGATTGATAGAAGAGAAGTTTTTAGATAATTTATATTTTTCTATTCAGGGAGTAATCGAACATAATGGGAAAGAGGCAGCCTTAGAATATGCAAGGAACGGAAAATTATGGTAAGCAAACAAGAGTTTCCTTTGATAATTGGAGGTAAAATAATGGATGAATTAAGAACAACACCACATGATTTTATATGGAGAGTGAAAAATCCTCAAGATTATTGGGCAGATACATTAAAAGAAGTAAAGTATGATGTTTATTTAAACGGCAAAAGAAGAGGTGGTTTTATTGGAGTCAATAGAACATTTGACGATGATATGTATTATGTAAATTATTATGATGAAAACAATAATATTGCATATTGCACTGCCTATACAGATACAGAAATTATTTTGAAACGAGTGAACCGAAAGGAGTAATATCACAATTAAGTAAAATTTAGAAGAATGGAGAATATTATGAATAACGGACTTTACCATATACAGGATAATAAGATTTATAAGATGTCACTAAATGAACCTATGAAAAAGATTGGGGTTGTAGCAAGTGACGAAGCAATTATGAACATTATTGATACAGTCATAGAATACATGTACTGTAATTGGGGCGATTGTTGCATGAAAGAAAAAATAACATGGGCTGAATTACAAAAGGTGCGTAATGAAATCAAAGAAAACGCAATGGAAATGATTAAAGTAAATTTGGACATGAAATGAGGATTTACTGTGAAGAATGGAGGTAGATTTATATGAAGAAAATTACAGAAGAATTAATTACAGAAGCTATGGAAAATGGATTTACAAGAGAAGATGCAGAAAGAGGATATGGCGTTTTTACATCTGATTATGGAAATGGTGCAGAACATATACAGAGGCTTGATTGCATGATGATATTCGATAGTGATAATGAAGCTGCTGAACAGGCTGAAAAAGACGGAATTAAAATTATACATGATATGGAATTTGATGATGAAAATTCAGCAGCTTATATTGATACACCTGAAAATAGAGAATTGCTGAAAGATTTAGCATTGTAGGAGGAATTGTTATGAACAGATATATTGTTGAAATTAAAAGAGAAGATGATGAAGAACCTTGGTTATTTTTAGTATTTTCAGAAGAAACAAGGGAATATGTAAAAGAAGTAATCATTGAAGCACAAAAGGAATTTCATTTCTCAGATACTTGCGAATTAATGGATTATGTTTGTGATACTTATGATTTTAGATGGGAAGATTTTGCATATGACATTAGTTTGGATATGGAAATTTAACTAATGAAACGATGATTTACTGACAGATTGGAGGAAAAATATGAGAACAGTAAAAGAAATAGATAACCAAATTCAAAAGGAACATGATTATATTGTTCAGCTATATGCTCAAATTAACTCCTATGAGCAGAGTATGGAACATTTAAAAGCAGAAAGACAAATTGCTGAAAAGAAAGAAAATGAAATGTTCATTGATAATTGGCTTAATGAACATTTCGGGATTTCAAGTCAGAAGGAAGCGAGACAGAAATCAATCTTTATTGTTTTTGATAAAAATGCCAATTTTGTTAAAACTATCACAACTGGATATGGGGAAGAATTTCACTATGTTAGTCCTTCTGAAGATAAAGATACAATGGAGCATTGGCTAAGAGAAAATAAACTATATGCTCATAGAGCCTCGTCATTCTGTGATAGAAATAGAAATTGGTATGATTTATCATTTAAAGAGCAACTTGAAAATTTGTGTTGGGAATTTGATAAGAATGGAAAATTAAAAAAGACACAGTGGTAAGCAATGAAACGGAAATTTCAAAGGATGGTGATGATATGATTTTATTATTAGGTAAAAAAAATGCGGTTGAAAGGTATGCAAAAGAGATACTGAACATTGATATGGATGATGATATTGTTTATTATCCTGATGAAACATCCCATTATACAGATCTGCCGAAATGGGTTGAATTAGCGAGAGAAGAGAAACCCTATGTGGTGACAACACAGAGACTAGACATGATTGATGCATTTCTTCATTCTGATTTGGAATTTAAAGTGATAACAGCTTTTGAAGTAAATGATAATATTAAAGGGAGAGTTCTTGAAAATAAAGAAAGAGCTATATACGTAAAAGAAATACTTGGATTAGAACTACGATGAAAAGCACATTCTAGTCCTTTTGATAGGACACAAAGCATGATATAATTAAAGAAAGATGGAGGTAATCATTATGGGAGAATTAATTGGATGTTTGATTGCAGGATACTTATGTATTTATCTTCCTTGGAAAGCCAGTCAAAAGGAAGAATCTCGTAAGAGACAAGATATGTATAATAATTTAAATAAGAAGTCGGTTGACGAAATGGAAAAATGGAGAAAATAAGAAAGGTGGTTGATGATTATGTTCGGAGGACTATTAGCGTTCTTAGGAATTTATGCAGGAAGTGCTGCAAAGGCAGCTAAAGATAACTATGATATGAAGAAAATTACTCGTACAGTTGATGAAAAGGGGAATGTACATTACATGGACAGACTTTGCAATGATTACATCAATGGTGAGCGAGTAAAGAGAGTTGAAACAACTGATAGAAATGGAGTTAAGTTGTATTCAACTGTTGGTGTAAACAGTAGTAAAGTATATGATACTTCTTATGGAAGGGGTACACAGCAGTTATTCGAAATGAGTGAACATGATAAACAAGAAAATTTGAAATACGGAAAAAATGTATATAGTCAATACAATCCATATTTCGGAAAAACTGTTACAACTGAAATTAGTTCAGGCAGAACAATTACCTGTTTGTTTAGCGGTAAAAATAGTAAGACTGGTAAAGAGTTCTATAGAGTATGGTATTTCCGTCCAGAATGTCAAGGAAAGCTTGATTACAATACTACTGTTGATGGCGATATGGGAATTGAAATTACAAAAGAAGAATTTAATAAGTTGAACTTTGGAGCTTTGACATGTACATGTATGCCAAGTGATTATGATGTAGTCCATGCATTATGGGGTGATAGGTAATGAATAAACAGAGAAGAGAAAAGATAAGGCAACTCAAAACTCAAATTGATTTGATTAAAACCGATTTGAAGAAAGTTTCAAGTGAGTTATCTTCTATATTAAGTGAAGAACAGGATGCATTTGATAACATGCCAGAAGGATTACAAAGCAGTTACAGAGGAATGTGTTCTGAAGATGCAATTGATAGTATGGAAGAAGCGAGTGACAAACTTGATGAAGTGATTGAGTTGTTAAATGATATTGTGTAGAATGTAGAAAGGAGAATAGTATTATGAATGATACGCCAGTATATGAATGGGAAGATGCAATAAATTTTATTGCAGAAAGATGTAATATTGACAAAGATACAATTGAGACAGTGCTTACGTTAGAAGAGGACTATATGAAAAGTATTGGAATTATCATGGAAGAACAATCTAATTTTGAGATTGATGGTCAACAAAGAGAACAAAGTAAATAATAGTTTCGGCTGAAAAATTGGAGGTTAATTATGAGTATAGATGAAGTGAAATATTATATAGATCATATGGATGCAAATGGTTTATTAAATTTGTGCAATGATATAAATGAATGGAAATATAAATCCGGGAAACTTAAACCAGATTGTACATTAAATCATCTAGCAGAAAATTTACAGTATTGGGAATTAAGAGATCTGGAAGAACTTATTCTTAATACGGCTCATGAAAAATTTGGGAATCTAGTTAGTTTATTAATAAAGAGTGAACCAAGTTTCTATATAAAATAAGTCAATGAAACCAAGTTTTCATGTGAATAAAAGGAGAATAATGGTGTATGAAAATAAAAGATTTTCTTGAAAATTTTAATGGAGACAATCTTATTAGGATTTATGATGGTTATGATTTTAGTACATATAATTATATACAGGAAGCAATTTCTTCCTATGGCTGTTCCACAGTTAAGAGTTGGAACATTGTAGATAATATATTAAAAATAACAATTCAGTCACAGTTTTACTAAGAAATCTAAGTTTCAAGTTAAGAAGGGAGAATAATCATTATGCATGTGAATATATTTGAAACAAAATCGGATGAAGAATTATCTGTATTATACGGACAATTTCTTGAAGCAGAAAAAATATCTGGTTTTCCAGATGATAACGAATTGGGGGAAATTAAAAAAGAATATGAAAAAGATTTCGGAGTAAATACTGTATTAATGCTTCAAATTGAATTGACTCATACAATAGCAAATAGATGGTTCATAGAACATAGAGGCAAAGAAATTTAACTTTCCTTTGGTTTAGAAATGGAGAATATTATGTCAAGAAGAAATTTATTTATAGGTATTCCAAATGACAAATTAAAAGAATGCTATGATAGTTATGTTAGAGTGAGTTGTAAAAGGGAGAATGAGCAAGAATTATTTTCTGATTTGGTAACAGAATATAAGACTTTTGTGGAAAGCGAACATCCAAAAGCAGCAGAAGCAGTTTGTCAGGCTGATATGTTTAATGAGATTGCACATAGATTTTTCAAAATTGTAGATGTCATTAAGGATAAAGAATTTTGTGAGATTATGGGAATTGAGGTGAAGTAAATGGAAAGACTTGATATTTATAAAACTAATGATGGGAAATCTTTAGTTCTTTTAAACAATGAAACTGATTCGAATGGATATATAAATTATTTACCAATTACAAATAATGCAAATGGTATGAGTGTTAATACAAAATCTGGCAATCCTGTTATTATAGATATAGATAATGTATCTATAATTAAGCTGAACAAGTTAGGGTCATACATTGATCATGTAATAGAAAGTGATTTTGATTTTAAAATTAAGTGGTATATTGATGGTAGGCAAAGAGAAGAGGTAAAAGATTGAGGTGATGTAAATGAGCCGAATTAATAAAACACAAAATAACTTGCAGTCAGTATGGAATAATTTGGATCTTGCTTATGAACATATGGAAAGAGCCATTGAGGATTTATCACAAATGACTGGATTGCCTGATGAATTAGAGAGAATGGTTGAGCAGTATGATTTGTCGGAAATCAGTATAATGAAGCAGGAAGTTGAAGAATTGATGCTTAACACTGATGGCACGCAAAGAGCCACTAAAATAAATGATTATAGAAGTGGTAAAATTCCACTGTAAATGATTTTTTTTAGAAAAAGAAAGAGAAAAATGATGGATGGAATTCAAGGAAGTTACGCTATAGCATACGCAGATAAAGATGGCACAAGTTTTTCTGAAAATGAGCCGTGGATCTTAGCTGAATTTGGAGATGATATTAAAAAATGTAAAATAAGAGTAACAGAATTAATCAAAATGGGGTATAAGAAAGTAATTCCATTTCAATTTGGACAAAGACTATTGGAATCATATTCCTGGGATTATGTCAAAAGACACAAAATTTAATATTAAACTAGCAGCATAAAAAGCCGAATTAATGGAGAATACAAATGGAATCAATTATAAATGAATTGGCAAGAAAAGATAACTTTACAAATGACAAGCAGTATAATTCAGGTTTAAGGCTAATAAGAGAAATGGGGTATCACCATGTTAGTGGAGAACCTGATGTTAAGTATTATTGTATGTGTAATGGATACTAAGAATTTGTTGGAAGATTGAAAGAGGTAAAATAAATGGAGCAATGGGATATTATGTGCTGTAAATGTGGAAAATTCATTCTAACAGAACAAAAGCAAGATGGGACAGGCAATATAAAATGCGTAAAAGGTAGTTATGACGATGGATTTTATGATGGAATTGAGGATCAATTCTACTGTAAAGAATGTGCAGAAAAATATAATAAGAAATGACGATTTTATTGGAAGGAGAAAATAAAAATATGAAAATTCAAATTGTAATTGAAGCAGATTTTAATGAGGAAGAGTTATCTAAAATTAAAGATGAAAAAACTGGATTATTTCCAAGTAAAGGGGAATATGCAGATGGTATAACTGTAGGACATGATAACGGAATTGGTATGATTCATGTATATAATCAAAAAGAATATGGGATGAAAAATTTTAAGGGAATCGGAGCTGATATCTTATCAAATGTTCATATAAAAGAAACAAAAATAGTTAAATAAGAACCCAAAGAAAAATTGCTCTCAAGTGGAGGTAGATGTGTTATATAATATTGGTGACAAATTGAAATGTAAGCAAGAAGTTAACTCACAATGTCTTGAGATGAGTAATCCCAAATTTACAATTAATATTGGAGATATTTATATAGTAACAGACAAAGATGATTATCCTGATAATAATCATTGCCATTGGTATGAATTAACTCAAGAAAAAGATAAAACTGTTATCTTAGACGCATGGAACGATGAACCAGATCACATGATTGTGGATGATAGCTTTAAAAAAGTAATAAAATAAAAAGATATATTATAACATTAGAAGCAGGAATCAGCTGCTTCTTTTTTTGTTGTAGAAAATGAGGTGATGAAAAATGAATATGGGGAATCCAAAACGCAGTAGCCAATTTCTTTGTCTTCATTGTATGCAGATTAATCAATTAGGATCTGGAATACAGAGAGGTGGTCATACAAGAGAAAAATGGCATATTAAAGATTTAACTTGTTTTAATAAAGATTGCCGTGGACTAACGACTAAAAATCTTGAAATTAGATGGTGTGACGATTTATTGGAAGCATATGATAGAGCAGAACAAATTAGAGATAGATACTATAAAAACGGAGAATAATAGATATAGAAAGAGAGGCTATTTAATATGGCACAGACAAGAGATTATGCAACTAAGAAAAAAGGTAAAACAGAAGTGCAGCCATTTTGGAACATGTCAGACATTAAGAATGTTGTTGAGTGGTTTGAGAAGAACGAAGAATGGGACGGATATTTGATTACACTACTTGAATTATTACTTGGTAGACGAATCGGTGATACAGTAATGATGAAGTGGTCGGATCTATATTATGAGAACGGAAATCGTAAAAATGAAATTGATACCATTGAAGAACAGAAAACAGGTAAAATTACCAATATCCCTGTGAGTAATATGGTATGGGAAGCCGTTGATAATTATTTGTCGCATGTCAAAATTGATCCAATGGAACATTACAGTGGATATATCTTTCAGTATCAGCCTAAGACAGATTGGATTAATAGATGTACATTGGATGTATATTCTGAGAATAGTATAGATGCATGGTGCAGAGCATTAAATAAGGATTTTTCTGATAAGAGAAAAGAGAAAATATTCGGTGATTTTCATAAGCAGAAAAGGTACGCATCATTAGGTGATTATCTTTATTATGAAGTTGAATACAATGATGTGGTTAAGTGGCAGACAGATGATTATAGAAAGAAACTGAAAAAGGCAGTTGAAGATGTTGGCATCCAATATCAAGTGTCGAGCCACAGCCTTCGTAAGTCGTTCGGGTACTGGATACATAAGACGCATCCATTTGATCCTGATTGTTTATTATCATTACAGAAATTGTTTAATCATACAGATCTTCAGACCACAATGAACTATATTGGATTAACAGAAGAGAAAAATAGACAGTTGATTAACGATCATGGAAATTTTATTCATAATGTGTTAGCTGGTAAAGGAGACGAAATAGTTAAAAATATGCCAGTTATCTCTCTGAAATCTGATGATTTTGGAAAGATAATAAGAATGCTTACAGATGATGTGGACAAGTATCAGGCAGCTATTAATATGGCAAATGAGCTGAGGGTTGTATAATGGTTAAATATATTGGAAAGAAAATAAGAAACGAAAAGAGAATAACAGTAAGAGGACTTGCCGAAATGTCAGTTGTTGCTCCTGGTACAATAAGTAAATGAGAGAATGGATCGGCAGTTCCAGATTTAGCAGTGCTTGATTTGGTTGCTAAAGCTATGAAAGTGCAACCATTTGATCTTGTTAAATTTGTGTAATATGTATACGACACTATTTCTTAGTGTCGTCTTTGGTCTCTATAGGATCTTGAGCAATAATATCATTCGGAGTACAGCCCAAGACATTACATAAATTTTGTAATGTTTCAAAATAGATGCGATTGGTTGTTCCATCATATAAATTACAAGCTGCCTTATATCCAATTTTAAGTTCTTTAGCCAATTGATTTCGGTTCATTCCTTTTGCGTCAACTAATGGTTTTATATTGAGCTTCATATCGAATACCTCCTTAACAATATATACTTTAACATATAATCTTAAAAAGAGAAATAAGTTTTTTAGAATATACTCTTGACAGTATGCTGTTAAGGATATATAATACGAAGTATCAAAGGTAATCCACGAGTACATAAATACAAAGAGAGGAGGAACGTACATATGGATTTACAGAGATATGATGTTATAAAAGCGAAAATCAAATATCAAGGCGAAGGATCAGTCCAGACTAAAGAACGTCCATATGTTATCGTGTCGAATCCGATAGGAACTAAACACGCAACTATAATCACAGTGATGCCTTTGACTTCTAAGATAAAGAAAATGAATATGCCTGTTCATGGTTGCATTAACGCAGATGACAATAATGGATTAAGTGAGTATTCTATGGTGCTTGGGGAGCAAATCATTACAATTTCTAAAGATGAAGTTATTGAAAGACTTGGAAATGTTACTGATCATAATGAACGAAAACTTATAGACAAGGTTTGTTTCAATGGTTTGTTTTTCGGAACTGAGTATAGATTAGAGGAGGCGAGAATGTAATGTATGTAAGTAAAGAAAGAGCAAGACAGATAATTGATGAAGCTTCTGGTATGATATGGGTTGATTCTTTTAATGGAATAACTTTTATTCATACAAGACCAAGACAAATAACTATTGATGAGGGAAAAAGAATAATTAACAAGGCGAATACGGTTGATTATCAGGATAATGATTTCTTTGGACTGCTTTCATTAGAGGGAGTACAGGAATTTATGGTACACAATATCAAATTTCCCCAGATAGAGTCCTGATTATAGGACTCAAAATATGATATGATAAAAATATCGAACAAAAAAACGAACAAAATACAAACACCTGTTCGGAATAGTGATTGACAAGAACAAATGTTTGGGGTATTATAATTATTGTCAGCAACAAAATAGAGCCAAGCGATTCAAACGCTGCGCCAACAGCTTTCTACTTGACTCTATCAACCAAATACATGCAACAGCATTAAGCCATTGCAGAAGCGAAATATCGCTTGTACTTATTTTACATATATTTCGAAAGAAAGTCAAGTTTCAAGCGTTTTCTGCAATTAAAATTCCTAATTTTTACAATCAAATAGTGGAGAATAAAGTATTGGGCATTCGCCAAGCGGTAAGGCACAGGATTTTGATTCCTGCACTTCGCCGGTTCAAATCCGGCATGCCCAGTTCGTTCTGGCAAAATTTTATAAGGTGGAATCTTACAAATGAGCAATAAGTAGATGTAAAACAACTTTTATGAATATTCCCATCGCCTTATTTCATTGATAATTGTGCGCAAAATCAATGACAGAACATAATTTGTGATAGGTGTCTTTAGCATAAGACTTAAAAGCGGAGTGTAACAGCACACAAATAAACAAAACAGGGAGTCGCGCCATCACATTTTTTAACATTTTATATTTATACTTCACGTCTCCGAGACTTACTCGGAGATATGCGCCCAAGGTGATGCGGTACGTTGCACCTGGCTTATATCCAGCGATTCTCCGTTCGACTCGGAGTGGGCGTACTAACAAATTAAATAATGGAAGGAGATGTTTTTATTGGCAGAATACGTCATAACAGACGGAACTCGTTGGATAATGAGAGATCGGAACAAGAAATATGTTCCAACTTCTTGTGAAGCATTAGCTGATAAGTTTTCAAATAAATCAGCAAATAATGTTTACAATAACCAAATGTCGAAGGCGCTGAAATCGGTCTTTCATATCGAGAAAGTAGATAACACACCGGATGGTATAAAGCAGATCACACAGAAAGGAGTAGAAGAAAATACAGAAAAAGTTATGATTTCTGAGAATATTCAGAAATGGCTTAACAAAATTTCTGATTTGAATGGGTTAGCGGCGGATGCCCTACATAGAAAGAATGAACTTACAAATCAGCTCAGTTTGGTAGACAAAGAAATATGCGATATTTTGCATTATATTGAGTTCTGCAATTTAAATGCAGCACAAGGATATAAAGCGTACAAAATGTTAAAGGAGAGGAGAATAAAAAGAAGAAGCATTAAAAATGAATTACAGGTTTTGGACATTATCTTAAGCAAAAAGATTTCCGAAACGGTGACAGATGAGATCCAGAATACCGTGGCTTATATGGACAAGCGTACATATGAACCGAGAGTATTAAATGAGCTGTTTGATTTTTAATGGGAGGAAATACATATGGTGATCTGTAAAGATTGTAATACGCCGATGATAGGCGTTATGTCATTTTCAAAGGACAAGCATGAACGGTTTTGCCGCTGTCCTAAATGTTATAGTGAAACGAAACACAACAGAATCAAGGATGACGAATTAGATTTCAAAGATATATTAAATGCCAAGATAGCGGAGGAGACACACAAATTATGACTGAAAAAATTAGCTTATCAGAAGAACAAATGGCAATAATCAATAGGTATTGCTGCAATGATTTAAAGGAATTAAAGAAGATTTGCCTTCCCCTAATATCTATGAAAGGCGTTGCTGATATGGAAATTGATGATCTATTAAGTGATGCTATGAAAGTGTTATTAGAAACGGTACAAAATTATGACTGTTCGAGGAATGATAATTTTGGTGCTTTTTTAACAACAAACATCAAACGTTCTTATCTGGATTGGACAAGAGACAGAATGAGAGACATGCGTGTTAATTATGCTAGGGATAGAAACGGCAATATTATTTATGAATACTATGAAGAAAATGGTGAGAAGAAAAAACGGAAAGTAATTATAAAACCATTGACACTTGATGCAACAACTGAGGAGGGAAGAGAAATTAGAGATACTGTTGCTTCGGATTTTCGCATTGAGAATATCTTTACGAAGGAAACAGAAGATGAATGGCATCAGGAAGTTAAAGATTATTTAGAAAAATTATCTCCTTTGCAACACGAAATAATTATGATGCTTGCAAACAATTATACAAAAGATGAAATTTGCGAGATTTTACATATTGAACATTCTCATTACAATAATCTTCTTAAAAGGATTACTGCTGATGAAAAAATAAAACCGTTAAGGTCACTGATGGGAGGAAGGTAAGTATGAAAATGTCATCGAGAAACAAAATTAAAAGAGAAACTTGTATGGTAAGCAAACTGTGTGAGATGATTTCAAGAGGAGATTTAAGAAATGATCATCCGCAACAGAGAAAATCTGGTCAATGGGAAGAAGAGGTTAGAGATAATTTTATAGTAACCGTTATTCAGAATGAAGATTTTGATCCAATTAAGATTTGTGAACAGCTTACAGATAATGACGTTATTCTATGGCTGATTGATGGACTACAGAGATGTACTACAATTGAGAATTACAAAGCGGGTAAATTTGCTCTTGGCAAAAAAATCAATCCTTCGGTAATCGAATACCAGGAAGTAAAAAAAGACGAAAATGGGAAAATTGTCAAAGATGCAAATGGAAACACGGTATATGAAAATGTTACTTTTGACTTAAAGGGTAAAAGCTATGCTCAGTTACCAGAAAGGTTAAAGGAAGATTTTAATAACTGTCCGGTATGGGTAGTGGAGCATCTTCATTGCAGTGACGAAGAAGTAGGGCGACATATTGTTAGATATAACAGTGGTGTAAAAATGAACGTTGCTCAGAAAACGATTACATATATGTGTAAAGTTGCAAAAGATGTCAAAAAATTATCTGGACATGCATTCTTTAGCGATTGTGCGAGTTTTCCTGATATTAAAGATAGAAATGGAACTATTGATAAAATTGTGAATGAGACAATTATGGGACTTAATTTCTTTGATCGGTGGACGAAAGATGCGACAAAACTTGGGAAGTTCTTGAATGAGAACGCAAGTAAGGAAATGTTCAACAATCTCAATGAGTACCTTGATAGATTGTACAATACTGCAACACCGACAACTGGTAAATTATTCAATGAGAAAAATGCACTTGTATGGTTTATGCTCTTTGATAAGTTTGTTAAGACAGGACTTCCTGATGAAAAATTCGGGGAGTTCTTAAATAACTTTGAAGAGTTGAAGAACGTAAAAGTTACGCTTGATCATGCTAGAAAGCCAAAGGGCGCGGAGGAAACCAATAACTTATCATTTGCGGAGATTGACACATGCAATTCCACAAAGGATAAAAGTATGATTGAAGACAAATTACATATTTTAGAGACTGTTATGGGAGAGTTCCTTGGTGTCGATTTCACAAACCTCTGTAAAATAGATGCTTTAGGTGACAATACAACACCTGAAACTGCGATTTCCTCTGATGGAGAATGCCCAGACGAAGATGGAATGAGCGACGTATCAGCTCTCGATTTTATCAAGAGGAACGTCAATCCAGAAGCAACAGAGGAAGATGTGGATGTTTGCTATGAAACGATTGATTATTGCAAGAATAAGTTAAAAGGGTTTGACAAAAACTCGAAACTGCTCGATTATCACAACGATGTGGCATTAGTTGCTGTTATTGCTTATGCAATAAAGAATGAGATTGATTTGGATAAGTGGATTGTTTCTTTTTCAAATCATAACAATACATATCCGTCAGATACAAAAGAGAATTATACATATATGCTTAACAGTCTGAAGCAGTTTACTAATAATGTAGCAGCGTGAATAACAAAATATTCTGGACAATAAAGGAGGGCTTATGAAAAGAGATGAGATTATGAAAGAACTTGGGGCTAAATATAATGAATCTTGCAGAAAGGAAAGTAAGAAGGAGCTTGTTACAAGGGTAGAAGCATTTATTGATAGTGAGAATGTTTCTTCTAAAAAGAAGCAACATATAATGCAAGCTATAGATGAAATGATAACAATTGGGTATTTATAAATAGATGTATGAGAGTATTCCGTAATGGAAGAATACTTTTGACAGTCATCTAAGAACTATGAGCGAGGGATGTTCTTGAGATCGCAATCAGTTCAAAGCCAGATGAAGAAGAAAGTTAGGGGTAGAGTATGATAATTGAAGTACCTGATTGGTGTGTACTTGGTAAAACTATTGAATGGCACGCACCAGAGATCACAGGCAATGAATGGGTAAGAGATAAAATTATAGCTTTTGGATATGACGGGTTCTTTCATCAGGAGCATAACTGTCCAATATATTTCACAAGGTTCGATGAATACGGAAAGACGATAAGAGAGATTAAAAAATAATAGTGAATTGATGAAGATCTTTGCAAATTTGAAAAATTGTTTTTGGTAAGAAATTCTCTTTCTTTGGATTGTGAGGTAAAAGATGCAAATAAATATTAGTTATACATTATATACAGATGGGGATTACAGTTTAAGGAATGCCGAAGAGCTTGGTTGCACTAATAGAGATAATTATTTTGAATGTTATGATTATGTTGGCTCTATGGAATTTAAATGTGAAGAAGAGTGGCGTTGTAAAAGCGAAGCGAAAAATTTTCTTTGGAGATTTTTATGTGATGGAATTCATATATCTTATACACATCCTTGGCTACTTAAAGATTTTTATGACATTATGGAATCTTTAGAGGATGTTATTAATGAATATCAAGAGGGAATAGCTGTAGCCCAAAGGCATATAACAGGTAACTATGAGGGAACAGAAATTAAAATAGAAATATCACAGTAAAGTTCTTTGGATTGTGTGGTGAAAAGGATGTTTAGAAGAAAAACAAAACTTAAGAAAGTATTAGACAAGAGAACAAATTATGTAACATTTAGAGATTTTCTAAAATCGTTATCACACAAGGAGTTACATATCTTGGCAGAAGAAATTATCTGGAAAGAATACGATGGATATAATGGTTCATCTTGTCGTATGGAACAAAATCATTATGACTTAATGGATAGGTGGCATAAAGAATTTTATATAGAGCAAAGAAGTTATTTATTGTCACAGTAAAGTTCGTTTTTGGAAAAAGAGGTAAAAATTATGCCAATTAAATTTGCAGATGACATTATAAACGAAATAATTAATCGTGGTAAAATTTCTGTTAAAAATAATTGTGTAACTGGCGAACAATTTGAGAAATGGTTAAGAAGAGAGAATAAGGTAAATGGAAACAAAAGAAATAGAAGTATCTAAAACAATAAAACAATACACATTAACAGAGGACGAATACCATAATCTAATAAATAATAATATGGAATATGGTAGTAGGAAAACCAAAGAGTATATTATTTTTTGTTTCAAATATTACAAACTTAAATTAAATTTTTGTGGAATGGCAAAGTTCATTGAGGATATTATTGATTTTGTAGCAGGAAATAGGAATTATATTCCAAATTTATATAACAAAACATTCCTTGAATGGTTAGATGAACATAGATAACAATAACAAGAAAGTTCGATTTCATGTGAAAGAGAGGTAAAAAGGAATTATGGAACAGATTCAGGAAAATGAACAGTGGAAATTAAATGGCAACTGTGAAAAATGCAGAAGGAATAATTATTGTTCAACTCCATGTACTCATCATAATAGGCGAATAAGAACAGAATTTAAAGGTGTTGTTGCAGATACAATGAATAAAATGACAGGTGGAGTGATGAGAGAAGTTATTGATAAGACGGTAAATGGAATTTGGTAAATTAGAAGAGGTATTATATGAGTCAATGGATTAAAAATAAGTCATGTGAGATTTGCGGAAGAATAGAAGTTGGATTAGTAGAAATGAGTGTAGGAAAAACTAAGCATTATCTATGTTATCCATGTATGGCAAATTTCGCATCAGACGTTCTTGATTACGCAAGAATGAATTTGACAGAGAAAGTCAATGAATATGGAAATACATATTTTACAGATGGGAAATAAATTATTAAAAAGGAGAAATATGAAAATGAAAGCAAGAACAATATTGGAAATTAGAAATTTATTGCAGGATAAAGCAAAATCTTCAGAAGAAGAATATGTAAATGAAAGAAACAGGTTAGAAAAGAAATATAATACTGATTGGATTACGGATTATTGCAATGAAAAGGAACTAAAGAAAATAACTAGGTTGAGGAATGAAAAATATAAATGGCAAAATGTTTTTAGCGAATTTGAAGATAATGAATTCTAATGAAAACTTCGTTTCATGCGAAATTAAGAAAGGAGAAAATATGAATATCACAGCTATTTCAGTAGAAAATTTAGAAGAAAAAGGATTGGATTTATTGCCTAATAAAATGGAATTAAAAGTACGAGGTAATATTTTCCCAGACACATATGGAGAATGCATTGGTAGATATGACAAGACCAATGACAGATGATGACATTGCGGAGACGCATACATTTCAACAATCATCAAATTTTGGAGTGTTTGAGGGTACTGTAACTATTATTGAGAAGAAGGAATAGTATGATAGACAACGAATTACGTCAGCAATATAGACAAACTGTTGATGATTTGAGAATAGCATTTAAGAAGACTTGTTTGTACAGATTTTGCGAAGAAGTTGTGAAGAGATTAAGTAGAATTTTGAATTAGTAAAGGAGAAGGATCAAATATGAAATTTAAAGGAATTGAGTTAAAGGATAATACAGAAGCGGAATTATTAATTACAATTGAAATAGTAAATATTAGCGATGAAAACGAATTAGAAGAATATGGCGAAGAACTGGAAGAAACATTATATGATGAGGTTTTTGATTATGATAACTGCGATGTTTATATTGATTTTTTAGATGACAATCTTTTAAATGTTCGCTGTGATGACATTACATTTGATGAGAAAGGTGTTGAGCTTATTACAACAATTTACAGAGATATTGTAGAAGTAAACTTAGATAATATTAATGTAATGATAGGTGTTCATGTTGATGGTTGTGAATGGTTTAAAAGAGAAGATGGTTCTGAATATAATGAAGATGTTGTTACTTTGGAAGAGTTTTTAAGTAATATTGAATATTAAAAAGTAACAGTAAACCGAAGTTTCATTCGGATGATAAGAAAGAGAGGTAAGATATGGATATTTATTTAACAATATTAATTGGATTATTAGGACTTTGCGTGGGAGCAATTATTGGACTTGGAATTTCTTTTAAGATCAATCATGATTATATACTTGGAATGAATGATACATCTGAAAAGTTTACAAAAAATCTATTAGACATTATGGTGAATTATTTTGATAATATGCTCAAGCACGAAGAAAATTATTTTACAAATACGATGACAGGTTTGGCAAAAGCAGTAGACGATATTAATAAAGTATATGAGAAGCCAATTTGGAGAAAAACAGAAGAAGAATTACCGCCATGTTCAGGATTATATTATGGCAAAATTAAAGGTAATCCACATGGAGAAAATGCTATGTGGAAAGTGATATATAAAGATGATGAGTGGTGTCTTGCTGGCTATCCTGATAACAAAGTAGAAATTAGTGAATGGACAGAGATCTATTAAAAGCACAATAAATTTGTTTCTTTGAAAGTTAGGAGGCAGAAAATGTTACGAATTACAGAAGAAGATTACAATGAATTGACTGATATTCTTGATGGATATGTAAATAAGATGGACGAACTATCTATAAATTCAAAAGAATATGAGAAATTAAAATATGAACTTGATAATAAATTTTGTGGTTTAAATTTATTACAAGAACATCAAATTGTACATAGAGAGTTAGATATTGGAAATGTAATTATTGATAAAAATATTTTAATTTGTATTTATAATAATTCTTTACATAGATATAGAATGATGCATAGAAAAGCAAATAACGGAGAATTAGTATATATAGTTAATGCAACAGATTATTGTCCCTTTAATAAAAGATATATCGGTAGATGTTTTTATGTGGATGCACAACCAACAAAAGAAGAACTTGAATGGGTAAAAGACTTTGTTGGTATCAATATTGAAGGATTAGACACTGGCTGGTGTTTGTACGATGATCAATATGTTGTATTGGAGGAAATTATTGAATAAAAGACGATGAATTTTTGGTTTCTTGGCTTATCACAAAACCTATACAATATTCAGAACAAGCCAAGTAAAACCACGTTTCTTTTTGGTTATGAAAGTAGGTGAGAAATATGAAAAGTGATTTCCCAATAGATAATAAACCTGAATTAAGGAATTGTCCCTTCTGTGGTAATGAAGCATATCTTATTGGTTTGTTTGTACCATATGATGATGATGAAATCAATGAATACCAGGTTGGGTGTGAAGAGTGTGGAATACATTTTAATCAGTCTTGGGAGTATGACACAATTGTAGATTTATGGAATGGAGAATATTACAAGAATGAATAAGAGACAGAAAAAGAAATTCATTAAGAAGAATATGGTAAAGCTAAGAAAAATACATCCAAATGAAGGTGATATTATAGTTCTTCAGTGGAATCCAGATAGTGAATATATAGATTTTGACACCATTGTTGAGTTCTATAAAGTATGGGAGAATGCAGGAATCTTTGATAAATGTGGAGCTGCTCTTGTTCCATGTGATTTTAAAATCTTTAACAAGGAAGAGGCTCAAATATATATTGATAAGTTACAAAATATTGTAGATCAGATGGAGGAATAAGATTATGAGTAAATATAAGGTAAGTAATTATATTGCGAAAAAGTGGGAAGATATTTCAAAAGAAACACCAATGTATAAAGCATATGAACTAGGTATAGCACAAGGAATGGCTTGGAGCTATGAAAATTTAAAAACTGCGACAGATAAAGAGACAGCAGATAAAGTATGGTGTAATTACTTAGATGGAACAGATGAATTATGTACCATTTTTAGAACAATTGTTAATTTATCAAATGATGATACTAATTCCAAAATTGAAAGATTAATGGAGAGACTTTCTGAAACTAAGAAACCAGAAAAGATTATGTCTGATGATGATAGAGATATGATTGAGGAGTTCCTTGAATATCTACAACATAAAAATGAAAATAAAGAGTCTGAGTAAAGAAGCATTTCCTATTAATTTTGTCTAAGAGCATTTCTACACACGGTTTTCCAAAATAAAAAAGAGAGAATAACTAAATATAAGGAGGTATAGAACTTGCATATAAGAATTGTTGGTTTTAGCGACAGATATGATGATTATAAACTTCTTGGATATACAGAAGTAGAGAATATATCAGAAGTTTTTAAGACGCTAGATTATATGAGAAAGAACGAAATTCCATTAATAATCAATACTAATGATGTCATTGATACAGACGGAGAAGAATATTACATAGATAGTATTACAATGGTATTCCCAAAAGTGAGTGGTGAGATTGGAAGTTGTATTACTGTTTATGTGAAAGATGTTTAGGAGAATAAATATTATGAAGATAGAGTTAATCAAATTAAAATTCAATAATACTTGCGCATATAAGCATAAGCCATTCACTTATTGCTGTGGTGAGATTCAGAATGATAAAGCTATTGTATTTACAGGTGAGGATTTGGTATGCAATGATATTTTGGATTAGTAGTAAGAGATTCAGATGGCAATATAATTCCTCAATTTTGTACTTCATATACTGAAACATTCAACTCTTGGGGAGATGAATGGGAACAGACTGACAATTATCCCATTCGATTCTGCCCTCACTGTGGAGAGAAGATTGGGATTTCAGTTGTAAAAGAGATTGATGTGTCTGATAAGTACAATGAATTATCTAAGTAGCGTAAAGAATTATGGAGGAAGTGTCAGAGAACAGACAGTAAGAAGAAAGAAGCTGAACTAAGAGAACAGGTTAGAAAGCTTGATAATCAGATTGACAGTTTCTATTGGTTGGATGAGTGGAAAGGAGAATATTAAAGTGGCAAATAGATTATTATTTGAGAAAGACGTTATCAGAGCAGTTGATAAACATACAAAAGATGATGATCGGCTGGACGATGATATTAGTTGTATTCTTGAAGAAATTACTTCACCAATTCAAGTTGGCTCAATAAAAATAGAGGATAAGCCAATACAGCAGAAACAGAGACGAGTGTTATTATTCGAGAATGAGAATCTTGACTTAGAGCAACGTGGCAACAGATATTATTTATCCCTCTATGATAAGGAAGGAAAATTTCAGAGAGAAGTCACTATTGATGTCAAGGATGACTACAAGGTTGGACTTTGCAACAGCAAGTAAATTCAGGTTTCTTTTGGTTACAAAGAGAGAATATTAAAACGAGGTGAACGATTAATGTCTTTAGTATATAAAAATGACACATACAGCTATAATGGCAAATATGAAATGGGTTCATTAAATAAATTTGCACAAGCAGAAAGAAGATTGTCAGCAAAGAAACAAGCATTGGATGACATGAAAAATGAATATGACCTTATTGAACAACAGGCATTTCGCACTTATAAAGAGAACATTCAGTATATGCTGCTCGATCAGCCGTCTACGATTAAAATGTGTAGAGAATGGTTAAATATGTTATCAAAGAATCAGGATACAGATGGTAACAAGCTTGATAAGAGAAAGAAGTATAAAGAAAAGGAAATGTATGATTGGTATATTGATTATATTAAAAAGCTTCTTGATGTTGAGTGCATGAATGATGTTAAATTCATTGACTATAATTTTGGTCAAGCTACTAATATTCAGTTTGAATATAAAGAGCATAATTGGTATTTAGAAATTCCTCATATTGAAGCTATCAAATTAGATGCATATAAGGATTATGGCGGCAGTGTATTTAAACTTGTGTTAGTACACAATGATATAGAACGTAGTTGTATTTGGTCGCAGTTTGGCTCTACATATGAGGAAGATGAATTAAGAGATATTATGGCACAAGGTATTGAGAAATATTGTAATTAGTTATTTCATAGGAAAGCAACATATCCTTGGATTATAGAGGTAATATATGAAACGAGAAAATTTAGAAAAAGCAACAAAAATTAATCAAGAAATCAAGAGACTTGAACAGGAAATTGAGTTTCTTGACGATGCAAATATGAGAAGAACACATTCAATAGTTAAGGCGTTGATGCCAAAGAAGTATACATATAAAGGTTATTTTTGTTCAGAAAGAGACATTGACTGTGTTGACTCATGTATATATTTGGATCATAAAGAATGTGTAGCTCTTGCAGATTTTAAACGAAATGAAATTGAAGAATTGCAGAAGCAATATGAATTATTGGATTCTGAATAAAAGAGAATAATACATTGGAGGTGAAAACATGAGAATTATAAATCGTGGACGTGGAACTGGTAAAATGGCAATGGTTATTTCAACAGCATATGTAACAGGAAAACCGATTGTTACATATACAATGAATAATAAAAATAATCTTTTAGATATGGCAGAGAGAATGGGCATATCAGCTAATATAGAAGTTTATACAATAAATGAATGGTTAGAATGTCACAGATCATATATGTCAAGTAATGAAATACTAGTAGATAACGTAGAGTTAATACTTGGAGATGTTTTATCAAAGTTTCTTAATGCAAATGTTATAGCAGGAACAATGACAGTTCCAATGGACAATATAAAAGACGATGCGAAAGAAAATGATAGAAAACATGGTTATTGGTTCGCATTAGATGAATGCGCAAATGAAGGTGTATATTGCTCAGTTTGTAATAAAAAAGTATATAAACTGAACTATGCGAATCAGAAGTTGAAATCAAAATATTGTCCTAATTGTGGTGCAATTATGGATGAGAAAGAGATTACTGAGATTGATAAAAATGATGATAGACCACAATGCTGCATAGACCATGATAAATACTTTTCAACATGTGACACTTGTGAGTTTGGAGAATAATATACTGGAGGTGAAAATATGTATCAAAATTGTTGTAAGAAATGTGGAAGTATTTCATTACATACTGAAGTAAAAGGTAATAATACAGGACTTTATTGTGATGATTGCGGTGCATGGATCAAATGGCTTGGCAAAGATGAATTGAGAGCTTTTGAACATGCAAATAAATCAAGAGGTTTGAGGGCGACTGCAAAACTATATGATGAAGCGTTTGTCAATAATGAAGTAATTGAAAGACTTTGCAGATTTATAGATGGTATTGATAAAGCTATTGATAGTGTGTACAATAACCCAACGGCAGAACACGACAAACTTATTTATAATAATGCATATGCTTTTGCTTTAGAAAAATGTAAAGTAGGTGTCCAGAATATCATTGAAGGTAGAGAATTTAATGATTCAGGAAAGAAATAGAGAGGTGGAATATAAATGAAAATTCTTTCAGTAATGAACAATCATATTGAAGAAGCGGAAAAGAAGGATTACGGATATGGGTGTACTTGTGATAATTGTGGAACAACTTTTATTTTTGAGAGTTCAGAAGCTGCATATCCAAGACACATTAATCCTAAACCGAATGAATGTTATGTGTCTTGCCCAAATTGCAAACATATTATTGCTTTAGCAAAATGTACTAAATTTAAAACATCATATGAGTTGAATGATTTTAAAAGAATTTATGACGAATAAGTCAATTAGCAGTAAACCAATCTTTCAAGTGAAAATTTTTAATCATATCTAAGCCATTCGGCTATGGGAATCCCAATAAATAAGAGAATATTACAGTGTAACTAATAAAAATATTACATATAAAGGAGATCAAGAATGAAGAACACAAATTGGAAAGTGCCATTAATTATTGGCGTAGGAGTATTAGCAGTTATTTTGATGATTGTATTTGGTGTACAGAGTTCACAGAATAAGGCTATTGCACTTGAGGAGCAGGTAAATACAGCGTCATCAGATATTAAGGTGCAGGAAAAGCGAAGAGTTGACCTTGTATATAACCTTGCTGATTGCGTAAAACAGTATGACAAACATGAAGCTGATACATTGACAGCAGTTGCAGATGGTCGTGGATCAACAGGAGATATTGAGAATGTAACAACAGCTATTACAGCAGTTGCAGAAGCATATCCTGAGTTGAAGTCCAATGAGAACTACAAGACTCTTATGAATGAGTTATCTATGACAGAGAATATGATTGCAGAGTATCGCAGCAATTACAATAAACAGATTAAGGAATACAAGCGATATGTGAGAAAGTTCCCTACAAGACAGTTTCTTGGATTGCTTGGATATGAAGTACAGGAATATGAGTATCTGGATTACAATGCGCCAGTTGACGCTCCACAGGATTTGTTTAAAGAGGATTAGTCTATGAGATATGATAGAAAAGGTTTTGATTTTGGCGATTTTGAAATAACAAAACGTGAAATCTTGGCTAGTATTTCTATCATTGCAGTTATGATTCTGTTTGGTATTCCGATTTCTTCTAAGATCTCAGAACACCAAATGGATAAAAATGAAATTTATAACAAAGCTGTTAAGATAGAAAGTCAAGAAATGTTCCAATACGGAATGGATACAAATGTTGGTAATGCGTTTATATATGGTGATTTGAAAGCAGTAGATACAGTTACATATCCTGAAATTGGTGGAGAATATATGAGTGCAGAAAAAGATGAGGAACACTACACAAAGCATACAAAAACGGTATATGAGTATGACGATGATGGTAATGTAACTGGTAGTCACGAAGAGGAATATTGGACTTGGGATTTATACGACAGTGATAACAAACATTGTGATAAAGTAACTTTTCTTGGAATTGAATTCGATTATGGTCAAATTTATAAACCATATGAGAATTATATTGACACGATTGATGGCGATTATCATGTTAGATATGTCTATTATGGTAGCAAAACAGAGTATACAGGAACAATTTTTACAAAGTTAGATAACCATACAATCAATAAGACGGAATTTTATAAAGATATGAATATCAATGATACAGTAGACCACTTACAGTCTAATGTAGGTGTGATTGTTTTCTGGATCTTTTGGATAATTTTAATTGGTGGAATAGTATTTGGGTTCTATTATTTGGATAATAGGTGGCTAGATTAGCAAGAAATTTTTCTTTCTTGTGAAGATTGGAGGTGTAAATATGTATCGAGAATTAAAAGGTAATGAAAAATTTTCAGATAAATACACAACATGGATTATAGCATATTGTTTAGATACAGATTCATTTTTTGCAACGAATCAAAGACATTTCTTTTGGGAATATAATGATGAATTCCAATGCGAAAATGATGCTGTGAATTATTTCAGAAACCATTTGGACGAATTTAGAAATGCTAGGAAAGAAATATTGAGTCATTGTGGTGGATGGAGCATTGATAAGGATTTGTTTTTAGAAAATACGAAAGAAAGGTTTTCAAATGCAAATAGGAGAATAATATCATGAAGTTGATTAACAAATATGCAAATTCAAGATATTCAAAAATGAATGAATATTATTGTGGAATCACAACAGAATTGGACAAGCTTGCTGGACTTGATCCTAATGGACACTGGAAACATTATGTGCTTTGTGATTATGAGGATGGTTGTTTGCCTATCAGAATTCCAGGTGGAACACTTGGAAGTATTGAATATGACGAGAATAGTGTTATTACTAAAATTCATGTTTGTACTGATTATGTTGTAAAAACTTATCCTGATGATGTAAATGAACAGCTTCAGAAATTCGCTGGTCAGAAGATAGAAATGGGAGAATAACTATATGAGAACAGAGAATATAAAAGTAACATTTAAAATTCCAATTCCAGTTGATAAACCTGATTTGAACGGTTTCATATATTCCAAAGAAGCAATTAGAAATGCTTATAAAAATATAAAGAATATTCCGATTGAGATACCAAACAATGATGGCGAGTTTCTTCCTATTGGAGTAGCACAGGAAGTTGAGTTAATTGAAGACGAAGATAGTATGTATGTCACAGGCGTTGGTCTTATCTGGCATGGTGGCACAGAAGAAAGCATTGAAATTAAGGATGGTAAGGTGACTAGCTTTAAAGTAAATGGCATTGGAATTGCAAAAGAGTAGGAGATAAAAAATATGGATAATTTAACACGTAGAGAAGAAGTAAATCTTCATGAAGCAATTCAGAAATTGTTCCCTAAAATTCTTATTAAGGATCTAACAGAACATGAAAGAATTTGTCCTGTTTGCAATGGTCTTGGAATGAGAATTTCAGATAATGTTTATGGGATTGAAGGTGACAATTCTGAAGCTGGCAGAAAATATCATTTTCCATATAAGCATCAAGCACTTTCATTCTGCCAGAGTTGCTTTAATGGAGTGCAGCGGTTATGTCCTTATTGCGGAGAGCCTTATAAAAATCAGGCTTATTTACATTGCGACTGTGAAGGACAGAAGAAAGCTGACGAAGAAGAGAGAATGAAGAAGTGGAATGATAAAGTATCTAAAGCAGTTCCAGTTGATGAAAAAGATGTAAACACAATGCTTTACTGTGAAGAGTTTGACGAGTATTACGACACAGTTGACGATTTCTTTGACGATTATGCAGCAAATTACATGGATGAAGAATTATACATAAGACCTGAGAGATTATGGGTATGTAGTGTAGAAAAGATTCATATTGATGCTGACAGCGTAGTTGACAATGTTTGCCAAGAGCTACATGAAGATGCTTATGAGCAGTGTGATATTGGTAGTTTGCAAAATATATTGGATGATTGGTGTAAAGAACAGACAGGAACAACTACATATTATCCTTGTTTTAAGCAGTATGTAGAAATTGATTGGAGCAAATATTCAGAGGAATAACAGAGAATGAATATCTGTGAGGTGGTGAAATAGATGTTTGTACAACATACAAAAATTGAAGATTACATACATAGTTGTGATGTAGAAAAACTTCCAATTACATATGACGATAAAATGGAAGTAAATTTATTTGGTAATAAAATACTGGTTGAAAAGAATGAGTGGTTATGGCATTTACATTTAAAACTTACAGATGCTTGTAATGCAAGATGTTTCTTTTGTGTAGAACAGAATTCAAAATGCCAGGAAAATGCGGAATATTTTATATCTCAGGTTGATTCAATGCTATCTGAAATGGAACAAGCTGGTATTTTATATTCTGTATCTGTAACTGGTGGTGAACCATTATTATTCAAAAAGTTTGATGAGTTATGTGAAGTGTTAGAAAAACATGATATTAAATTTTTAACCATGAATACTAATGCAAAATATCTTGACAAATATATAGACAAAATAGATGGTCTATTTAATTTTGTAGATATTAGTCGTCATGCGATTTCAGATCAGAGAAATAATGAAATTTTCGGTTGTGATATGCCAACATTGAACGAGTTAAAAAACATCAAGAAAAGATTGAAACATACAAAAATGAGAATACAATGTGTTTTATGTGATGTCGATTCAATTGAAGATGTATTGAATAGGATAGGAGCTTATTCATTTGCAGACGATTTATCTTTTAGAAAACTTATGAAACTTGGTGAACAAACAGGCATTGAATATGATGATAAAGAAGATTTATACAATCAAATTTTAGAATATGCCTTTAATCATTTTGAGTTAATTGAACAGACAATACAGGATTATTACGTGTATGAGATATGGAAGTACAATGATATATATATTACATTCAGCTATTCAAATATGAAGATGTTAGGTGAAGTTGAAAAAATTGAAGATGATGCGGTTTGTAGAGAATTTATTATTCATCCTGACGGAACTATAGCAGGAAGTTGGGATAAAAATATGAAAGTAATAAAGAGATAAACAGAGAATAAGTTAACAAGAAAGATTCGTTTCTTTTGAAAATTTTTACAGAGAATATAAGAACAGGAGGTAAAATTAAATGCATTATTGCGTTCATTTACTCACAAAAGAATTACCAAGTGAGAATAAAATTGCAGCAATTATGAAGCCATACAATTCAGAACTTATATATGGCTCAGATGAAGAAGACAAGCAGATTGATTATCCAGTTTTTACATGGGATTACTATCAAATCGGTGGCAGGTACAAGGCGGAATTAAAACTAAAAGTAGATGAAGAAGGATCTGCAAATAGAGAATATTATAATTGGGGCTATTATGACAGACAAGATAGAAACGGCAGATTATTTTTGTCAAGTCTTTTATCAACATTAAAAGAGAATATTACACCTAAATGGATGTACCATGAGGAAGATTGGTTTATGAATATGGGTTTTGGCGATGGATATATTCTTGTTGATGGAGCAAAACAAAGCGATGTTTTAAATATTAACAAGCTTGGATGTTACATATGTATTCTTCCTGACGGTTCAGCTATTGCAAGAGATTCATGGAATGGTAAAGATATTATCAAAGATGAAAAATTCGATGAAAAATATAAACAGGCTATAACAGATAATATGGATGGATTTATTACAGTGCTTGATATTCATGATTAAGAAGAATTATCGGTTTCCTTGGGAGGTGAAATAAATGACTTGTAAGTATCCAATAACTAGCAGAAGTTATAAATTTTGTTTAGGCTGTAGCGATATAGATTGTTGTGAAGATGCAGTTACTTCTAATATACCTATGCCAGAAGTTCAGCCACCAAAGAATGTTATTCCGTCTGCATCATAAGCAAATAAAATGACAAACAATGCAATTGATAGTTACACTACACAGCAATTAGCAGAGTTATCAAAATTGATTAGAGATGCAATTGCAGATGGCAAATTTTCAATCAGTGAAGATGGCTGTTTAAAACCTGAAACACGAAAGAAATTAGAGGAACTTGGTTATAAAGTTGAAACTGGTACTCAGTACAATGAACCATATTACAGTATTAGTTGGAGAGAAACGAAATGAGGTGTTACATATCGGAAATTTAGTAGAAGAGATGAAAAAATATGATGATGTAGATGAACAGACATTGTGGTGGATAAATAAGGCACTTTCATATTCTGGGTATCCAAGTCATGTAGGAAAACAAAAAATAAAAGAACATATAAAGGAGATTGAAACGATGGAGAATAATAAAGTAAGACAGTTTATTGATTTACTTGTCAATGAAGAAGAAACAATTGAAAATGCAGCAAAGGTATCTGGAATTGGTGATATGAAATTAGTTGATGTTTTAAAAACTATTTCAGAGATGGAATTTGAAAGTATTAAGGCTTTTTCAAGTGCTGTTGCTGGTATGAATAGTATGAAGGAAGCTATTCATACAGTTAAGGATTTGGATGATGCATTAGTAGAGCTAAAGAAATCTTCTGAAAAGTAGAGAATATATAACTGTAAACAAAATGTAAATTGTGAATCTAGGAGGTGTATATGTTAAAGACTTTTGATGAGTTATCTGACGAGGAAAGTTTGTGTAAATATTGTTCAGCAACCGATTATGGGGAACATAAATCGTGCATTACACCAAATGGATATTATTGGTGCGAAGGTGCGCATTGTGAAGATGCTTACAGAGAATATTTAGATGATAACGAAACAAGTGAAAATGTTGTGAAATATGCAAGTAAAGTAATACTTACGAATAAGGAGGATATTGATGAGTACACCACTAAAATTTGAATTCGATTTTGAAGAGGTGTTTGAAGGAATTAAACAAGGTGTTATTAGAGAATTGGAAGAAATGAATTTTGATGCTGCAAAAGATAATGCTATCAATCAGATAAAGAGTGAAATTAAATCAAAGATAGAACTTACATACAGTGACGAAAGAGAATTAAAAGACGAGATAAAAAATGAAATCAAGGAAAGAGTTTATGATTCGATTATCAAAGAAGTCGGTGATAAATACGCTGATAAATTTAATGATTATGTAGAAAATCAGTTATCTAAAAATCCAGAACGTCTCAGTTCATTACAGAATATTATTAAATGCGAAGTGAGCGAGAATCTATATGAAAATTTGTATAGTTCTATAAGAAATGAAGTAATTGGACAGGTTAAGGATGCAACAACACAATTATGTAATTTAATTGGTAACAATTCTGTCAAGGTTAAAGACTCTAATAAGACTATTAGCAAAGAAGAGTATGAGGATTTACTTGATAGAGATAGAAAATTAAGTGCATTAGAAGCAGGTGGAGTTGATAACTGGGAGTGGTATGGAGAATCACTAGCTCAGTATTATAACGAAGAATAGCACAAGAATTTTCGATTTCTTGTGAGGAGGTGAAATATTGGAGAAAGTAATTAAATATAGATGTTCTGAATGTGGAGAATTATTTGATACACCTGAAGATGCTTTAGCTTGTGAAACAAGACACAAAAGAATTGAGAGAGCTAATGTGATGCTTAGGCATGGATATACATTAAAACAAATCAATGACGAGTGTGAGATTTGGGATTCTATACCAAAACATTTAGAGAATGTAAATACGGACAACTGTTTCAAAATCAGCTACTGGCAATGTTGTCAGCACCCTGCTTATAGAATTACTCGTATCTGTTTTGATGGAGAGGTAAATGTAAGAGGTTGTGGTTCGTGGAGTGGATATTATGGTGATCATCTTAAATTAAGTAGCAGTGACTTAATGAATCCAAGACCAAAGGAAGAGTTATTTATAGATAGTAGATATACAAGCAGATGGTAATTATATTTGGAGAATATTAAAGTGGAGGTAATTAAAATGACATTAAAAGATACAGTAGAAATGATGAATAGCAACGACTATAAGGAAAGGTTTAAAGCTGAGTATTATCAGTTAGAGATTCGAGTAAATGGATTGAAGAAGATACTTGATAAATGGGATAATGGAGAATTAGATTTTACTCCTACTTGTCCAAGAAATACATACAATAATCAGTTTGAATATATGGTTAATTATATGACTGTATTAGCTGATAGGGCAGCTATGGAAGGCATTGAACTGTAAAAACGTAAATTCGAAATTCTTTTAAATCGAAATAGAGAATATATAAGTGTAACAAGGCGATAGCCTAAAATATAAAGTTTAAAATTCAAAGTTAAAAAGGAGAGAACATTATGACAACAGAAAAGATGACAATTCACAAGGCACTTGCAGAGTTAAAAATCGTAGATGACAGAATTATTTCTGCAATCAATGGTGGTACTTATTGTGTAGCAAACAAGCATTCCAATGAAAAGATTAAGGGTGTGCCAGTTAAGGAATATGAAGGCGTTATGCAGGGCTACTACGACAAGGCAACAGACCTTATTAAAAGAAGAAATGCAATCAAGAGAGCAGTTGTTTTATCAAATGCTACAACAAAGGTTTCTATTAATGGTATTGAATACACAGTGGCAGAAGCTATTGAAATGAAGAATCATGGTGTAGAGTTTGATGAGAAGATGTTAGCCGCATTAAAGAAACAGTATGATAAGGCACAGGCTGAAATCCTCAAACAGAACGGTGATGACCTTGAAAAGAGAGCAGAACAGTATGTAATTGGCATTTACGGTTCTAAGGAAGGCAAGACTAATACAGATGATTTCGAGAAGACAAAGAAAGATTTTATCAATGCAAATTCATATGAGTTAATTGATCCTATTAAGATTTTAGACAAAATTAATACATTAGAAGAGAGCATTGCATCTTTCAAAGCAGAAGTAGATGCTTCACTTAGCACATCAAATGCTGTAACAGAGATTGAAATTAACTATTAAAGAGAGAATAGTTAATTAGAAGTTATTCACTGTTTACCGAAAACTTTAAACTACAACTCATCAGTCTTTTGCAGATATAGACTTATGTAAAGCTGAAAAAGAAATCTGCAAAATAATAAAAAATGCAAATTATTGAATTGATAAAAGATGATTAATTTATATGATTTGTATAATTTCAACTTACTACAGTACATAATTCGGCAAGATAATGGTGAAACCATTGGCTGATATGTATAACATCAAATATGAAATTATACTTTAATTATCAGATTGCCTACGATAATGATAGGTGTGTGCTGTAAAGTTTAAAGTTGTAAGACTCAAATAACAACGCTCAGAAGTTCAAAGTTTAAATTATGAGTCAAAGTTAAAAGAGTAAATAGTAAAGTTGTAAAGATTTATCAAAACCTTGATATACAGTTTAGCATAGTTGTATTTGGCTGTAAGCATCTGCAAGGCTGGTAAATGGTGAATAATTTTATATAAAACCTTGGGTGTTTTATGGAGTGTTTAAGCACTCCACTCTTCCAAGAGTGTGATTTATATGTTACAGGAATATTCGAGAGTAATTAACTTGAATATTCCATTAAACATCCAAGTGAAAGGTAATCCCAAAGGTTCACAAAACAATTGGATAGAGGCTATGGTTTTTAGCCGTTTATCAAATATTTTGATAATAAATGGTATTTTTTAAAACCAATGAATCTGACATTTCTTGAGGAGATTATATGAATATTTTAAAGAAAATATTTTGCAGACATAAAAATAATGAGATTGTTTGTTGGCATTGGACTCATGGACAAACTGCTAATGATATTAGATTTTTAGAAATTCAGAAAAAATGCAAAGACTGTGGCAAATATCATTTCAGCTACATAAACGATTGGAATCAGTGTAATAAATTTATCGCAAAATATCCAAATAAAGAATGGTCTAATACCTGCAAACCAGTTTTAAATTAAATAATTTGGAGAATATTATTATGGATAATATGTTTTTGGTGCAATATGAACCACTAACAACAATGGTAGGAAGAATTTTATCTTTAGGTTTTGAACCAAAGCCAACTCAAGAAATGATTGAGAGTTTTTATGATGAAGTAAATGCTTCTGATTTTTATCATAATTCAATTGTTATTGTAGTTAAAGCAAAAAGTATGGAAGAAGTTAGAGAACAGGTTATTGGCACTTTTAATGTTTTATATGGGAAGTAACAGAGAATATATAGTTTGAGGTGAGAAAAGTGAGTATGGTGAATTTAAATCTACACACAATTGTATTGATTGTATTATGTCATTTAATTGGCGATTATGTGTTGCAATGTGATTTTATTGCACAGACAAAAGGAAAGAATTGGTATCATTTATTTGTACATTGTGCATTGTATTGTGTTCCATTTCTAGTAGTATTTGGTTGGACATGGCAGTTGGCAGTAATCTTTATTTCACATCTGATTATTGATCCGTTGAAAGCAAGATGGAATAAGATTACATACACTACAGACCAGACATTACATTATATAATCGGAATGCTTTATCTTATTGGTTAATCAACCAAACAATTTCCAATAAAAATGAAAAATCTAATAGAGAATAAGTAAGAGGTGGATATGGATAATCGAGCATATAACGCTTGCCGTTGTTTTATTAGTGGTATTGATTCAATAAGCAGTAATGCAAAAATTATTATTGATAACATTAAATCTTATAACAATGATACTGATTCATCGGCAAAATTATTTATTCATTCAAAATGCTCTAATACGGAGAATATATTATCAGAAGATGAGGTAAATCTAGTGATTTCAATGATATTGGAAAAACATAAGAAAAGTATTGAGCAATATCAAAAGGAACTGAATGAATGTATTAATGAAGAAGTTTTGAAAATAACAGAAACATTAAAAGAGTTGGATAATAAGAGTAAAACAGAGAATAAGTAAGTGAAAGGAGAAATTTATTTATGTCAGAAGAAGTAATTAAAATTTTAGATGCTCTTGCAGAAAAGTTTGGTCTTGCAATTGACTGGACTTCTGCAAATGTACTTCCATATTTACAGCAACTATGTGGTAAGTATGTTACATATGAAATTGCAACAAGTGTTGTGTGGATGTTAATTGGTATTTGTCTACTGTTCATTGGAAAATATGCGATTGAAAAAGCAAAATACTGTTGGGAAAAGTGCAATGAAGACTGGAGTTCGGATTATGATATGGCTGCTATTGGGCTTGGAATCTTGGCAGGATGTGTAATTGTTGGAGGAATTATTATTATTTTATGTCAGACATTTGATATTGTTACATGCATTACATTTCCTGAAAAAGTTATTATTGAAGAGCTACAGTCGGTTTATTCGAGTTTAAAATAAATCACTGTTTCATTCGGATTTTGAGGAGGTGAGAAATGGATACACAGCTATGTAAAGCAAAGAGCATTAGTAGTGGTCAATGGGTTTGTGGATATTATGTAAAAGGTTTAGATATGTATGACAAAGAAGTTCATCTAATATTTGAACCTGCCACGATATTTTATTCTAGTGGTGAAACTGATGGTTTTGAAGAAATAGATCCAAAGACATTGTGTAGATGTACAGGTAGCCATGATAAAAATGGCAAGCTAATCTTTGAAAACGACATTCTAAACGGAGAATTATATAATGTAGTCTCTTATGGAAATGGTGAGAATGAATTTCTCGGAATGAATGTTGGTTGGTATGTTCAGAGAGATAACTTCGAATCATGGTGTGAATTAAATGATTTGGAAATATATGAAGTAACAGGAAATATCTTAGATAATATCTAATCAGTCTTGAACAATTCGGTTCAAAAATTCCAAAACAAAAACGTCACGAATAATATATAAAATCCGTGACAAACAAGAGAATAACTAAATGCGGATAGCATTTGTATGGGTGGAAGAACAGCATACCCTTGGGTTTTTATACTCAAAAATCACTGTTGAAGATAGATTTTTACATAAATTTATTTTCTGTGTTCCGTCCATTTGGGCGTTTAGATAGATTGTTTTATTAACAATATTTATATAAATTTTTAATTTTAAGGAGGACAAGTAATTTGGCAAAGACAAAGGAAAGAAAAGCATTAAAAAAAGGTAAGGCAGCATTCAATCTTATTGGTCGTGTAAAAGTAACAGACAAGACATTCAATCTTGACAATAGTTATGATTCTGGTTGGACAGATAACAGTATGTATGTAGGTGTTGATTGTGGAAACGGCAATACAGTATATGCAGAGATGAGAAGTGGTTTCTTCCCTGATAAGGATAATGTAATTCGTGCTTACAGTAAGGATGAGAAAGACGATGCAGGAAAGAGCAAGTCAGTAGAGATTGCGTGGGAGGATCGTCTTGATGAGTCTCTGTATGATAGCATTTCAGATTCTTCATTCTTAACAGTTGGTGTTGAAAAAGATGTAAAGGATAAGACTGTATATAAGAAGTTCCTCACAGCTTATGATGCAGTAGAGTATCTAAATGAGCATCTTGAGGACGGAATGATTGTAAATGTAAAGGGTACAATCGGTTACAGCGAGTATGAAGGTAATGTTTCTACAAAGAAAGAAATTACATCTATTGTACTTTCAAAAATTGACGATGAGGCAGATTTCAAGGCTACATTCTCACAGACAATTCTTGTTGATTCAAAGAGCATTGGCAAGAAGAATGATGATAAGGGTACTATGGAACTGGTAGCATACGTTATTGACTATGTTGGAAAACCTAAGATTGACGGAGAGAAGATTGAAGTTAAGAAGAATGTCACATACCCTAAGACATTTGAAGTTGCTATCAATGAGAATCCAGAGATTACAGCTAAGATGCTTCAGAGATTTTTTAAGCCTAAGAAGGGTAAAATTACTGAGATTACAGTTACAGGTAATTTAGTAGAGGGTGGCTCTACTGTGAATATTACAGAAGATGATATTCCTGATGATATTAAAGAACTTATTGAAATGGGACTGTATTCAGAAGAAGAAGCAGAGAAGAAGATTGCAGTAGGTAATGGCAATCGTGAGAGAAGAATGATTATTGTAAAGCCTGACATTACATATGTGGGAACTGGTGACGATAGAAAGCCTACTGTAGCATTTGAAGATGGCAAATATGATGAAGACGACCTTTATTTCTACGAGCAAGCATTACTTGATGCTGGTGCAGAACCAAGTTCAGATGATGATACAGATTCAGAGAATGAGGAAACTTCGTCAGAAGATGATGACCTTCTTGCAATGCTTGAAGGCATGAACTAAAAAAAATACGCTTGCCCTGTTTAATACAGGGTGAGCATTTTATCAAAAGAATATATACATTTTAGGAGGACAAAAAATTGGCATTTAGAAAAGCAAGAGAAGCAAAGATTGGTGGAAAATTTTTAGCATATGGTTATGAGGGTTCTGGTAAGTCATGGTTTGCTCTTACATTCCCAAAGGTTGCATGTATCGACTCAGAGACAGGTATTGCTCACTATGAGGGCAAGGATATTACATTAGCAAATGGCAAGACTTACAACAATCTTATTTTAGTAGACGACACATCAGACCTTGATGATTTAGAGGATGATATTGACGAAGCAGTAGATTCGGATGAGATTCAGACACTTGACATCGACTCGGAGACTAAGTTTTATGCAACAATGCAGGTTGGAGCTACAGAAGTTGAAGAGAAGAAAGCTCGTAGAAAGGGTGGAGATGTTGATGATACAGTAGTTTCTCAGAGACAGTGGGGACGTATCAAAATTATCAACATGAAGCTTCAGCAGGCTAAGATTGATCTCTCTGCAAAGGGTAAGCATGTTGTGTCAGTTGCACAGGCAACAGAAGTATATGAAGGAACAGGCGATAACCGTAAGTTAGTTGGCATTAAGCCTGATATGCATAAGTCAGTTAAATTTGATTATGACACAATCCTTGAGTTCTATAAGGAAGAGAATGGTGAGGATGTTCGTTATTTTGCAAAGGTTAAGAAGGATAGAACAAATGTAACTAAGGTTGGACAGATTATTGAGAATCCATCTTATGATATTTGGAAGGATTATTTTGAATCAATGCATGATCTTGAGACAAATGAGACATCATACAAGAATGACTTAAAGACTTCTACAGATTCTATGGTTGACAAAGCTGAGAAAGCAGAAGAGTTGGCTGCTGAATTTAAAGATGTATTAAAGTCACTCAAGGATAATAAAGATGCTTTGCTCAAAGTAAACAAGCAGATGAAGGATAAGGACGTTTCATTAAAGAATCTTGAAATGCAGTCACCAGATACTCTTACAGAGTTAATTGATTTTGCCAAATTACAGTTAGCCTAATTAAAATTATGCTCCGACAGGTTAATTGCCTGTTGGAGTTTTTAAGAAAGGATGATTTGGTAAATGAGAAATATAAAAAAGAAAGATAACGAGCAGTGGATTGAACTATGTGAGTATGTAAAGAAAGAAATTCTTGAATACGATGATAATATGAAATTTCCACAGTATCTCGCATTAAAGCTACAAGGTATTAAACGTGGCGAACATATAGCGAATAATAATCATGAAGCAAAAGCTAATTATGATGATTACACAATTTTATGTACTTTTAAGTTATGTAAGAGAAAAATTGTTACATATTTACATGAAAATGAAAAGAAAATCAAAGATGAAAAACATAAAATCAATCTTATTATGAAAATGATTGAACCTGAAATCAACGATGTATATTTGAGATTGCAGAATGTTAAAAAGACTGAGGAGAGAGTTGAATCTAAAGACTTTAATAATCAGAGTAATGAGAATGCTGGATATGTAAAAAAGACTAAAGAGACAAGTGACAGAATGAAGAAACTGTTTTGAGGAGGTACTAATTGGCTGAAAAAAAAGAGAATAAAAAATTAACTCCTTATCAGGAAGAAGTATTAAAATGTGCAAAACAGATTCGAGAATACAAGATAATAGCAGAAGCTAATATAGTTGCTATTTTATATAAACAACCGGAATTAATTTTTGATTATACATTGCAGCTTGAAGATTTTAGTGAAAATACATGGCGAGTCTATTGGCAGATTGCAAATGACATTATTGTAGTAGAAAAGAAATCAGTATTGGATGATATGACTGTTGGTTTATATCTTGAAAAGCATCAAAAACTCAAAAAGGAATATGAGGATTATGGTGGATATGAAACGATTGATAAAGCCAAAGAGTATGTAAACATCAACAATATGGATGGGTATGTCAAAGAGCTATACAAGTGGAAAACAGTTTTGGAGATGTTAAAAAATGGATTCCCTGTAAATAATCGTATCAATGAATTCTGTGATATGTCTTTAGATGAAATATATGAAGAATATGAAGCAATGTTAAATCATATTTTCATCAATGCAGATGATGATGTACAGTCATATTCATTAGCTGATGGCATTTATGATTTAATTGATGAATTAGATGCTGGTGCAGCAGTTGGACTTCCATACAATAATATGGATATTCTTAATAAAGAAACTGGTGGTCAGTTACCTGGTAATATTACATTGATTGGTGGATTATCTAATATGGGCAAAACTACACTAACAAGATCAATGTTGATTCCAAGCACAATAAAATATGAAGAAAGACTTGTTATTTGTGTCAATGAAGAGGGGAAAAAGAAATGGCAGAGAGAATTGTTGGTGTGGACTGCGAATAATATTTACAAACAAGATTTGCAAAAATTCGTTGTTAGAGATGGTAAATATTCTAGCGAAGTTAAAGATTTGTTAAGAAAGTGTGCAGATTGGATTACTGAAAAGGCTGAGAATAACATGCTTATAATAGTTCCATTCAAAAGATACAAAACTCAGAAATTCATAAAAGTTCTAAAGAAATATGCAAACCTTGGTGTTAAGTATTTCATTCTTGATACATATAAAGCCGATTCAGGTAGTCGTTCCGACAAGATGTGGTTAGATATGCAACAGAATATGGTTGATATTTACGATACTGTGAAGTGTAAAGAAGAGGGTGGCTTGGAAGTTCATGTAACTATTACATTCCAGTTGGCAAAATCTTCAGCACGTCAGAGATTTTATAGTCAAGATAATATTGGTATGGCAAAAAGTATTGTCGATCCTGCAAGTACATGTTTAATGCTGAGAGATGTATTTGAAGATGAGTACACAGGTGAGAAAAATGCTTTAAAGGTATATAGATTTGATGGGAAAAACAATAAATCAAAAATACCTGTCAAACTGGACAAAGACAAACATTATCAGCTTATATTTATTTGTAAAAACCGTGAGGGTGCTGCAAGTAGTATACAGATTGTATGTGAGCATGATATGAGTAGAAACATACTGAAAGAAGTTGGTTTTACTTCTGTCCCAGTTGATTTTTAAATTTGTGATGGAGGCGGTGAGCGTGTATTAATGCAGATGAACTAAAGGAATACATTATAGAGAATAATTGTATAGAACAGATTTTATTATCGTTGGAGTGTCATGGACTACACGAATATCTTCATGAATGGAGAGCCGCCTTACCACAAGGCAATAATAAGACTGCTATATGTGTAAAGAAAGATACATTATCAGTAGCGATTAGAAGTTCGGAAGAAAATAAACGTGGAGATATTTTTACATTGGTTATGGCAATAAAGGGTATATCTTTTGGGAAGGCTAATAAATATCTCCACAATATTTTAGGTTTGAAATATTCATATAGTAAGAGTGACAACAAAGATAATAAGAAAGATCCATTAGCAATCTTCAAAAAGGTGAAACGCCAAAGATACACAATTGATAAAGATGTTCCAGTATATGATGATTCATGTATGAAAGAATATACTGATTTACCATATATTGATTGGGTTCGTGAAGGCGTTATGCCTTTTGCATGTAAAAGATTTAACATTGGATATTCATATGATAGAAAACGAATTGTCATTCCTGAACGAAAGTGGGATGGAGATGACAATGAATATATAGGTATTAGTGGGAGAACTACTGTACCAAACTATGAGATGTTTGATATTCCAAAGTTTTTCAAGTTATCCAAAACATATCCAAAAGGAATAAATGTATATGGATTAAATGAGAATTATCAAACAATTCAAGAGGCTGGTTATGCAGTCGTTTTGGAAGCGCAGAAATCGGTGCTTAAAAGGTATTCACGAAAAGATGGTACGGCTGTTGCAATAGGAAATTGTGAGCTTACAGAAGAACAAGTTAGGATACTGATTAGTTTAAATGTAGAAATTGTAGTGGCTTTAGATGAAGGAATTGATATAAACCATATTAGACAGGAATGTGATAAATTTTATCCTATTAGAAAAGTAAGTTACATATATGATCATTGGGATTTGATTAAAAAAGGTAGTAAAGACAGTCCTGCCGATATGCCAAATAAAGTATATAATTTCCTTCTCAAGCATCGTGTTTTATATGATGAGTCAGAAAGGAGAAAGTTAAGAGATTGGCAAGAAAGACAAGTAAAGAATATCTAGGAAAAATTTATATAAATAAATATGGGACGTTATTAAAAATTATCTCATGTCAAAATTATCATCATGTAGATTGTCTAGATATTACACATAATATAATTATAAAAAATATTAGTATTGGCAATTTAGAAAAACAATATATAAAGTCTCCTTTAGACAAAACTTTATATAATATTGGTTATATAGGTGTTGGCAATCATCAACCAAAAGATAATTTAAAATGCTATAGAACATGGGATAACATAATATATCGTGGATATTCCGAAGATTATAAATTGAAATATAATACCTATGAAGAATGCACTGTATGCGAAGAATGGCATAATTTTCAGAATTTTGCTGACTGGTTTGATAAAAACTATTATGAAATTGGGAAAGAAAGGATGGAAATAGATAAGGATTTATTAATTAAAAATAATAAAATTTATAGTCCAAATACATGTGTATTTGTCCCAAGAAGGATAAATAGTTTACTTATAAAAAATAACAAAGCGAGAGGAAAATATCTCGTTGGTGTAGATTTTCATAATAAAAAATTTAGGGCAAGATGTATGACATTAAATGGAAGTATATATTTAGGTCATTTTAATACAGAAATTGAAGCATTCGAAAAATATAAAAAATTCAAAGAAATGTATATTAAGCAGGTTGCAGATGAATATAAAAATGTTATACCAAAAAAGTTATATATTGCATTATATAATTACAAAGTTGAAATGGAGGATTAATGAGAAAAACATCTAAAGAATTAAATGAAATATGTAAAACACTTCACACTAATATATTATGGTCATGGTCAAGGTATCATTGTTACAAACAAGATAGATGGGAATATTTTTTGAAATACATCCTACACAAGAAAGAAGATAGAACAAATAGTATTTATTGTGTATCTGGTGGTAATGTACATGATATTATTGAGCAGCTATATACTGGCAAAATTAAATATGAGGATATGCCAGATTTATATGAAGATAGCTTATTTACAATGAATTGTGCAGAACTCAAATACAATCGAAGTGATTCTGATAAAAATGATGCAATAGCAAATAAATATGAAAATTGCATTAGACATTTCTTTAAAAATCATAATCTGATTACTTTCCCACATAAAGTTGAACATTTTATTACAATTAAAATTTCTGATGATATTTATATGCAAGGATATATTGACATGCTTTATATCGAGTCATACAAAGATGAAAATGGCAATGAGAAAAAACGTGTACATATTGTAGATTGGAAGACATCTACACGTTATCAAGGCGCAAAAATTGACGCTGAATGTGGTCAGTTGGTTATTTATGCTGAAGGTATTAGACAAGCATTAAATATTCCATTGGAAGATATTGTATGTGAATGGAATTTCTTAAAATATGTCACAGTTACCATTGAACAGAAAAATGGTAAGAAAAAAGATAGATATATAGAAAGAAATTCTATAGGCGAAAGTCTTATCAATACGGCAAAAATGTGGCTGAAAAATTTCGGATATGAAGATGATATTGATAAATATGTTGATGAAATGGTGTTAAACAACAATATTGATTGCTTACCAGATGAGGTTAGAGAAAAATTCGAAATTCATGATTGTTATGTACAAGTACCTCTAACAGAAGAAAAGATTAACGATTTAAAAGAAGACATTATCAATACAGTCGAAGAAATTAACTCTAAAGAGAGAGAATATAAGAATAGTGAAGATGAAAATATCTTTTGGCAAGAAGTGACAGATGCCGATGAATTTAGATTGGCAACCCTCTCAGGATATTCTAGGTCGTTGCATAAACCATATGACCAGTATCTGAAAGAGAAGGAATTGTTCAAAGAAGAAACTGAATCTGATTCTGATGCAGACGAAGATGATTTATTGGCATTTGTGAATAGTTTATAGATATAGGTAGGTGAGAAGTTGAGCAATTTAACAGTATTACATTTACATAGTATGGATTCTAACCCATATAGCGGTCTTGAAGTTGACTCAATCACCCCTTTTCAAGCTTATATTGACAAAGCAAAATCAGAAGGAATGAAAGCCATTGCTTTTACAGAGCATGGCGCAGTCCTTCATAATGTTGCAAAAAGACAGGCATGTGAAAAGGCTGGGTTGAAATATATTAATGCAGAAGAATTCTATGTAACAGAAAAAATTGATATGGATAATCTGCAAAGAGACAATTATCATTGTTGCTTATACGCAAAGAATTATGATGGGGTATTAGAACTTAACAAACTTTCTTCTGATTCATTTAATCGTAATGATGGTCATTTTTATTATAATCCACGAATTACCTTAGAGGAACTTGAGAATACATCAGATAATATTTTAGTATTAACAGCTTGTGTTGCAGGCATGTTATGTAAAGGAACGAAAGAAGTACAAGAAAGATTTCTGAAATTCCTTATTAAAAATAAGCATAGATGTTGGTTGGAAATACAACCACATAATTTTGACGTTCAGATTTATTACAATCAGTATTTGTATAGAATTGCTCAGAAATATGGAATGAAGCTTATTGCTACAAGCGATGTACATGCTATTGATAAGGATCATATGATGGGTAGAGCAGTAATGCAGAAATCAAAAAATGTTAATTTCCATGACGAAGATGCGTGTGATTTATCATGGAAATCTTATGATGATATGGTTACTGCCTTTGAATTACAGAATGCATTACCAAAATCAATTTATCTTGATGCAATCGAAGAAACAAATAGATTCGCAGATAATATTGAATCATATGAATTAGATTATAGTAATAAATATCCAAGATTATATCCTGATGCTGAGAAAGAATTTAAGGCACGAATAGTTCAAGGTGTAAAAGAACGTGGAATAAGCAAACTCCCAAATTATAAAACAGAGTATATTCCAAGGATACAGGAAGAGTTAGAAACATATAAACATAATGACGCTATTGATTTTATGTTACTCGATTCAGATTACAAGAATTGGCTGCTGAAAAATAATATGCACTATGGATGTTCAAGAGGTTCTGTATCTGGTAGTGAGATTGCATATTTGATTAAATGTACTGATGTTGATTCAGTTAAATATAAGCTTAACTTCTCACGATTTATGAATCCTGAAAGAATGTCATTGGCTGATGTAGATACTGATATTTACGCAGAAGATAGATATAAAGTGCGTGAGTATCTATTTAATAAGGAAGGTTTGTATTGTTGCAACATTATTACTTTTAATACAATTCAGTTAAAAGCAGCGATAAAAGATGTTGGTAGAGCATATGGGATGACTCCTGATCAAACTCAGGAATTATCAAATATGGTAGAAACTGATGATAAAGGCAAGGATTATATGCCAGAAGAAATCAGAGAACAATATTCAGAAATGTTTAAATATATTGATATGGTAATTGGAACAATTACATCACTTGGCAGACATGCAGCAGGAATTGTTTGTAGTCCTACAGATATAAGATATGATTTTGGAACATTGTCTATTACATCAGATCCACGTCCTGTAAGCCAAATAGATATGCACGAAATTGATTCTTTAAATTATGTAAAGTTAGATTTGTTAGGATTAAATGCTGTTGGATTAATTGATGGTGCTTGTAAACTTGCAGGTATAGATTATTTAACACCTGATAAAGTTAATTTCTCAGATGAAAATGTTATTAACTCAATAGCAAAAGATACTACATTGATATTCCAGTTTGAAAGTGGTTTTGCAAGTGATTCATTAAAAAGAACACTTAGTAAGGAAACTTTGGAGAATATTAAAGCACAGAATGATAATATCTCATATCTTGATGTAATGGCTATGGTTAGTGGTGCTATTAGACCAGCAGGTGAATCTTATAGAGAACAGTTATTCAATGGTATTTACAAAGACAATGGCAACGAAGCACTTAATAATTTCTTGAAACCTACGCTTGGTTATTTAGTATATCAGGAACAGATTATTGATTTCTTGCATGATTTCTGTGGCTTTACTATGGGGCAGGCAGATATTGTCCGTAGACATTTTGCTAAAAAAACAGGTACTGAAGCAGATATACCTATCATTGAAAATGGTGGATATATGGTAGATATTCACGGTAATAAAGATGATAGATATATTCCAGGATTTATTGCAATTGCACAAGAGAAGTATGAAATGACCGAAGCCGAAGCAAGAGAGGCTATAAAGTCATTCTTGGTAGTAATCGAAGATGCATCTAATTATTTGTTTTCACGAAATCATTCCGTTCCATATAGTATGATAGGTCTATTTATTGGATGGTTAAGATATTACCATAAGATTGAGCTATTAACATCAGCGTTGAATGTTTATGTAGACAATAATGAAAAAATGTCAAACATCAAAGAATATATCAAATCGCAGGGAATAGAAATCAAAGGAATAAAATTTGGCAAATCTAAAGCACAGTATTTCATGGATAAAGTCGAAAATGCAATTTATCAAGGAATCTCTTCTATAAAATATTGTAATGATCAGATTGCAGATGAATTATATGAATTGTCTAAAAATCATTATGATAATTTTGTCGATTTACTTTCTGATATTATTTCAAAAACATCTGTGGATGATAGACAATTACATATTCTTACGACACTAAATTTCTTTTCTGAGTTTGGCAAGAATAAATATTTGTTGTCAATTATTGATATGTACAATTTGTTAGGAAAATGTAAGACATTGAAAAAAGATAAAATTGCATCACTGAACATTAGAGAAGAAGATGTAAGAAAATGCGCAGAGAAAGAGACACCTAAACAGTATAGCAATGTTGACAAGGACAAACTTGTTAAACTTATGATAAGCGGTTTAGAGAATAAATCATTATCAATAAAAGAACAGATTGTATATGAGCAAGAGTATCTTGGAAATATAATGTACAAAAATCCGAAAGCACCAAAAGATATGTATTATGTTCTTGAGTGTAAGTTCTATAAGGATAAAACAAAACCATACCTTATGCTTTATAACATGAGAGATGGTGAGTATCTTAAAACAAAAATTACTTCTGGAAAGTCATTCATTGAATCCCCATTTATAGCAGGTAATGTCATCAATGTAAAAGAATTTGGTGAGAGAAATAAAATGAAGAAGGTTGGCGGCGATTGGATTAAAACGGATGAAAAAGAGAGAATAGTAAAGAAGTGGGATGTATATTAGAAGGAGATGTAAAGTTGGATAAAATAATTGAATTTAAATGTGTACCAGAAAGACTTGTATATAATTCTACTGACTTCAAAATATATGGTGTTTCTGTCAATTCATTTGAATATCCCGATGTACAGATTGGAAAATATGGCACAGCAACTATTAAAGGTAATATTTCAGAACTCAATCTTGGAGTAGATTACATTGTAAAAGCAAAGGAGGTATCCGATTCTCATGGAGTCGGATACGATGTAATTAATATTAAAAGAGAGAAACCTACTACATTAGCTGCAACACGGAATTTCTTATATGAAATTCTTACACCAAATCAGACAGATGTGTTATTAGAAGCATATCCCGACATCGTAGATAGAATAATGAATAACAGATTAGATGACATTGATTTATCAAAAACGAAAGGTATTAAAGATTATACATTCAATGTTATTAAGAATAAAGTCATAGAGAATTTCAAATTAGCTGAAATTGTAGAAGAATTCAGAGGATTATTTAATCTTTCAACAGTAAAAAAACTGTATGACAAATATACTTCTGTTGACAAAATCAAGGAAGTTATTAGAGAAGAACCATATCAGTGTCTTTGTAGGTTAGGAGGGATTGGTTTTAAAACTGCTGATTCTCTATTATTGACATTGGATAAGGATAGTAAAGAATGTCAGAAGAATGGGGGAAAACCAGTTTTGTTCTTTGGATTTGATCTTATAACATCATATCAGAGAGCGAAAGCTTGTGTAGATTATCTACTTGATGAGAATGAAAATAATGGTAATACATATATGCATGTTGGTGATTTGAAGAAACAGTTTGATGTATTAGTCCCAGAAGCAAAAAGCAACTTGCCGCTTATTCTTAAAGGTGATAATGATGTAATATTCGATAGAGAATTATTAAGTGTATGTAAGAAAGAAACATATGAAACAGAGAAATATATAGCAGAGAGAATAAAAGAAGGATTGCAGATACATACAAAATGGGAGTGTGATTGTTCAAAATTTCAGGAACTTGATGGTTTTAAACTAACTGATAATCAGTGTAAAACATCACAATATATGTGTGAAAATAACATTGTTCTTCTTGTTGGATATGGTGGTAGTGGTAAATCTTCAAGCACACAGGCATTTGTAAATATGTTAAATGCTTATAACAAAAGGCATTTACTTTTAGCACCAACTGGTAGAGCTGCAAAGGTACTGTCAGGTTTTACAAATGAAACTGCTATGACAATTCATAGAGGTCTTATGTATATGCCACCTGCTGATTGGGGATTTAATGAAGAGAATAAATTGCCGTACGATGTAGTAATTGTGGATGAGTTTTCAATGGTAGATATTTTCTTATTTAGAAAATTGCTTGAAGCTATAGATTTTGAGAAAACAAAATTACTCCTTATTGGTGATGATGCACAGATTCCTTCTGTTGGTGCTGGTAACGTACTTTATGATTTGTTGAAATGCGAGAATATTCCTACTATCACACTTGATAAGGTATTCCGTTATGGTAAAGGTGGTTTATCTACGGTTGCGACAGATACACGAACTGGTACTGAATATTTAGATAAGACCAAAACAGGTATGCAAGTGTTTGGCGAAGATCAGTCATATATATTTATGCCGATTCTTCAAGATAAACTTGTTGAATATACTGTAAAACTTTATCAGACATTATTATCAAAAGGATATTCTGTTGATGATATTGCAGTATTGTCTTGCTATAACGTAGGTGATTATGGAACAGTAGCATTAAATAAGAAGATACAAAATGCAGTTAATTCTAATACAAAGGCGAAAATCACATTTGGAGATACAGAATTCAGATTGAATGACATTGTAATGAACTATGCTAATGATTACAAAGCAATTATTTACAATGAGGAATACATTGATGATAAAAATACAACATTCATTGCCAATGGTGAATCTGGTAGAGTTGTAAAAATTCTAAAAGATGCAATGGTTGTTGATTATGATGGAACGCTTATCTATATCCCAAAAAGTTCTATGAAAAATATTCGATTGGCTTATGCCATCAGTACACACAAATCTCAGGGTGGTCAGTTCAAGGTGGTTGTTTTAATTACACCCAAGGCTCATAGTTATATGCTTAATTCCAATTTATTATATGTAGGTGAAAGCCGTGCAAAAGAAAAGTGTTATCACTTAGGCGAAATAAGAACAGTGAATTTAGCACTAAAGAAAAAAGAAAATTTTGACAGAAAAACAATGTTACAAATGTTTATGAAAGGATAAGTGAATAAAATAAGTATCGGATTAACAAAACAGAATAACAAAGGCTGTGAAATGACTATTGTTGAATATAACGGATACGATGACATAGTTGTTCAATTTAATGATAAATACAAATGCAAAGTACACTCAAAAATGTGCCACTTTAATTCTGGGAATATAAAAAATCCATATACCCCTAATGTTTATGGGAAAGGGTGTATAGGTAATAAGTATGTATGTAAAATTAACGGAAAAGAAACCAAAGAATATAAAGAATGGCATTCAATGTTAATGAGATGTTTTGATCCAAAATTAAAAGAATATAGGGTAACATACGAAGATGTTATATGTTGTGAAGATTGGTTACTTTTTGATAATTTTTATGAATGGATACATCAGCAAAAGAATTATAACAAAGTAAAAGAATTATCTTGGGCTGTTGATAAAGATATTCTTTATAAAGGGAATAAAATATATAGTCCAAAAACATGTTGTATTGTGCCTGAATATGTAAATGGATTATTTATTAAAAAGCAAGCAAGTCGTGGTGAATATCCGATTGGAGTCTGTTTAGATAAAAAATCAAATAGATTTAGGTCTACATGTTCTAATCCATTTACAAAGAAATATGTATCTATAGGTTATTATCAAACACCCAAAAATGCATTTGATGCTTATAAAAAATATAAAGAAAATATTATTTGTGAAATGGCAAAAAGAGAATATATGATTGGGACAATAACAGAAGATTGTTATAAGGCGATGCTTAATTATCAAGTTGAAATAACAGATTAATTTTGGAGGAACAGAATGGATAAGGTAAAAGTTTTTGAAGGACTATTAAATAAGTTTGAGACAGATGAAATTAGAGATTATTGTGCTGATATGATTAAGGAAATTCCAGATTATATCTTCACAATTCCAAGTAGCACATCATTTAAGTATCATAATAAAACACAGTGTCAGCCACATGGTCAGATTTTTCATATTTTAATGTTTGCAGAAGTAATGAATTATGTTCTTGGATTAGAGTATGTAAAAGAAAAGACCAATGAGCGACAGCGAGATTGTTTACGCTGCACACCAATTTTCCATGATGCAATTAAATGTGGGTTAAACGGTTCTCAATATACGGTACACGAACATCCGATGCTTGCAGGTGAGTGGGTGAGAAATACATCTGTTGAGCATGACGTAGACGCTGATACAAAAGCATATATTGCAAGGCTATGTGAGAGTCATTCGGGTGAATGGACTTCCACAAAGAGAAGTAAGACGGTGTTGCCAAAACCTGAAAATGACGAACAGTTCTTTGTACATATGTGTGATTATTTAGCAAGTAGGTCAAATCTTGATATGACATATTCTGATAATGTATTAGCAGTTCTTAATAATGCAGAAATTCCAAAACAGGAATTGCCAGATATTAATACATATGTTTTGAACTTTGGAAAGCACAGTGGTGAGAAGCTTGTTGATGTTGCTCAGTCAGATCCAAGTTACATATCATGGGCTAAAGAAAATATGAATAGAGAGCCAATTAAGAGTTTATTAGCTCAACTGTAGAGAATAATACAGTAGAAGAGTAATTTGAATTCCTGGAATGCCCATAAATAGGGCGTTTCAGAGACTCAAAAAGCCAAGGAAAGACGGATTTCATGCCGTTCTCAACACAATATATAGTGGTTGGATAAACACGCAACTGCTATATATAGTATATAACAAAGGAGATGATACTACATATATGAAATTTTATGAACGATTAGAACACTGGTCATATTTATTAAAATCAAAAGCATTATATCATGAGCTGAAATATTATGTAAAGAAACGACAAACACACATTAAACGATTATATGGTTTTAATAGTAGAGGGATCGGTAAAACATATAATCTGATGAAGATCAGTGGTAAATATAAAATTCCTGTTATTGAACCGATGGGAAGCATGGCAGATTATGCATATAAAATGCACTTAAAATTCAATCCAATTGTACTTACACCAAGTCAGTTGAGAGGGAGAGTGCAGCCAGGAACAATTATATTGGTTGATGAAAAACAATTATTGAATGAAAATGCTAAATCTGAATTAGATAGATATATACAAGTTGGATTTGAAACAGAGAATTAAATATAAGGAGAATACTTTATGAGTTCAAAAGACAATTCATATGCAAATACAGACAAAAAGACATTGTTTTTATCTGATTATGTAGACAACGAATCTATTGGTAAATTAACATGGAGCATTTTACAACAGATTCGAGAAGATGATGAGAAAGATGAGAAGGAAAAAGATTATAAACGTGAGCCAATTAAACTATACATCAACTCGTATGGTGGATCTGTTTATGATATGTGGGGATTAATTGATATTATTCTCAATAGCAAAACTCCAATCTATACATATTGTACAGGATATGCAATGAGTGCTGCTTTTAAAATTTTCTTAGCAGGACATAAAAGATTTTGTTACAAACATTCAACATTTATGTATCATCAGATGAGTTGTAAGTTGTCGGGAAAACTTCAGAACGTTGAAGAAGATAGAAAAGAGATGGGCGATCAAAATACAAAGATTGAAGAGTATGTAATCGACAGAACCAATCTCACAAAAGATGATATTAAGGAGATTCGTGAAAAGAAGGAAGATTTTTATATTCATTCTAATGAGGCAGTAAAGTATGGAATCGTAGATGAAGTTTTGTAAAAGTTGAATTGACGGATTTCGTAAGGAGGTAAGATACATGAAATATAAAATTAGCAATGTATACATAAATGTAAATGGTGAAGATATTGCGGTTGGTGTTGTTCTTGGAGAAGAAGATAAACCACAGTCTCCATTTAGAACGGAATATATTACAAATTCAGAGTATGAAAGGGGATTAAAAGAATTTCGATACGGTAAACAACAAATTGGAGATTGTGTTTATCATTGTATAACACAGTTTAAAAACTTTACTGCTACATGCCAAATAAAACAGAAGTGGATTGATGAATTAGAAAAAATGGGATACGACATATCAAAATTAAAATATGAAATTGCAGAGTAATCGACAGTTTCTTGTGAAAATTAGGGGGTAGAAATGAAGGTAGCATTAACAGGTCATAGACCTCAGAGATTAGGATTACCAGAAGATGAGACGGATGAAAAGTGGAGCAAAATTACTAATTGGCTAACTGAACAAATTACAAAAATGGCAGAAGTTGCAATATTGAGTAATACATATGTTGACGCATATTGTGGAATGGCTTCTGGTTGTGATATTAGCTTTGGCTTTGTTATGTCTGTTATTAAAAATGGGACAAAGAATTTAAAGCTACATTGTATATTACCTTGTAAAGACTATAACTCTTCAAATAAGTATTATCGTTTTATTAAGGATGAAGCTGATGAATGGGTTGAATTATCAGATAAATTCTATAAAGGTTGTGACAATGTGAGAGATCAATATATGGTTGATCATTGTGATGTACTTTTTGCAATTTGGGATGGTAATAAATTTGGTGGTGTTTGGTCAACAATTTGTAAAGCACAGAAAGCAGGTAAGAAGATTATTTACTGCCCAAAAGAGATTTTAAAAGGAGAATAATATAGTAACAGGAATCCATTATTTCATGTGGAGATTAGGAGGAAAAATATGTCATTAGATAATGAACCGATGAAAGTAAGCGTAGCATTAAGAATTGCAAAACAGTATTATCCACAGGATAAATTAGAACATGCACTTAGAGTCGCTACATATGTTGCTGAAAATGAAATGATTCCATCTGAATATACAGACGAATGTGTTGCTTTAGCAATTATGCACGACTTATTAGAAGATACAAATTATAATCCAAAAGGATTACCTGAAAATTTTACCAATGCATTGAAGATCCTAACGAAAGCAAAAGAGGTATCCTATGATGATTATTGTAAAAGTATTAAGAGTGTTTGTCATATAAACTACCGTAAGTGTGCATATTGGGTTAAATTAGCCGATATGAAAGATCATTTGTCACTAACAGATACACTTACAGATAGGTTAAAAGAAAAGTATCTAAGTGGATTGAGATATTTATTATAGAATGAATCTAAACTTTCTTGTAATTTAAAAAGGAGAATAAAATGAGCGCAGATAACAGAATTTATATTTTAAAGACAAAAGATCAGTACAGAGTGGCACATCTTTGTGCTA